AAAATTTAATTTTTTGAAATAACTCATCTATTCCATATTCATCATCTTCTATTAAATTTTCTTCTCTAACTTTTGTACCTTTAGATAATGCCTCTTTTTTTTCTCTTATTTGCTTTTTTAATTCTTCGTAATTCATAAAAATAAAATATTAATAATTAAATTTTATCACCTTGATTTAATACATCATTTCCATCTTCGTCTAATCCAGTTTCTTTATTTATTTTATTTAATCTTTCTGTTATAGAATCAATTAACCTATTTGTTTTAGTGTTTAAATTATCATTTTTAACATTTAGAATATAACTTTCTTTAATTGAATTTTTATTATTTCTTTTTAAGTCCTTATTATTTTCTTCTAAAAACAAAACATTTTCAGACAAAGATTCTCCTTCTCCTCCAAAATCCTCTTCAGAACCTGAGTCGAAAGAATCTCCTGCTTCTTCTCCACCTAAATCAGTCGTTTCTCCACCCATTTCACTATCTCCTTCTGGTGTTGTTTCTCCATTTACTCTAAATTTCTCATCTATATCAGCAAACAAACCAGTTTCCATATATTCTTCTGGTGCAACTTCTATTTCTGAGAACATTTTTTTCTCTACCTTTTTCTGTCTTAAAATTTGCTTAATTTCCGCTTTAGAAAAACCCATAATATATTCCATAGCCCAAGTGTATGACACAGGAGAAGTAGATTCTGTTGTATACATTTTTTCAAAAACTTCCATTCGACTTTTCATAGTTTCTAATTTCAACAATTCTTGTTGAGTTGATGGATTGGTTAATTTTAAACTAAAATTATCCATATCATCTTCGAATCCTAATAAAAATAAATGTATGTTAGCTATTCTTCTAAGTTCAATGATTATATTTTCTTGAATCCTATTTATAGTTCTACTAAATCTCAAATCTGCTTGAGACAAAGCTGAACCTCCAGGCATAGATTCTGAATAATTTAAATAAGGTTTAGGAACTTTTAATGCTGCAAAAAGTTTATTTTGCAAATATTCAACATCTTGTATTTCTCCCAAGTTTGAAGCACCAGGTAAAGTTTCAATTCTAGACGATTTATCCCCCCTAATTGGCATAAAATAATCTTCTTCCATAGTAAGAGGATTATATTTCAAATTCATTTGTCCACTTTTTTGGTCAACAATAGGTGATTTTTTTAATTCTCTTTTAATTTTTTCTATATACTGATGAACATCTGCAGATTCTAAATTACCAACCTCAATATAATGAACTCTTCTTTCTGGTGCTCTAATAATTCTATAAACTAACATAGCATCTTCAGCAAGTTGAAGTTGTTTCCATAATTTTCTAGCAGGGTCTAAAACACTTCTACCATAAGGTAATTTAGCACCATCAGAAACTAACCTAAAGTGAGCCATTTGAAATTCTTCAAAATACATATTGTTTATATCCCACTTAAATCTTGAAGAGTTTATATTTCCATCAAAAGCTTCTTCTCTATGTATTTCCGAAACTGGTAACATTCTAGAATCATAAATACCTTCTTTTTGGTCTATTTCTAATTTGATAAAAGAATCACCAAACTTAATCATTTCTCTTACCCAGAAAGTTAAATTATATTCTATATTCATTCTTCCATGAAACAAATCTTTCAAAACAGTTTTAATTCTGTCATTTTCAGAATAAACTGATAAAATATCACCTCTTTCATTTCTAGTAACACTTTCATCAGTTATTATATCAAGTGCTGCAGATACCTCTGGTGACATATCCATTGCTCTATAATCATTATATGCACCTATTCTATCTGTATCATAATAAACACTTCTAGAATAAATGTCTTGAGATATTTTTTGAGATTGAACATCAAGAAAATCTTGTTGTCTCTGTTGCATAGGTGTCAAATTATTATTTGACATATTTCCAGATATAACTTGTCTTTCATTAGGTAAAGGTCTAGAAGTTCTTCCTCTTTTTAATCTATCTAATAAATCTATAAATACACTTTTTTCTGACATTTTTTTTATTAATAAATATTTAATTTTTCTTTTTTCTAAGCTTTCTAGAAGACTTTTTTAACAATAAAACACTTTTTTTCAAAAAGTAAATAGATTATCCTTTTATTGAGCCATATAACCAAGAGTTATCATTAAAATCATCATCATCTTCCCAATTTTCTTTTTTATTGCCATCTAAACTTAAATTCCCAACATCACTTGAACTATGACTTATCATATCTAACATTTCCATTGTTTTCTTTTTGTTCCAGAATACAGATTCGAATTCAGTATCCCTAATCAATAAAGCGATAGCAAGTGCAAAAATTAAATCATCATTAAATCCAGGTTCATGTTCAGCTTTGTCACCTTTATAAACAAAAGTTTCAAATTCAGTAAGAAGTCTTAATGAATTTATTTTTATATGCATTTCTCGCATATTTGTAACGATTGAATTTAAAAGGAGTGGTCTAGTTTTTACAGTAGTCTGAAAACCAGGAACATCAGTATCTTTATCTACCACATAATTATGTGTTCTATTATAAAGTTTAACAGCTGATTTAGAAATATACATTCTATCTTTTGGATATTTTAATGTATTTTTCAAAATTAATGTTGTAGCTAAACCAAAACTGTTACATTCTACAGCCATAAATGCATTATTATACTCAATACCAACTTTATAAAGTAGTTCAGCAAAAACATCTGGTACTATTTTACCTTGATATTCAGCAACTTGCTCTAAACTATCTGCATCTATAACTTGAACAGTAGAATAATCCGCTCCATCCCCTCTACCAACATCGGCTCCAATTATATAATTGCCATTTTCTTCTGGTTTTTTCCAAACATGAAAAGAAGTTACATAATCACAAAATCCAGATTCTGTCCTTTTAAAATCATAATAACATATAGGTTGTTTATCACCTATATCTTTTACATATTTTTGTATTATAGAACTCTCAACCACAACTGCTGTTGAACCTTCGAAAGATAAATCTAACTCTTGTGCTATCTTAATTTTATTATGATGCATTCTATTACATTCTCCTTCATACCAGGGACTCCAAGGATATTCTTTTCCATCAGAATCTACTCTTGTTTCTAAATCTTCTGATAAAATTGGATGTATAGACCAATGTAATTTAATTGGAACAAAGTTTCCTTTTCCTTTTGTGGCTTGCGTCCAAGTTTGATGATATAAATTTCCTGTTCCTTTGGGTGTTGATATCATTATACACTTACCTTGAGTTGCTGATAAAGCTAAACCAGCACCCATCCAGATATCTTGTGCATGTTCAATAAAAGCTGTCTCATCGAGAATTAAACAAGTTAAAGATTCACCTCTACCAGCTTGTTTACTACTTGCAACAGCCTTAACCCAAGAACCGTTTGAAAAAGAAATTTGTTTTGTATTATTTATTAGCCTTTCTTCAGGTAATAACCAATCTGGAAGTCTATCTAAAAACTGTCTAACTGTATTTAAAAATCTTACTGCACCATTACCATTATCTGCAACAACTAATATTCTTTCATCTGGACAAAAAACTAACCTCCAAGCTACATATAAAGCTGATATTACTGAAAGTCCCATTTGTCTAGACTTTAAAACTATAGAATTTTGATTATCATTAAATGTGTTTAAACAAGATTCTTGATATGGAAAACAAGTCATTTTATCTATCTGCTGTTTTTTCATATCAAAAACAAATCCATATGTGTTAGCAAAATAGACAGGACTTTGTACACATTTTATATATTCTTCTATATAATTCATAATTATTTATTTAATTATAAATATTATTTTTTTTTAAAAAATGCTTTTAGAGGAGCTGGGGGTGGTTTTTTTAATTATAACCCAACATATATAGTTGGTGAAGGATTAACTTCTGAATCTCTTTTTACATTATAAATTTCAGACACGTATACTACTCCAGTATCTAAATTATCTACATATAATTGAAAAGTTCCTAATGTAGATGCTGACCAAGATATTGAATAAATACCTTCTGATGCATTAGATAAAACAGAATTTACAGTGACTCCTGTATTAACCAATCCGTCAGTATACATAGTGAAAGAAAGATTAACTGGGGTTATAGGTAAATTAGTTGTAGGATTAAATGACCTAATTAATTCATAAACTGTTTGACCTGTTGTAATAATCATTTTATTTTAATTTTATTTTTCTAAATCCCAATCATTAGGCAATCGGTTAAAAAACTTATAAGCTTCCTTTTCTTCGTCATTCATCTCTTTCCAAGTTAAAGGAAAAAAATGAAAATAAATAAACGTTACCAAAATAAAAGAACAACCAGTTGCAAATGGTAAAAATGCATATTTAGTAAAACCTAATAAAGTTAAAATTATAGTTATAACAAATGTTATAAATACAATAACTGCTGATGGTTGTAGTTTATTTTTTTTACTATAATTCCTAAATAAATTAACCCACATTCTCCTAAATTTAACAATATTAGGCTTATAAACTTTTTTTAATTTTTCTGTACTCATAATCTTAACCTTCTGTATTTGTTATTTCCATATATGATATAGATAAATCTATAGCATTATCATTACCACAACTTGCTTGTAAACTATCTAAATTATCTAAAGTAAAAGTTCCATCTAAAGCTTGAAATGACGATGATTGTGGTATCGTAATATCATAAGCTAAATAATATGTTTGAGAAGCACTATTATCAACCCAAGATAAGTTAAATGAAGTATCAGCACTAAAAACGTTAGTTGCGTGTACAGTCTTAACTAGATACTTTGTCGTAGTAGAAGCACTAAGTGCTACAGTTGAACCTGTTCCTAAATGACTACCTGTATTTAAATATTCCATCTTCTTTTTATTATAAATATGTTAAATTATTATAAACCATTAAGTTTATTTATTATTCCATTCTTTAATTCTTCTGTATAATAAGTTTTTTCTGAAAAACCTGAAGAAACATAATTACCTTCACTTTTTAACCAATCATACAAACCATCTTGACTATCTTCTGCAAAACTTTCAATGCCATATTTTATATAATTTTCATTTAGCAATGATGTTGATACTGCCAAGTTAGAAGAATCTGAAATTGAAAGTCTATAAGAAGCAAAAGACTTTGCTTTATCCCATCTTTCTTTTCTACAATTTTCTGAATTTACCACAAAATAATACCAATACTCTTCTTGTTCAGAACTTGTAAATATTTTATCTCTATCTATTGGTCCTACGCAGTAATTTTTAGCTGCATATGGTTTATCTAATTCACTTAAATTATCAAACCCTCCAACACTAGTTATGTATTCAATAGCCATTTGCCTTCTATACAAAAAATCTTTTTCTAATTCATCAATTTTAAACCAATGATATACATTAGTTATATCTTGATAATTAACATCTAAAATTTCTTTTATTTGATATGTTTCAAATCCTTGACTTTCACCAAAGTATTTTCCTATTTTTAAATAACTCATTTTAACTTATATTATATTTTGTTTTTAAATAATTTTCAACTTGAATTTGTTCATCAGACGTTAAAGGTCTATTGTAAAATATATATTCAGCATAATCAAAATCTGAATCATAAACATCACTACCACCAGCATTAAGCAACAACCCTTCAGAAGAAGGCTCTTGAACAGCACTTGTATATGGTTGAGTATCACTATCAGCTGAAGGTCCAATTATTTCAGCACTTATATTTATTTGGTCATACCTCATTTTAAATATATTTGAACCTATAGATGAAGGTAAATTTGTTTCACAACGTTGTGAAGCTGTATTCCAATCATTTACAAACCATCTTAAAGTTCCTGAATAAGAAAATACACCCCACCCTAATGACCAAGATGTACTATTTGTTCTTCCAATAAAAAAACCAAATGTAGATGGGAAAGAATCTAACTTACCAACGTAATATGCTGTAAAACCACCAGTACTTGTTAAGTCTAACAAAGTACTGTCAGATGTCTCCATACTGTCACCATTATCACAATCAACCGATGGTAAATTATTTAAATCAACATTTGATGAATTATATGGTGGTTGAGCTGATGCTGTACTTTGTATCATATCTAAACCGTTTCCGCTTTTATCACCCCAAACAGAGACATTACTACCATTTAATGTTATGTTTTCAGCAGCATCGTACCATGCGGTTGGTGCTGGTATAAGTTCATTACTAAACCTGCCTTGTGTTCTTTCTAAAAAATGTTGTTCTCTACCAATAATACCTTTTGTATCACCACTAATAGAACCAAACCTTTTATCTGTATCAATAAACCCACTATTTCCTCTTATACTCATTATACGTTATAAATTAATCTAATATTATCTATGCACATCCCTGGATTATTCTCAACTGAACTGTCGTTTGTCCAACTAAACACTATTCTTTGTGTTGTACCTGGTGTAAATAAAGGCCCATTACCTGTTGTGCCATCTATAGTTATTGTTTCACGAAACCAACTCAAATCAGCACCAGGTTGATATAAATCATTAAATCTACCATTAGAATCACCACCTATTCTATCTGTTATTGATGTGTATTCAGTACCAGCTAAAGGAGTTGATGAAGTGTTCCAATAATTTACATAACCATTATCAAAACTACTCTCTCCATTACACCTCCAATCAAACTCTAAAGTAAGTGATGTTGCGACAGATGGGATATCAAAATCAAAATAAATATGACTATCTCTTTGACTAGAACCATAATATTGTGCGTTAACACCATTATTATCTGAAATATAAGCTGACTGTGTACCACCACTTGATGATACCGCTGTACCAACAACCCAATCAGATTTATTTGTACTGGTACCACCTTCATTAGCCACAGTCCATTTATTAAGTGTACCATCTTCAAAATCATCCTCAAATAATAAAAATGGGTCACCTGGTGTAATTGGAATGAAATTCCCTCTTTTTCTCTCTAAAAACTGTTTACGTACAGACACACTACCAGTAGTTCCAGTACTAGAGACTTCACCACGCTTATCTAATCCAATATAACCACTATTTCCTTTTATTAAACTTAATCCCATTTTATGTTACATTCATAAACCAACTAAATATCTTATTATCGTCACTAACACCTGTTGTTCCACTAACAACATTACCACTACCATCAATACCTAAGTTTGTAACTGAAGTACCAGTGCCTAATGTACCTATATTAAGTGTTCCACTAATATCTAAATTACCACTTGGTAATTCTACATTTTGATTAGCATCTATACCTATAGCAGTTCTAGATGTACCACCACTATCTGTAGTACTAATTATAATTTTAGAACCATGTTCTTCGTTTCGTATAAAAAGAGCATCTGTAGATGAAGTACTAGAAGGATAACCAATCCAACCCTTCCTTTCCGATGGGTCATAAAATTCTATAAAATTAGAATTATTAGCTGATGTAGTTTCTAACCTAAGTATTGAACTATCACCCTTTACGTGAAATTCTACTGAAGGTGTTGTAGTACCAACACCCACATTACCAGTACCAGCTTCAATAAATAAACCTTCTGTTGTTGCACCTGTACTTGTAGTAAACAATAAATCTCTACCATTTGATATAAACCTAGTGTCACCACCAGCATTCTGTATTTTAGATGTTAAAATAGCTCCACCTGGATTGTAGAATTCAAGTGCGGATTGTCCAGCATTACCATCTGAAAATAAATGTACTTCACCGCCATTATTACCATCTTTAAGTATTATCTTAGTATCTTCATCTAAACCTTGAAAGGTTAAATTTCCATTAACCGATGCTATTGTGTTTAATGGTATAGTTCCATCACCACCATAAATACCTGTATTTGTATTTCCACTAACAACATTACCAGTAGAATCAACGCCTAAATTTGTAACTGAAGTACCTGTACCTAATGTTCCTATATTAAGTGTTCCACTTATTTTTGTATCTCCACTAACATCTAACTCTACTAATGGACTTGTATTATTTATGCCTACAAAATTATCTTCAGCTTGTAATGTTAGTGGTGTATCACTATTAGAATCTTTGAAATATAAAAACCCATCACCATCCTCTAATTTCCAAAAATTATTATTAATATTATTATTTAATATGATATTTTCAAATGTATAACCATCGGATGCTGATGTAAATGGAGAACGAGCTACTGGATTTACTACACTTGTAGATGCTGATAACACACCTGTATTTAAATTCCATGAACCTTCATATCCTAAATTTTTGTCAAAATAAATTTTAGCATTGTGACCAGCAGTAAGATTTGGTAAATACACTTCTAAATGGTATGTTGTAGAATCAATTTCATCTTCTACTATCCTAACTTCATGGATATAATTTGATTGTCCGTATTTTTCTAATTGAAGTGTTGCTACAGAGTCAGACCAATTTTTAAAAGCATTAATGACATATGTAGTTGGTGTCCAATTCCCACCAGCATATGAAATAAGAACTCGGATACCACCTCTATCACCACCTGATGTATAACCAATTCGATACCAACCAGCTGTATTACCAGTTACAGTAGATATATTACCAAACTCTCTTAAATTAAAAGAACCTACAACTTCTAATTTTGATGTAGGCGTTTCTGTTCCAATACCTACGTACCCTTTTGTACTACCAGAACCTTGAATATGTAAATCCGATATATTAGTCTGTGGATTACCACCAGCATACAATCTAATATAATCATCTGTACCAGTACCAGGTGCACTTATTATACTTATTCCGTTAGCAGATGTGTTAGAATAAATAGAACTATCACCAGGGTCACCATACACAGTAGAACCAGTCCAATCAAAACCGACAGTATTCATAGTAGTTGAAACAACTCCATCAGATGCAGCAAATCTAGATACTATATCAGTTCGTGTTGTAGAAAGTGCAGCTTGTGGTCCATCCGCAAAATCTAGATTTAATCTAAATTTTTCTGTGTTTTGTACAACTTCTAATATTTCACTTGGAGTTTCTGTTCCAATACCAACATTACCATCATTATAATATATACTTGTACCTGATTGACTCCATGGTGTTGTTCCACTTAAATTAGAACCATCACCATAATATGTTGTAGCCGTTAAACTACCTTGGACTTCACTATCACCTTTGGATATAAATCCATTTTTAATTACAAATTCGTTTCCCATAATTTTTAATTCCTTTCCCTATCCAGAAATTTTATATTATATAAATATGTTGTTTTTTTTATTTATTTTTATAATCCAAATCTTGATTTTGTTGCATTATAGTTTTGTTGTACTTCTTCTGGGGATAATATTTTATTGTATATTTTTAAACTTGGGATTTTACCTTCAAAAAAATGCCTTGGATTTGTTATATCCCAAAATGCTATTCCTAATCTTCTATTAAAAACAGTTGAATAATAAACTGTATCTACAGAATTGGGAATAGTTTCACTTACTTCAAGTTCTCCATTTACGTACATGTTAACTGTATTGTTTCCAGATGTAACATCTTGATTATTTGTACACACAACATTATACCAAACATTATTTTGGAATGTATTGTTGGAATATAAATTCCTTTGTGTTGTAACGCTACTAATAACCGTAAATCTTGAAAAGTGAAATGTATTATCAGACCTAAATGCAAAATAAGGTAAATACATATTCCAAACCATATTATAAGTATTATTTGAAGCATATCTTTTAAACCAAAAATCAAATGTCATTTCTGCTTTATTCATATTGTAAATTTCAGAATCAATACAATAATCATTCAAACCATCAAACTCTAAACTACCTAAGTTATCTGTTGTGTATGAAACACCATTGTTTAGCTCTAAACTTTTCGAACCTACCAAATCATTAAATAAAGTGTTGCCACTTATATAACTTTTAGAATTAGAAGCATCAAGATAAAACTCTAAACCATCTGTAACTATATTTAAACCTCCTTTAGTTGCCATAAATCATAATTCTTCAGTTGAAGTCCATTCCGTACCACTTAAAATTGTTTTAATTTCAGTGTATGTATATGGTCCTTCTTTTGTTGTTAGTGATTTAATAGAGGATGGTATTGTTTCACCTTCCCATTTAACAAATGTTTTAGTTTCATCAACTGAACGTCTAATTGTATCTTGTGATGTTTCTAATACTTGTGTGAAATCAACTGTACCTAACTCAGATACATTAAAAATCATAAATTGTCTTGTTTCGTAATTTGTCATAATATTTTATTTTTAAAGTCCAAATCTACCTTTGGTTGCGTTATAGTTTTGTAATGCTTCTGAATCAGTTAGAACTCTATTGTAGATTTGAGAATTCGCTATTTTTCCATTTGCGTGATAACCCCCAAAATCACTATCTCTTCCTACGTAAAAATTAGTAGAGTTATTATTCATTGCGGTATAAGAACCAGCTGACAAATTATTATAACCAGTAGCCTCTACTCCGTTAATATAATGTTTAATTCCAGTACTTAATCCAGAACCATCATATGTTGAAATTAATGAAGTCCAAACATTTATTGGTATAGCTGTAGTAGTAGTTCTAGCGATATAATTTGAAGAGTTATTATCTAATAAAATTAAACCAAGTACACTATTACCAAAAGGACCATGTAACCATTCAGTAGCTTTAGATAGTGTTCTAAACCTAACAGAACTATCACAGTACACCCAACAACCCACACTAAAAGGATTATCACTTGTACCGTTACCAAAACTAAATAAGTCACTATCATTAAAATTAACATAATCATTCACACCATCAAATGATATACTTCCACCACCATCGGTTACATATGATGCTCCATTAGTTAAAACCCCATCATTATTATTTGAAGTTAAATCGAACCAATCTGTTCCTGTACCTGGATAAGATGATGTATTACCAGCGTCTAAGTTTAAAACTAAACCTTCTTGTACTATTCCGAATCTTGGTCCTACTACTCCACTCATAATCCAAATCTTGTTTTTAATGCGTTATAGTTTTGTCTAACTTCATCAGCACTTAATATTTTATTATATATTTTTAAACTTGGTATTTTGCCTTCAAATGGGTATGATGCTCCTCTATGGTTACCAATTCTTAGTTCATATGGTGTAGAATAATATTCATCCACAATTCCAGTCCATGTATTTGACGTTTCCAATTCTCCATTCACATATATTTGTACCGTTACATCACCAGATGAAAAATCTTGATGTAGCGTAGAACATACGTTATACCATGTGTTATCAGAATATGTTGTGGTAGTAAATAAACTTCTTTGAGTAGTGGTACCAGTTAATCTAGTCGAAAAAGAAAACATAAATCTATTATCAAACCTAAATGCGAGATACGGTAAGAAATTTGACCATGGCATATTGTTATTATTGTTTGATTGTGTTCTATTAAACCAAACATCCCAACTCATAGATGGTTTTTCACGATTATAGTTATTTACTGTCTGGGTATAATCATCTAAACCATCAAACACTAAACTACCTAAATTATCTGTTGTATATGAAACACCATTATTTAATGTCATGTCTTGGGAACCAACTAAATCATATTCAGTTGTACTACCACTAACATAACTTTTATAATTAGAAGCATCAACATAAAACTCTAACCCATCTGTAACTATTTTTGGTGAATAATGAAAACTCATATTTTATATACTTCTTACTATTGTTTTTATTTCCCAAGTACCAGTTGTTGCTGATACAGTTAAATTAGCTGTACCTCCAGACACATTCATATCAAATGTAACAGGACTAGTATCACCTATATCTGTAGTAGTTGTTTCTGTATAGTTAACAGATGAACCACTAAATATTGACATAATTGAACCAGCTCTAGCACCAGTTCCTGTTAAAGTATATTCAAAGAACCCACCAGTATATGCACTTAAAGGTATTGAATACAATTCTGTTAAACCTGATGTTATTGAAGTTTTGAATGTTGTATTTAATGAAGGAGCTTGATAATTACCCATCAAAATTTCATCATCACTATTAACTTCTAAAATAGGCAATCCAGATATATCATTAACAGCGAATAGTGTACCAGTAAGATTGTCTGTAATACTAAATAATTCACCAGCAGAACCTTGAACTGTAAATAATGGGTCAGTAGAACTTGAACCAATAATTGTTAAAACATTTTGTCCACTTCCAGACAATCTTGTTTCTCCTAAAACATCTAAAGTGTATTGAGGATTTCCTATCCCTACACCAATATACCCTTTTGTACTACCAGAACCATGAATATGTAAGTGTGGTGTTGCTGTAGCATTATTTCCTGCATAGAAATTAATACTATCTTCTGTGCCCGTTCCTGCACCATTAAATATATGTAAGTTATTTGCTGCTGTTGAAGCAAACATAAACGTATCATCTGATTCTCCACCATATGCAACAGATGCATCTCGATTTGAACCTAATACACCCATAACAATAGAACTTACATTATCGTTAATTAATTGCATTACTGTTGAACCAGAAGAATTTGTTGTCTTTCCATAAAATTCAGCTGTATATGGCAACGTTCTATCAACTCTTGCACGAAACTGACCTGTTGAACCAGATACCGACAATCTATCAGATGGAGTTTCTACACCAACACCAACATAACCATCATTGTCAATAACTAACTTATCTCCTCCTGAAATATGCCCAAATGTAATAGTGTTTCCACTTGCTCCAATGACTGGTGTATTTGTCGTTAATGAATCATTAAATCTAATATTTACTCTTTCATCTCCACTCTCAAAATTAGCTAAACTATTTGCAACTGAATCATAAATATGTAATTTTTGTGTTGGAGTTTCAGTACCAATACCAATATATCCTTTTGTACTACCAGAACCTTGGATATGTAAATGCGAAGTTGATAACGCATTACCTCCAGCATAAAATCTAATGTAATCTTCTGTTCCAGTACCAGGTCCGTTAATCAAATTTAAACCATTTGCAGCAGAATTAGAATAAATATAACTATCACTAGGTACACCAAAAGATTGTATTCCAGAATAAGTAGTTCCGACAGTACCGACATTTATTGAACTAGTACCATCTGTTGCTCCAAATCTAATTAAACTATCTGTATCACTTGTTACAACACTTATAAGTGGTCCACTACCATTATCTAAATTAGTCGCAAATGTTGTTGTACCATCTGTCACTTCTAATATATCACTTGGTGTAATTGTACCAATACCAACTTTACCATCCGCTGTTACATCTAATAAGTTAGCACTATTGTTTCTAACTCTAACAATGGGTCTAGTAGTAACACCACTCCAAGGGTCAACCCCAGGGTTTGTGGTAACTCTACCTTGTAACATTATCAATGGGTTGACACCAGTATCTACAGAAGGGTCTATAACTGATTGTATATATAAGTTTGTTGATGTATTAGTATTATTAAAAGACCTAAAAACTGGGTTGAATGAACCATCTGTAGATACAGCATTAGTTATAGCTAAATAATCTGTACTATCTATAGTTCTAAATCTAGCAATATCTTCAAAACTAGATGTGCCACCACTACTAACAATATCTAAATTAAATGTTGGGTCACTAACACCAATACCAACATTTCCATCATTATAATATATACTTGTGCCTGATTGACTCCATGGAGTAGTTCCGCTTAAATTAGAACCATCACCATAATATGTTGTAGCAGTTAAACTGCCATCTACAATAGTATCACTATCTATGTATGTATCATATCCAGCATTACCAACAAATACTCTATCTTGATTATCAACACCAATTAGAGATACATTAACATCAGCAATTGTTCTACCTTGTAAGAAATAAGAATTATCTCTTAAATTAATATGTCCGTTAAATACATCTATTGCCGAGTTTGATGTAATACTACTAGCTGTTAGTGTATTAAGTGTTGTATCACCTGTAACATCTAAATCACCATTTATTGTTAAACCACTAACTTGATTAAATGTTGAAGTAAGTGAACCACCATTATCATCGGTTATCGTAAATGTGTTATTATCATTATATGTAAATCCTGTAGTAGTTATACCCACATCAGTTCTAATAACTTCTTGTGGTAAATTGTCCCCATTACCAACCCATAAATAACCTGTTGTTAAGTTTGGTAAACCAGCAGTTCTAGCAGTGTTAAATATAAATATTTGTCCGTTTGTAGTACCAACATTTAATACTTTAGCAATTCTTTGTATTTGTGTATTTGTACCAGTTGGTCTGAATTTAGTTAACCCACCATCAGTTTTTGACATATAAAGAACATCATTAACTTCCCATGTTTCACCAAATGGGTTAAGAGTTGTTGAACCACTTGTCGTATCAATACCGCTTAATTTACCGAAAGTGATAAGTGGATAAACACCAGCATTATCAAAATCTTCAGCAGTAAACCCAATTACTGGCATTGTACTACCAGTTGATGCATTAGCCAATTCAACTTCATGTATATCATTATCAAACCCTGTAATATAAACTGGACAACCCTTATCTATTGTTCCAGCAGAACCTTTTTTACTCCATATAGTTACATTACCAGCAGAAACATATTCTTCACCTGTTAACCATTGATTAGTAGGTGCATCAAAATAAAGTAATCTACCTTGATATGTATTATCTGGTGTTGCTGGTATATTTGTTGTTACATCATCTAAATCGTTAAGTGTTATACCTGTGTATGTAGATGCTGATAACACCCCATCTATTGTTAACCCTGTAAGAGTGTTAATAGTTGCTGATAAATCGCTTAAACCACCATTTCTACTAATTGTAAATGTGTTAGCATCATCATATGTAAATCCAGTAACATAGAAGTTATCACCACCACCTGTTGTAAATCCTGTTACAACAACACTACCACCATCATTTCTATCTAATGTTAATGTTTCCGATGAGAATGTACCACCAGTAACAAATGTATTTGTATCAATAGGTATAGAAACATCAACTTTAATAATATCATCTATTGTTGTGATTGTAGTATTACTACCACCACTAATTGTCCTAAAATATAAATCTGTTCCAGACTTGCCACTAAACACTTCATTAGCACCACCACTATTAATTCCGTTTTGAATTTTAGAATCTAATTCGGTCTGTAAATTGGTAACATCAGATATTGTATGAGTATGTGCTGTAGATATTAAATTATTAAATGATGTTTGATGTGGGTTATTTGTATCGCCAGTATGTGTATCAAATAATGTTAAATCAGTTTTTCCACTTAAGACTGGGGAAAGGTTTACACTATACAAATTACCTCCTTGTATATTATTGTCAAACTCAATCGTTTCACCATTAAGATTAGCGGCTGTTGTATAACTATCTGTCATTCCAGTGGTAAAACCACTAACCTGAAAAGTCCCTCCAGTAGAATTTGTATAAGTGACAATGCCTGTCAATATATCATAAATACCACTAACAACATAAACATCAGATGCTAAAGATGATAAATCAGTATTAATAGTAATACCATCATTTCTACTTGTTGATAAATTATAAGTTAAACTATTAAAAGTTTGACCAGTTACAAATGTATCATTAACATCTATTGACGATAAATCAACATCAAAAGAATTACCATCATTTCTTTCAAAAGTAATTAATGAAGTATTATTATCGTAAGTACCTCCAGTGGTATAAAAATCTGTAAAACCACTAACTAAAACATTATTGCCATCATTTCTTTCTAATGTTAAAATTTGAGATGAAAAAGTACCGCCAGTTACATAAAAATTATCTGTTGATATACCACTTAAATTACTTCCATCACCATAAAAAGTACCTCCACTTATAATATTAGTTGATATTGAATTTAAAGAAATATCATCATCTAAATTTATAATAGGATTACTTGCTGTACCTCCTGTATTTATGTTAATACCTGGCTGAACATTTACATTAGAAGTAACAAATAAATCAGATAAATCAGTAGAACCAGAATAAATAGTTCCACCACTTATTGTAACTCCAGAAACACTATCGAGAGATAAATTTCCTTGTATTTTTTCAGCATTTATATTTTTAGTTGCACTCATCTTTAATAAATATTATCATTTTTATTCTTTATTACTTTCTATCCAAATTAAATATTCTTCTGGAGACTCTTGACTCCAAAACCAATCATCAATCGGATATTCATATGTATCTTTATTTTCTTTTAAAAGTGTATAATTTAAATTATAAACAGCATTAGGTGCATAAAACCATTTTTCACCATCAAACTTATAAAATCCACTTGTATCTAATTTTTCCATTTTATTATATTGTTACTGTCCATCCTTTGTTAGTTGCTATTAAAATATCAGTAGCAGATAAATTTGCTGTACCTGGATTACCACTAACATTTATAACTTTAGCTGATGCTATACCTAAATTGTTGAATATATTCACTATGTTATCCCTATCTAAATTGTTATTTTGGAATTCTAAATTCTGTACAGCTCCATATATATTACAAATAGATAGATTGTATGTGGAACCATTAAACATATCTCTACCATCAGTCACGGAAGACAAATCCCAAGAACCTATTTTCCTTAATTGGTTTGTTGTTGAATAAAAACACCTATATGTGTTTGTGACGTTAGATGTGTCAAGTGTTGGTAACTCAAATAACATACCACAAGAATAAAACGTTTGATACAAACTGGTAACATTAGATGTGTTGTATTGTGGTATACTTTTCAGACGATTACAATCATAAAACATTTGTTGCATACTTGTACAACTTGACAAATCCATATCAGGACCTTCTTCTAATTTATAACAATTTTGAAACATGCTTTGCATTGTAGTTACATTTGATGTATCATCTAAACTAACACTTTCCAACTCATAACAATTTTGGAACCATAACGAACAATATGTCACAGCTGACATACCAACACACGTTATTGATGATAAACTACGACAATCCTTGAACGTATATAATTCATTCGTAACACTATTACTGAAATCTATTGTTGGTAACCATTTCAACTCATAACAACCACTAAATGTTTCCCTAAAGTTTGTACCACTACTCGTTGAAAAATCAACCCCAACAGATTGTAAACGAGTACAACCATAAAACATTCTATAAAAATTTTGGATGTTAGATGTATCCACATTTGGGAACTCTCTTAATTCTGTAGCTTGTCTAAACATGTTATTAGCATCTGTGACACTAGACATATCTAGTGGTGGTAGTGTCTCTATATCCGATGAATAGAACATTTGTACCATATTAGTCACGTTAGATGTATCGAACAACGGTATTGTTTTAATGTTTTTTGTGTTGTAAAACATACTAGACATAGTAACCACACTACTCGTATCCATCATCGGTATTTTATATAACCCAGTACCATTAAACATACTAGACATATTAGTTACGTTACCAGTGTTACTAATAGATAAATTTTTAGTTAACCACCTAGTCACTTGAAACATTAAACTAGTTGTGGTACAATTACTCAAATCTAATGGTGGTAAACTCCATAATTCATAACAATTTTGGAATAACCCTTGACAGTTGGTTGAATTAACTGTGTTGATACCAAGAACCTTTCTTAATACAACACAGGTTGTGAATGTTTCTCTAAAGTTAGTACAAGATGTGGTATTATTAAGTTCAACTTCTCTTAAACTCCTACAACTATAAAACATTCTATAAAGTGTTGTAACTGAAGAACAATCAAATATTGGGACTCTTTCTAAATTACTACAATTATAAAACATACTATCCATTTGTAACACGTTAGATGTATCTAAATCTGGTATTTCAATTAAATTACTACAACCAATAAACATACTAGATGCATCAGTAATTCCATACATATCAAAATTACTCAACTTATATATTTGAGAATATCCAAACAAATTAGTAGCATTTGTAATTGAATGAGAACCAATCCAATCTATATGTTCTAACATATTACTATAACTACTACCTAAATCACCCGATGTTAAATTAGGTACAGATAATCTAATCTCTAAAACACCATTATAAGTATTTCCATATCCACCTGTTCCAGCAAAAGGAACTTCATCAATATCAAAATTCGTTAATGTCTGTCCACTTTGTGGTGTAATGGTTACCACTGCCTGTCTATAACCATAACTTGTTGTTGTTGCTGACGAAACGCCACTATATTGTATATTATATGTTGTTACATCACCACCAGTTGTTGGGTGGTTAGCAGTATATCCAGTACTAAAACCATCACCCCAATCAACTTCAAAATCACCAGCACATCTAAAACCTAAATAATTATCACCATCTTCAAATACCGCAACCAATAAATGTATTATATCTTCACCACTAGTTACTGAAGGTAAATCAATCCATTCACTAGGTCTAGTATATGTTTTGTACGGTGTTGGGTCATCAGGTGGATTACCACTATTTACCGTTAATCTATTATTATTTACTAATATAACTGACATTTTATCCTCTTATTAATCTAACCCAATCATTATCATTAATAGCAATGAAAAAATAATTTCCATCGAAATACATTTGTCCTTGATAAGTATTTGATATAGTACTTCCTGTATATATTCCATTTATATCCCAATTACTAACATTACTCAAAAGAGTTGTTGCTAATCCTGAAGATAAAAATTGGTCAACAATTGGTATTTCTGTTACAGTACCTCCACTAACAACATCTGAACCTAATACAGCTTTTTGAGTTACATCTTGCATTTTATTGTAAGTAACAGAATTTGGCTGTATTGTTGTGACTCCTAAGTTATTTATATTTACATCACCAGTCATCTGAACTGATTGTGCTGTATTACCAGAATCTCCAACAAAAATTTCACCATAATTTAAATCTGGTTGTGAAGTAAATCCAGTAACAATAACACTATTTCCATCATTTCTGTCAAGTGTTAAAGTTTCTAACGAAAAACTACCTCCAGTAACATAAAAATTATCTGTTGATATACCACTTAAATTACTTCCATCACCATAATAAGTAACTCCAGATAAAACTGATATAGTTGTTGTTAAGTCTGATAAACTATCATTTCTTGATATAGTGAATGTATTTATATCATCATATGTAAAACCAGTTACATAAGTATTTGTATCTGTATCTCCAGTTGTTCCAATAACAAGATTTCCATTGATATCTACACCTAAATTGTTTACTGAAGTACCTGTGAATAAATTGTTTAATGTTAAACCACTTGTTATTGTAATAAAACTATCAAATGTCCTTGTACCACCAGTTGGTGCTTCAACAATTTCTTTTAATTGAATTTCATTTAAATTATTAACTTCTATTGTGACTTCATCTGTCGCTGGTAAGGATGTTAAATCAACATCATATGTTGTGCTATCATTTTTTTCAAATGTAATAATAGATGTATTATCATCATAAGTTCCACCTGTTGTAAAAGTATCAGTAACACCAGTAATATCTATTGTAACAGAATCATTTCTCGTTAATGTAATTACATCAGTAGAGTCATCATATGTACCACCTGTAATAAATGTATTTGTATCGATAGGTACATTCACATCAACTCTAATAACATCATCTATTGTAGTTATTGTTGTGTTACTACCTCCACTAAGTGTTCTAAAATATAAATCAGTTCCAGACTTACCACTAAAAACTTCATTTCCACCACCACTATTAATGCCATTCTCAATCTTAGAGTCTAATTGTGTTTGTACATCACCACTATAAACATTAAATGTATTTATATTTAATTTTGAATCTATTTCTACTTTAGTATCTGCTGTATATGAATGAAAATCTGTATTATTAGTTTTTCCACTTAATACTGGGGAAAGATTTACATTATATAAATTAGTTCCTTGTATATTATTATCAAATTCAATTACTTCACCGTTAAGATTAGCTGCACTTGTATAACTATCTGTCATTCCAGTAGTAAAACCACTAACTTGAAAAGTTCCACCACTAGAATTAGTATAAGTAACAACACCTGTTAATACATCATAAACACCACTAACAACATAAACATCTGAAGCTAAAATTGATAAATCTGAATTTATAGTAACACCATCATTTCTTTTAGTAGATAATATATAAGTATTATTATCAAATGTTTGACCTGTAATATATGTATCATTTAAATCTAAACTAGATAAATCTACTAAAAAATTAGTTCCATCATTTTTATCAAAAGTAATTAATCCACTATTGTTATCATAAGTACCTCCAGTAGTAAAAGTGTCTGTTATTCCAGAAATCTCTAAATTTACATTATCATTTCTATTTAATGTTATAATATCAGTATTAGAATCATAAGTCCCCCCAGTTACATAATAATTAAAATTAGTATCTCCAGTAACACCAACAACAACATTACCATTTATATCAATACCTAAATTATTTACAGAACTACCAGAATAAAGACTATTAATTTTTAAATAATCTAAGTCAACTAGCCCTTTTATTCTTTTTTCTAAACTCATTTTTATTTAATATATTTTATATATTCTTTTTTTATTCTAATAAATTAAATCAGTTAATTTCGTTATTTCACCACTATGTGTTGTCGCACTATAATCAGTATTTACAGTTAAATTCGATGTGATTACTTCAGAAGTGGTTGGATAATTAATCGATAAACCACTATTTGAATAGATACTACTATTAACTACTTGTAATCTACCAAAATTAGTTATATTAGTTAAAGTGTCTCCACTACCTGTATTAACTATATTTGAATTATTAATTAACACGTTTAAATATTGTCCATCACCATAAGAATCTAAATCATTATAACCATTCACATAAGAGTTGTTCAATCTAAATGTTGATGTTGTAGTATCTGTATGGTCATATAATATAAACCTATCAGCAGTTGATATAATTTTACTATTATTCACATTTATCTCACCTCCAAATCTAGGATGAAATGTATAATTAAAATTACCCTCTATATTACCTCTAAAATTAACTTTTGAAGTTCCAAAAGATTGCATAATAACATTACTAGTTGTCCCAGTACCTAACAACTTGATATCTCCATCAAAATTAATTATATTACCACTAGATGAACTAACAATAAACCTACCTACACCACTACTAGTTTTTGTTGTTATAGTACCTTTATAATTTATAATATTATTAGAATGATTTAACCAGAATAAACCAGTAGTTAAACTGTTATCAGAATAATCATATAAATTTGAATTCATATTTAAAACCCAACCACCACTAATAAATGTTGATACAATTGCACCGTAATATGCGAATGTTGTATATGCATTTTGATAATAAATATCCTTTATGTTGACATTTATATTACCACAAGTTAATTGTCTCATATTAAAAACTTGAGCTAACGACAACATATATTCGCCATTTATATCAATATTAGATGAAGTGCAATTGTTTCTAATATAAAAAGAATAAGCGCAATCATAATAGTATCTACGTTTTACGTAAGATGAAAAATCCAAAAACTCGGAATCCATAATAGTATAGACACTACCATATCCAGCATTACCAGATAAGAAGTATTTGTGTTCCTCATCAGATATTAATGTGAATTTACAGTCATTAACGGTATTTCTGATTTCAATTAATTGACAACTATTAGACCTTAAACTTTTAGTTTCTGAAAAGAAGTTAAAATTATTACCACCATTACATGTGAAATACATCGATAAACCGTTACTTGTATCTGGTCCTAAACCAGTAGCTTCAAATTCTAAATAACCCAACACTGTACATGTTTCACCAGTTGTTCCGTTTGGTGAGAATAGACCAACACTTTGACCAGTTGGTGCCTCATTAATCATATTAATTTTAACACCAGCACAAAAATAATACGTTATACCATCTTTCCATAAATTTAATTCAGTCTGCCAAACACCATCATATTGATTACCAGTAGAATCACTATTATCAAAAACAATTGTTTGTGGTAACACATATATTAAATCACCATATGTTGAAGCTGTTTTAGCACCATAAAGTGTTTTAAATGGTTTATCTAATCTACCTTTTTCACCAGTTGAGTCATCACCATTCTCATCAACAAAAAGTGTATTTGAAATAGTTACACCTGTAAAGAAACCATCAATGTTTATACTATTATTAGCATTATCTAATAATGTTAATACACCATTCTCTTTACTATAAGTGCTTCCTGTAATAAAAGTATCTGTTATACCTGTAACATCTATTGTAACAAAATCATTTCTAGAAATTGTTAATAAATCTAACTCTTGATTATAAGTAGCTCCAGTTACATATTTATCTTGAGATGTTGCTGCACTAATTATATGTTGAACATCAACATAATCTATATTCCCATTTGATGAATTTCTTGCTAATATTTGAAATAAAGAATTATCATTACTTGGAACATCTACAATATTTAATGTATTAGCAGATAAGTTAGCTTGAATATAAGTATTTCCACTTACAGTACCACCACTTAATGGTAAAAATTTATCATCTATTTTAAAAAAATATTGTCCAGCCACTTTATATATTATTTATATCTTCTTCAATTTTAATACTTATACCTCCTTCTCTAGGTAAAGACATCTTTGTTCCATTTGCAAAAAACAATTCAAATTCACCAATAAAATTTCCAGAAATAGCAGTATCTCCTTCTACCCATTGATATTGTATTATACCAGAGTCATTAGAAATTACTTGAGCTACTTTAGAAGATATAACTAAAGCTCCACAATCATCTACCATAGAAAATTCAACTTTAGTTACAGCACTTAAATTCAATCTATTCCAACCTCCTAAACAACCTTTATCATAAACGGTAGCTATCAAAGCTGGTGCTGTATCATTTCTTTTTATAATAAATGGTTTTTCTCCTCTTGCCATACTTTTAATTATTAACTATTTCTAATCTTACTTCTTGATTTTCAAGTCTTATGTCAATATTTTGACCAACTACAACAGGGCTTAATTTAAATCTTGTTATAAGTCTCTTTTCTGGACTATCTACTGTATATTTTAAAACCCAATTCATTTCATATATATCATCAATATTGTATAAACCTGGGGATAAATTTACATAATACCTTCCTAAAGAATCATTTATAACTTCAGGACTCTCTATAACAATAGAATCTCCTTCTATTGTTACATAACCAGATATTTCTTCTACATTTATTAAATCATATGTTTCTCCACTTAAAGTGGTTATATTGATACAATAAAAATCTCTATAAAGTCTTAAATAAGCCATAATCAAAAAAAGATATTTCCTCACAAATAAATAGTAACAAAAAAGGAGACTGTATTAAAACAATCTCCTTTTTAAAAAATTTATTTATATATGTTTTAAGCACTAAGAAGACATCTGTCTGGTTGAACATTGATTTTAACTTTTGAAATATCATCTGAACCATAATCATAACTATCAAAAGAAGCATTTGTAATAAAACAACCTATTAAAGTCCACTTTTCAACTTCAACACCAACAGGGTCAAGAGCTTTTAAAACTAAATTCTTTTTGTATCCTACTGCATAACCCATTCTACCAGTTGCAGATTCAGCATGTAATCTTACCCATTCCATCACTTTTTGAGTTGTTGATGGTCCGATAACATCAATAAATTCAATATCAATTGCTGACCATTTGTATCTACCAGCAACGTATGTACTAGTGTTCATATATTGAATTTCAGTACTATTAATTTCTATCGTAGGTTTTCCAGAAGTTTGAACATTAAATGATTCAATACCTAATTCAGAAGGAAATTCCAATACGAATCTATTTTTTCTTTTAGGTTCCTGGTCTACAGGAACTGGTCTAAACATTGTAGCCATCTTAAACTTGTTTTTATTATTTTAATTACTTATAAATATTAAACAAAAAAAATTATTTGATTATATTTAATTTTTTTTTTAATTTATTTCTATAAAATTTAAAATTCACCAATAAAAAAAGGGAACTAAATAGCTCCCTTTATTTTTATAAATTTGTAAATTCTTAATATTTAAAAAGTTAAAAATCTTCGAATCTAGCTCCAGTAGGTAAAACTTGAAAAGTTAAATCTATAAACTCAGCAGTTCTTGTAGGTTTCAATTGAATTTTACCAACTAAAGTATTTCTATCTACAACCTCTGGTGGATTATTTGTTTCATCCATTATAACTCTAAATCCAGTTAAACCTCTTTGATTTTGAATTTGTAATAATAAAGGTTCTACTTTAGATAAGAATTGGTCTCTTAAAGTTTGGTCATTTTGCTCAAACAATAAAGTTTGAGATGTTGCAGCTACTACTCTTCTAATTTGTAACAATAATCTTCTTACACTAATTCTATCAAGAGCAGACTGTCTAATTTGAAGTGTTTTTTGTCCATAAATTACCACTCCATTTTGAACAAATGTGGCGATTGGATTAATTCTTCCTTCATATAATGAATCTCTATCAGTTTGACTCAATTTAATATCTGCTTTTCTTACAGAATCTCCAACAGTACCTCTATTTATACCAGCAGGTGCAAACCAAGGGAATGATACATTATCTGTTAAAGCGATTGATTTAACAACTTCAGCTGTAGGAGGTAAATATAAAAATTGTCCAGTTGATTGGTCTTCAATTTGTACCCAAGGCCAATAAGTTGCTGCATAATTTGAATCAATACCTGTGTCTTGCATTGCTAAAACGGCTTCTTCTGGAGTACCTTTTGCTGTATCTGTAGTTAACCTAGGAGCATCAATTATATATAAAGTATCAGCTCTATCTTCTATCTTTCCTAAAGCATACTTAACTAATTCTTGGTTATTTCCGTAATCAATACCTGGAGTAGCAAATAAGTTAACATCAACTTCTTCTGGGTTAGTGAAGATATCTATCGCTTCTTTAAAAGCCGTTCTATTAGAAGTGTCTGAAATATTTGTTGTAAATGTAGGAGTTCTAAATTTATTCCAACCATCAAAACCTCCAGCAGGAGCAAGTGTGAACTTTCTTTCTGCTTTAGTGTAACCACTTAAAGTTAAACTTCCAGAAACAAACGTTGAAGGTGCTCCAGATTCTAAGTGAAAACCAGGTACTACAACTTTTCCAGCACTTCCAGTTCCTACATACTTAAACATATCTGCTTCAACAGTATTAATAACATTAGAAAAAGTAACTTTATCTGCAGTAAATTCAGTGTAAGCTAATTCTGAAATACCTAAGAAAGTTTTATTTACAGAATCTCCTGATAAATAAGATGTTTTATAATATAAAGGTGTTGCAGTAGTTCCAGTTTCTACCTCTACTTGACTATATCCTTCAAAACCTGCTGGAACAACATTTGAAGGATGTCCTTCTTGCATATCTAACGTTACAAATACAGATTGTCTAGGATATTCTTCATCAGTAGTACCAATTACTCTAGCAATATAATTTCTTTGAGTAGGGTCCATAGTAACACCTCTAAATCTCTCTAAAGCTGTTTGAAAAGCTGCTGAATCATTATCGTTAAAATCTCTAATTATTACATCAAAAGTTTTTGTGATTGTATCTATATTTGATATAGATATCTTAATTTCTCTATTCGCAGAATCTCCATCAGAAATAGATTGAAATTTAAATAATTTTCTAACTTGACCACCAACTAAATTAGAAACAATATAAGGTGTCTCTGGATTAGTGTAAGGTCCAGCAAAATCTGTATAAGTTGAATCAGTTGAAAAAGTTATAGAATCTGAAATTCCTGTTATTGAACCTTCAGCTACTGCTTGTCTTAAAAAATGAGGATAAATAGATTCTACATAAATGCCATAATCTCCTGATAATTTTTTAGGATTTTTACCTATAACATTAACAATATAATCTTCTCTACTTTCATCTAAAGAAACTGTTAAAGTATTTGCAGAAAAAGGCCCTGTTGAAGCACTTAATACAAAACTTCCTAAAGGAGATGAAGATACTCCCTTTTCTAAGTCAGTTGCAATATTGTGTAAAAAAGTATTTCCTTCATCATCTGATTTACTTTTTATTACAGCAATAATAGCTCCATCATCTATTGTTCCTCCAGTAGGAGATGTTGCTGTGATAATCCATGCATTAGAATCGGTAAAACCTTCTTTTCCTAAAACTCTAGTTACAGTTAATTCATTAGATTGTGTTAAAAAAGCGTTTGCTACATAAGGTAATTGTAAACTTGAATTTGTTCCTCCAAATCTAAACAAAAACTCATCAGTACTTCTAATACTAATTGGTTCAAATGCTGGTCCTTTTTGTGTTAATCCAACAAGGCCTAACTTAGTTAAACCAACTCTTGATGCGAATACCGAAAAATCTTGCTCTTTTGTGTAAACGCCGGGCGATACGAATATAGTTGCCATCTGATTATTATTTTTTAATTTTAAATTTATACAGTTTTACAATAAATAGGATAAAAAAATTCAAAACTAACATTCGTCCTCACGAATTTGTATAGAAATTTTTGTAATTGTCTGAACTCTCTCGAATTTCTTTGGGTCTACGATTCTAGAATGTACCGTTAAAGGATATACTAATTGAAAAAATCTATCTGAATCTATACTATCTACAGTGTTATCTTCACTAGGGTCTCCTAAAATAGCTGGTACATTATAACCATTAATTTTCATATAACCTTGTCCGTCAGAAAAACCTTCTTCTAACATTTTTTCATATGAAATATTTACATCTTGCATATAATGAGTTAAAAATCTTAATTCATATTCTACATCCACCCAAGTAGGTTGTGGAATTTTAAAAATTTCATAACCCCCCAGCACTCCATCTGTACTAGGAACTTTAACATAATTAAATTTTAATTTTTTTGGTACAGTTCTCCTTAATGGAGCTGTACCTTTTTTTACTGACTTTCTCCTCATAGTCATAAAAGGCATTCTTATCTCCTCTCCACTTTCATCTTTAAGATATTTCCAGTTCATTTTAAATTCAGCCCACCTTTCTTGTGTTAAAAATATAACTGGAACTCTTATGTCTTTACCTTCTGCATCTTCAACAGTAATATTTAAATCATAAATGAAATCTCTCATACCCCTATCAACATCTTCTAATAAAAGTTTTTGAGGTAAATAATTATTATTTTTAAAACTATCATCAAGATTATCATTAATATTTTTTTGTATAGACATTTATTTTTATTTTATCTTTTTTATAATAAATATTATATAATTTTAATTAAACATTTGATTTTAAAATAAATTATGTATATATTCGCAAAAAGTTTTTAAATTGAAGAGAGTAAGAATTACACATAACTTAATAAATAAATTGATAAAATCTGAAGAGATTTTAACTTTTTCTTATTTTGTTAAATTAAAATACTTATACTCAAATTCTACTATTTATAATTTTTCATTAAGAAAAGCTGCTAGACTTATAGGCGTTTCTCCTAATTCTATAAAATTCCATTTAAAAAAAATGGAAGAAATGGAAATTATAAAAATTGTAAAAAATAAAAAAGGGGGTACAAATATCACCTTTTCTTCAATAGAAAAAATTTCAAAAAAATACGGAGTAAACCATAATAGTAAATGTGGTTCTATAATATTTCGTGATTCTGAAAATGTACAAGATATTAAAACTAGATTTTATTCTAAAGTTTTAATTAACAATCTCAATAAACAGAGATATACTATCAAAGGAAAGTCCAACTCGCTTATGCGGAAAAGAGACCAATTAAACAAGTTAAATAAAAGTGGAGTTAATCCAGATTTTTTACAAAGGTCAATTGCGAGTGAAAGGATAATGTTTGATACTTTTATATGCTGTGATACAATTGGTGATATGTTAGATAAAACTAAAATGACAGGTTATAACCAACTAAAAAAAATGGTTAGGATGGGCTTGTTAAATATAAAAAAGAAACAAATGAAAGTTTTAGAAAATTGTAAAAAAGAAGACTTTGAACATTTATGCAAAAATGGCAATTTAATAAAAGGTAAACATTTTTATAGTGTAAAAGAATCTTCTATTTTGAAAAATGTTGGTTTTTCAGTTGAAGTATTATAATTTTTTTTGTGTGTGCATTTTATTTTACTAACATACGGCGAGTTAATATCTTATACAGTAAACTATATGTTTTATTTTTGTTAATATTTTTTTGAAAATTATCTTGCATTAAAAACATCACTGTTTACCTCAACAGCTATGATTGTAATTGAGAATAATTTATCACCACCCCAAGAATGTTTATTATCTATATTTGAACTACCATCATCTGTTACTTCATAATAGTTACCTTTATGATAAACAAAGTCACCTACTCTTATTTCAGCATCTAATTCATCTAAATGTGTAAGATATATGCTAGCAGTTAATTTACCATATCCCCTTCTTATTAATCCACCTGGTGCAATATAATTTGGAGACTGAGATTCTACGTTAATTCTTCCGAAAACTTCAACAGGAGTTAAATGAACTTTCTTTTTAGATTCGCCATACAAATCGTGAGTTCTTGTCTTTTGATAATCTATTCTATATAAAATGAAAGATTCTTGTAATATCTCTTCAGTTATTTCTCTTCCTGAACTTTCAAAAAATCTTCTTTCTTTTTCGCCAAAAAATTTTTTAATCCCCTTTTGGGAATTATCCATCTCTCTTGCTTCAGCAGGTTTTTTTTGATTTCTATTTAATAACCTGTCTCTATTATTATTTCCTTTATTTCTAGACATAAAATATCATTTAATTAACCTAAATAAATAGGAAGTGGACCATAACCTAAAGTTTTGTTTACATACTCTTGCATTAATGCATTGTTTTCTAATAAAGATTTATAATTTAATCTATCTAATAAATCTCTTAACTCCTCTTTTAAAGTTTTCATATCTTCTTTACCATTAGATATTAAATCTGCATGATTCATTGTTAGAGAAGCATCTGGTATTGGTAATTCACCTGAAAATTTACCTCTAACACCAATTCCTAACAATTCTTTCGCATTAGCTTGTGCATATTTTTTAACCCATGTTTTTGCTGGGTCATTTAATTCATTAAATCTTAAATTATATAAAACAGCATCAGAAGGGCCAGAAACTAAACCATTACCTTGATTTTGTAAACCGTCTACTGAATTTGTACTACCTGTAAATCCTGGATTTGCAGTATTTCCACTAAAAGCATCATTACCACCAATTCCTATTTTATCATAATAATAATAAAACATAGTTCCTGGAGTACCAGCACCTCCACCAATACCCATATTGGAAGCACCAAGACCTGTAGTAGTGTTTATTCTAGGTATAGGATATAAAGAAATTACTTTAGTCCCATTTGCACCTCCTCTAACCCTGTATGAATATTCAGAACCTCTAACTTTATTTCTTAATTCAGCAGCTTGAGCTGTTAAAATAGTGTCATATACTGGCATCACATGGTATAATGTGTGACCAGCAAAAGAAGCTCCAAATTCAGAAAAAGCTATATTTGAATTTGCAAAAGGGTCTAAACCAAATAAATTTATAAAGTTAGGAGTAAACCAAAGAACTTCATTTATTTCTTGACCTGCAGGAATTATGTAATCTTGTGTACCAGCTGTTAGGGGAATATTTCCTAACTTCAACTCCCTATTACTGTTCATACCCCCAAGACCACTTACTTGTTCAGCATAAGCAGTTGAGAATGTTTTTTCAAAACCAAAATTTTGTGAAACAAATTTTAAAGTAAAATCTATATCACTAGGCAAACCTAACATTTGTGAAAGTCTATTTTCTAAAGCCCATTGATGTATATAAGAAGAATATTCTTCAATAGCTTCACATAAACATTCTTCTAATTGTTCATCTTCTAATTCAACACCCATAACAGGCTCACCCAACTTTCTTCTAATTCTTCTATAAATTCTAGAAATTTGTTGGTCAGTCATTCCTTCTAAACAACCTTCAGAAATAATTTCACAATACCCAAAACCTTGACTCATATTATCTTTTTTTTAATTCAATAAATAAAATTAATAAATGTTACTTTTTGATTTAAAACCTATAAAAGTTCCACTATTAACATTAATTGATTTAACTACAACATCTATAGAACTATTTGTTGTACCACTCCAAGTAAAAGTTCCACCACCTAAAGCTGTTATATCAATTGAACCATCTGAAAGACAATAAACTTGATGAACACTAGAACCTGTAATACCATCTCCTAAATCATTTAAATCCATAGTACCCACTAAAGGAATAACTTTATAGTTCGCTTTTATATTCATAATTTTATTTTTTATATATAAATAGTTGGAAAAAACAATCTATTTGGTTATATTTGTGTTTATTTTTAAGGAGTAATATTTTAGGGGAATGAATAAAGATTATATAATTAATGTTGATAATAAAAAAGATAAAGAAGCTTTAAAATCTTTTTTTAATTATATTGAAGAAAATTATGGTGAAGAATTTCCAATTCCTGATAATCATTTAGAAAATATTATTTCTAAAAAAATGTATAATGAATTGTTGTTTGAATATTATTTAGATACATATACGACTCTTTCTATTATGGAAGATAGAAATGTTGATGAATTATTAGAGATTGAAAAAGAAGATTTATTAGGTTTTCATCATAATTTAACAAAAAAATTTAAAGTTAACTCAGATTTATATTTAACTAAACAGTATGAGAAACAATTAGAAGATTTTATTAATCTTTCTATTGATACAGATGATTATATTGTTAGTCCTATAAAAAAATTGAAAGAACTTGACTGGGAGGGGAGATATATGAATCATTGTATTTCTACATATAGATATAAAATAACAGATGGTGATTATGTAGCCTTTAAATTTTATAACAAAAAATCTTGGGAAAGACTGACTTTAGGTTTTAATATAAAAAATAATGAATTAATTTTTAATCAACTAAAAGCTCATTCTAATTTTTCAGCTTCAAAAGAAAGTAGAGAGATGGTAATTGATTATTGCAATAAATTAAATTTAAAATTTGATAAAAATAATTACGATTTAAGAATTTAATTTATATTTATATAATCTAAAGGCCCATTCGTCTAGTGGTTAGGACGCCAGGTTTTCATCCTGGAAACAGGAGTTCGATTCTCCTATGGGCTACCAGGTCTGGTAGTTCAGATGGTTAGAATATCTGCCTGTCACGCAGAGGGTCGTGAGTTCGAATCTCATCCAGACCGCAAAATGACCTATGGTGTAACTGGTAACACATCTGATTTTGGTTCAGAAGAGTCTAGGTTCGAAACCTAGTAGGTCAACAAAAAAACACAATCATTAATGGTTGTGTTTTTTTTTATAATTTAAAAATATATGAAAGCTATAATTGCAGTAAACAAATTGGGGTATATAGGTAAAGAAGAGAGTTTACCTTGGAAATGTAAAGATGATTTAAATCATTTTAAAAAAATGACTATGGGTTGCAAGTTACTTGTAGGTAGAAAAACTTATGAAACTTTACCCCCCCTAAAAGGAAGGGAATTAATTGTTGTAGGGAAAGGTTATAATACTTTAGAGGAAGCACTTGAACAAAAACCAGATTGGATTATAGGTGGAAAAAAAATTTATGAATCAACAATTCATTTATGTGACGAACTTCATATATCTGAAATAAATGATGAAACTATAGGTGATACTAAAATGCCAGAGATAAAAAACTTTTTTGGTAAGAAAATTTTTTATAAATTTGACATAGATTAAAAAAAAAATAAATGGAAAATAAAAATTTTATAGAAAGTATAATTGAAAATGATAATTTAAAAGAAATAGTAACTAGATTCCCCCCAGAAAATTCTGGTTACCTTCATTTGGGACATGCTAAATCTATATTTTTAAATTTTGGGTTAGCAGAAAAGTATAAGGGAAAATGTAATTTAAGAATTGATGATACAAATCCTTCTAATGAATCTGACATTTATACAAAATCTATAATTGAAAACATTAAATGGTTAGGTTTAAATCCAAACAAGATTACTTATGCTTCAGATTATTTTGAAGAAATTTATAATTTTGCTATAGAATTAATAAAAAAAGGTAAAGCTTATGTATGTTCTTTAGATTCAAAAGAGATAAAAGAATACATGGGTACAACTGACAAGCCAGGAAAACCTAGTCCAAATAGAAATTTAACTGTAGAAGAAAATTTGCTTTTATTTGATTCTATGAAAAAAGGTCAAATTAATGATGGAGCAATGACTTTAAGAGCTAAAATAGATATGTCTTCTCCAAATGTACATATGAGAGACCCGATTATATACAGAATTAAAATGGAAAACCATCAAAAAACTGGAGATAAATGGTGTATATATCCTATGTATGATTTTGCTCATTGTTTGTCCGATGCTATTGAATGTATTACTCATTCTATTTGTACTTTAGAATTTGAACCGCATAGACCTCTTTATAATTGGATTTTAAATGAGTTAATTGAAAGAGAAATTAAACCAAAACAAATAGAATTTTCTAGACTTAATTTATCTCATACTGTTATGAGTAAAAGGAAAATTAAAAAACTAGTAGAAGAAAATGTTGTAGATGGTTGGGATGACCCTAGACTTCCTACTTTATCAAGTTTAAGAAGAAAAGGTGTACCAGCAAAAGCAATTAAAATCTTTTGTGATAAGATAGGAATTTCTAGAAGAGAGAGTTTAGTCGATTATTCTTTATTTGATTCTTGTATCAAAGAAGTATTAAATAAAGAAGCTAATAGAAGAATGGTTGTTTTTGACCCAATAAAGGTAACAATAACAAATTGGGATAAAGAAGATGAAATGTTACCAGCTAAATTAAATCCTGAATCTGAAGAAGAAAAATATAGATATGTAAATTTTGGTAAAAACTTATATATTGAAAGAGAAGATTTTATGGAAAATGCTCCAAAAAAATTCTTTAGATTGACTCAAGGTAGAGAAGTTAGGTTTAAATATGGTTATTATGTTACTTGTAATGATATTATTAAAGATAGTGAAGGTAAAATTGTAGAACTTCTTTGCACTTATGACCCAAACACTAAAGGAGGTTGGTCAGATGATGGAAGAAAAGTGAAAGGTACTATACATTGGGTTAATGCAGATAAAAATATACCAATTAAAGTTAATTTATATGATAGACTTTTTAATGTTGAAGAGCCTGGTGAAAACTTTTTAGATGAATTAAATGAAAAATCTAAAGTTGAAACAGATGCTTTTATGGAAATAGATGGAAATGATGAAAATGAAGGGGTTGGTATTCAATTTGAAAGAAATGGATATTATGTTAGAGAAAATTTAGATATCTGGAATAGGATTACACCACTTAAAGATTCATTTAAAATTTAAAAAAATGTAATATTTTTGTAAAAAAAACGTTATTATAAATAAATAAAAATTAATATTATGAATTGTCAAGAAGAAAGATTTTATATTGCAACAATTTTTGGTTCTGAACCTACTGAAATTATTTTTGATTTAGAAAATTTAATTGAAAACTTTTTTGATTCTAATGAAATAAATTATGTTCGTGCTGGAAGTACTATTTATTTTGTTTTTTCTGAAGGAATTGAAAAAATAGATGAAATATTTCATGACTTACCTCTTCATTCTGCTTATACAATTATTGATATAACTGATAATTTGAATGTTTTTGATTTTAGGGGTTACATAACAAACGAACATTCAGAATCAAAAAAATTTATGTCAATTATGAATAAATTTTTAGAATCAAATGAAATTGGTTTAAAAGAAGAGGAAGAAGTTGAGTTGACAAATGAAGAAAAATTAGAAATGGCTATTTCGACAGAAAATTATGAATTAGCAGCTCAAATAAGAGATGAAATGAATAAAGTTGAATCTTCATTGTAATATTTTAAAAAAAAATACGTTATAAAAATATAAACCATTAAAAATAAAAAAAATGAAAAAAATATTTAGTTTAATTATTTTAATTTTATTAACAGTATCTTGTACACATAAAGATGTTAATGAATCTGTAGAGATAAAACAAGATAATTTAAAAAATGTGAAATTATTAAAAAAAGAAACAAAAAAAGAATTTAATCCTTCTTTAATTAATGGTTCAGATATATTAACTATATTTTTAAGTTATAAAAAATATTCTCAATATGAACAAATGGTTAATATGTGCTTAATTGAAAATGGAAAAGAATTTTATGATATCAAAAATTATTGTAAAAGTATTAAAAATTTTCCAAGAATAGGAGAAGGTAGAGATAAAACTTTTAAAATGGTTAAATGGAATAAATTGAATGACAGCACTTATGAATGTATTTATAATTTCAAAGAATTTTATAGAGAATTTACAAATAAGAAGGTTTTAGTTAATTACAACCAAAAAACTGAAAAAGCAAAAATTATATTAGATAAAAATAAAATATCTTTTAATGATATGAGTTCAATTTTGAGAAATGAATAAAAAAAGCCCTAATTAGGGCTTTTTTGTTAGTAGTTTACATATAAACACTTAAAAGTGCTATCTATTAATGTTATATCTTTTATTGTTGGATATTCTAAAATTAAATAGTTATCTATTAAACTTTTAAGAGTTGTAACATCTGTAATAACATTTTCCATTACAATAATATATGATTTTATGTTATTTTCTCTACAAACAATAACGTTTCCATAATTATTTAAATCATTTTCTAAAGCTTGATTATCTATTGCCATAATTAGTATTTTATTTTAAAGTTAGGTCTATATGATTGGTCTCTTGTTCCATATCCAGATGGATATGAATTATCTTGATAACTATACCATGAATCATAATAAGTGTTATCAAAATGACATTCAGCCCATCCAAAACCAGACCCCCAATTAGCATCTCTATTTTCCCAAATTATCAATAAACTATCATTTCCGTTATATTCAAAGTTATTATCGAAATCTATAGATTGATAACCAGAATTGTTTATAGTCCAGTTAAAATTTGATTTAACAGTTGTTAAGTTAGAAACGTCATTAATATTTGTTAAATCCACTTTAACATTACTTCCAAATTCTAAATCGCTAATATGAGCTAATTTTATAGTTTGATTATTAAAAGTGTAACCTGGTGTATATCCACCAACTTCTATTTCTAAACCATGTAATATTTTACTTCCAGAGCCTATTTCTGAAGCTCTAATTATAAACATAGAGTGTGAATAATCATAATATCCATATGCAGGATATCTTTCTTCATTACTTGTCCCAACTGATGATGTCCAAATTAAATTTTGTATTACTGGTGAATTTGTACCTCCCGATGTACTTCCCGATGTACTTCCTGATGTACTTCCCGATGTACTTCCTGATGTACTTCCTGATGTATCTCCCGATGTACTTCCAGAAGTTTCTCCAGAATAAGTAATTCCACTATTAGAACTTAAAATTGAAATTGAAGAAGAACCTATCTCTACAACTTCATAATTGCCATCGACACCTTTTAAAGTAAAAAGTTTCCCATCTGCAATATTTAACATTAACTCACCAGGTAGTAAGTCGCTTACTGAAGGTGTTAAACCGCTTTGTTCTGAAGATTTAACTAAAAATTTAAAAAATCTATTACTTCCACTATAAGAAGTTTCACCACTTATAGTACCACCATTAACAACATCTGTTTCTTTAATTACTCTAACTCCATCCAAAGAAGAGTTTGAACTATTACACAAAACAATATCATTCAATTCTGTTGCAAAACCTAAATTTGTATATCCACTACTAGAATTATATTCACTTATGTTTAACTGATTGTTAGTTAATACATTTAATGAAGCTATTCTAAATGTAACATCATTACCTAAAGCATCACCATCTTGTATAGTTAAACCAGCACCTATACCTTTATTAGATGTATTTCCACTTAGTTGATAATTTAATACTACATTATTATCTTCAATATTTAATTCACCTAACCTATTAAGGTAATAAGGCATTTTATCTATGTCTTGAATTTGTGAAAGAAATAATTTCATAATATCTTTTGTTATATAAATATTATAAAAATAAAATAAGTTATTTAGTTTTCCATAACATTTGTATTGCTAAGATACAAACACAAAGAAATATACATACACCTGTTTTTAAATTTATTGGTTCATTGTTGAAATGTGATGTTAAAAATGCAAAAGATATTATACCCAAACAGAAACCTATAATACGTGATGGCCACATAGTACCACCAGTACCTAATACAATATACTCAACACCTTTAATAAACATAAAGGAGATTGGGATAGCTATAATATATGGAAACCATGAACTCTTATTCTTAAACCATTCTACTTTAACAGGCGCATAGATTTGAAACCAAACTAATAGTTGTGCAACAAATAAAAATGCTGACCCAATACCTATCTTAATGTAATCCATAACATCTTTTTTATAAATATATTATAAATATTAAAGAATAAAATTAATATTTTTTAAACTCAAATTTAGCTTTTCCACAATCCCATATTCTATCATAACCTAATTCTTGCATCATTTGCCATTCTGTTTTATTTTTATCATATATTTCTGGGAATTTTTTTGATATTTTATTTTTTCCAAATAAAAATTTATGAAATCTATTATATTTTGAAACTTTAGAATTATAATATGTGTAATCTGGATTTATTACTTTTTTCAATTTGAAATCATTTTTAGCATAAACATTATTTTCTTTATCAAAATTCCATCTTAAGTCTAAAAAAGTAAAAAGATTATTAAATTCATAATTATTTGAAATAAAATAAATAAATTTAGAAAATATTCCAACTACATTATAATTAATATCTGAAGCAAATCTTTTTATTTCATAATTTTCATCTTTTATTTTTGAAACCATATTTCTTTTGTTAGATAAAGTAATAACAGAAACTAATTTACCTTCATATAAAGCTCCTAGTTTTATTTCACTTTTATCATTGCCTTGTATATGATTTTTTTCTAAAAAAATCCCTTTTTCTTTTGATGTTATCTCTTTTATAATACATTTTCTAGCAAAAATCGATGGCTTATTTTTAGTTTTTAAGATATTTTTTATTTTCTCTTTTACAATATTATTTTTCAAAAACCATTCATCTTCAAAAATATGAATTAATTTATAGCCTTTTTTAAAACATATTTCAGATTTACTTAAATGAAAATTTCTATTTTTTTTGCCATAATTTTCTGAATGATAAAGATTTCCATTGAATTCTATACAAATTTTTTTGTCTGGTATTATTATATCTATTTCCATACCATTAAAAATTTTTCTATTGTTTTTTAATATTTTTAAATTTAAGTCATTTTCTAAAAAATATTTTAATTCTAATTCTGGTTTTGAAACAAAAGTTTTTTCTATTTTTTGAGAAGCTTTTTTTAAAATTTCACCTGCTTTATCTTTAAAAGAACTACTTGCATATTGTTCTTTTGGAAATCTTAATTTATATGTTTCAAGGTTTAAATTGTGTTTTTTTAAATGTGTATTTGTTAAATATCTTACTTTTTTATTACATATTTTACAAGTAACAAAATTACCTTCTTTTATAGTTTCTAAATTTTTTTCTTTATTTTTTATAAAAGTTTTAAATTTTATAGATTCTTCTGGGAAATCTTTTAAATATTCTTCGATGTTTTTGTTGTGCACTTTCTTTAAATGTAAAGTATATTGTCCACTTGAATTTTCTATATCTAATGTGTTCCAATTACAATATTTACATTTGAATTTATTTTTTTCTTCCTTTTCTATTAAATCAAAATATTTAAAATGCCAATATTCTCCTTTTTCTTTTAAATATTTCCTTCTTTTATAAGAAGATTCAACTTTGATAGATAGAGTTTTTAAATGATTAGTAATACAACCACTTTTATTTTCTATATCATTAAATTCTTTTTGTGTTATTTTGCAAATTAAAACTTTCATATTTGTAAATATAACTTAAAAAAGTCATAAAACCTAAATTAGGCATAAAATTTATAACAAAAAAAAGAGGCTAACATTGTTAGCCTCTTAATTATTTCAAACTTACTTATAAAGTTTTAACTAATTATCTTAGTTATAAACTTGTTGGTAAGTGTTGATGTTATCGATTGAAATAACTCCGTAGAAACGGTTGTTAACCATCTTCTTAGCGTAACGAGTCATAATTCCTTTTCTAGGAGTGAAATCGTTAGGGTCATAGATAGTTTGTGTTAATTGCAACGGAATGTACGGTGCATAAACATAACCAGCTTCTAAGAAAGTATCTCCTTTATGTCCACAAAGAACGATGTTTGCAGGCATATAAGGGTCTTTATAAACAACATATCTGTTTCCTAAGTTACCGATTTTCTCGATACCTAAGTTATATTTTTCAGCTTCTGGCTGAGCAGAACCATCTACGTGGAAGTATTCTAAATCATCAAAGATAGCACCAGCTTCAGCAGAACAGATAATCCAGTTAGCACCACCTCTTAAAGTAGCTTTGTGGATTTGAGCTGAAATTTCGTTTACTTTAGTGATTAAAGTTTGGTTCCAGTCTTTTTGAGTACCAAAGAAGTTTGCATTGTTTCTTAAACCAGCATAATCCCATCTAGCTTCGAACATTGCCCCATTGATAAGGTCTCTAATAATCTCTCTATCGATTTCAGCAGCTACCTCTTCTGATAATAAAGCTGTCAATTCAGCTTCAGCATCAATACTGTGGTAAGCTTCTAAATCTTGAGCTAATTCTGGAGTCCAGTGAGCTCTCATTTTTCTTGTAATAGTATTTACTGTTACAGAAGAGAATCTAATTGTTAACTCACTCATTTCTGATTTAGCTTCTAAGTCATTGAATACTTCATAAGCAGGAATAACAGTAAAGTCAGCTAATAATGAAGCATCAAAATCTGCACCATAAACACCAGCAGGTCTTACATCTAAAATAACTTTAGCTTGTTGACCAGAAAATTGGTCTTGACCCCAAGTTTGTAATTGAGAGTAATATTTAACGCTATCACCAGCAGCGAAAACTTCAGCTCCATCATATTCAACAGCTGTTACAGCAGAGAATCTTAAAGTTGAGCTTGATTGTTGTTTGTTAACATCAAATTGAGAACCTAAAGCAAAAGTAACTTCAACTAAACCATCAACAGTATTACCTGAACCTAAAGTTTGTTGAGTACCATTTGCAGTTGCACCAGTTCCAAAAGAAGCAGCTTGACCTCTGTTGTCATAAAATCTTTCGTAAGCAGAATTTCCATCAAAAGTTGAACCAGCTTGACCGTTTGCTGTATTAGCAGGAGCAACTTTATCAGTTGATACTCTAGCATCCATATAGAATAACAATCCTGAAGGAAGTGCTAATGGTTGTACAGATACGATTTCGTTTGCCAATAATCTAGAGAAAATTCTTCTAACCATTGGGAATGCTACAGTGTCAAAACGACCTGCAGATGAATCAAGTGTCACCTCATTTAACATGTGAGACGCTTGGTTTTCTAATAATTGAGCAATGTTTGATTTTTTTGCACCGTTAAGACCTTCTAAAAGTCCTGACTTGTCCCAGTTTCCAACGATTTCTCTTCTTTGTTCTGAAAGACTTCTTAAGTTTGTTAAACCAACATTACCGCTGTTTAATAATTCACTCATTTTTTTTCTTTTTTTTTTAATTAAGTTTGTTAAGAATTCAAGGTTTTATTAATACCAGCAAGAAGTTTCATTCTAGCAACTTCTTTATTCTCGTATAATGCTTCTGTTTTAGTAACAGGAGTAATAGACGGGCTAGTAGACTTTAATTTGCTTTTTAATTGTTCAGTTTTTTCATTTGATAAATTAGTACTTTCACTAATAATTTTGTTGTAAAGCGTTTTAGCTTCTTCGACAGTATTTGTCTCATCAAAATTTTCAGCAATTTTAACTTTTTCATCATTTGTCAAACCTCCCTTTGAGAACAATTTGTTAACATATGCTAACTTTGCATTAAAAGTTTGAACCTCGTTAATTTGTTTTCTAAGTACTTTGAAAGATTCTTTGTACTCTTTTAGGGATTCTTTTAAACTTTCGTTTTCCTCTGTGAGCTCAGCTATTTTAGCTTCATTATGAGCGTTATTTTCGTGTAAAGGAGCTATTGGTGAATGGTGTCCTTGTGCTTTTGTTTTGTTCCCAAAAGCTCTTTGAACTCCATGTCCGACTCCCATAACTTCTTCTAATTCTTCTTCAGTTTCGATATCTAAAATATCTTCATCACCTTCTTCATTATCTTTTGGTAAAATACCTGCTAAAATGTCTTCAATTTCTTTTTCAGAAACTTCTTCATCTTCATCTACCACTTCAATTTCTTCTAAGTATTCTTCAGAAACTACTTCTTCTTCTGTTTCAGGAGCTTCTGTAGCTTCATCATCAGTTATCTCTATTTCAACTTCACCTTCAGCTGCTGGATTTTCTTCTGATTTTTCACTTGCCACTTCTTCTTCTTCTTGAGCTGCTTCTATATTTTCTTGTGGTTGTTCTAATTTAGAAAGAATTGCATCTAATTTTGAACTTAATTGTTCGATAGCAGATTTAGTAGGAACTTCTACTGTTTGAGAATCTTCTTCAGTATCTAAATCTCCTTCTACTGGAGCTTCTTCTACTGGAGCTTCTTCTACTGGAGCTTCTTCTACTGGTGCTTCTTCTACTGGTGCTTCTTCTATTTCTTCTTCAAAAAGATTTACTTCAAACAATTCTTCATCCTCATCTTCATCATCTTCTTCAGATTCAAATTCTTCTTTTTCTGTTTCATCTTCTTCTTTAGATTCGATTTCTTCTTCAGAATCAATTCCTTCCTCTTCTTCGTCAGTAGGTATAATGTTTAAATCGTCTTCCTCTGCATCTACTTTAATAGAAGTTACTCCATCTTCAACGCTAACTGAAATATCAGCATCTCCAACTTCAATTTCAACACCTTCTTCGATAGTTTTATTTTCTAACTCCTCAAGAGCTTTTTTTACAGCCTCGTTCATTTTTGCAATAGTAGATTCTTCAACTACTTTTTTTGCACTGTTAATCGCTGCTTGTTCTATTTCTCTAGTTTCTAATAAAGCTTTTTCTAGAGATGTTTTGCTTTTTTCTGACATTTTATTTTTTTTTACTTAAATGAAAGGTTTACGGATAAATAGTTTATAAAAAATTAAATTCCATTTAAAATGTTATTTTTTCCAAAAATCTTTTTTAGAAACTTTGAATAATTCTTTCATTGAATCATTAAAAGTATTCAATTCATTTGGTTTTAATATTTTTGAACTATTACCATCTAATTTAGTCATCCCCCAGCTTTTTGACTCTTTAAATAAGTATGCACCAGGAGTAGAAGGAGAAGAAACAAAGTCGAAACCTATAAGTTCAAAATCTTCTTGAACAACATCGAGTCCATTTTTATTTTTTACAGAACCAACACCTCTTGAAGATATACCTAGCATAACTCCACTTTTCAACAATCCTTTTAAAATGTTTCCAGAAGGAGTATCAAGTAATTTTACTTTACCCATTAAAGTTTCACCTTCCCACCACATTTCAGTAACCATATGAGAAACATTAGACAAACTAACTACAGCACTATCTGGATGGTCTAATTCTCCAGTAGCTCTATTTTCTTTTACTGCTTCCTCATATTTTTTAGCTTCTCTTTTTAAAATATCTAATGGATAAACTCTTCCATTTCTATTTTCAGTATTAGCCTTTTGAAGAATACCAGTCATAAAGATTGGTTGATTTTTTTCTTCAGCTTCCTTTATTAAGGTAGAGTCTACTTCAAAAGTATAAAACTCTGATATTACATATTTATCTAAACTCATTTTTTTTTATTTATTATATAATAATTAACATATATAAATATGATGAAAAAAAGTTTATTAATTTTTAATTAAAAAACTTGTTTTAATTAAAAAAAAAATTTAAAATTGTAAAGTGTAGCAGAAATAAATTATTGTATAACTTAAAAAATGAGAGAATGTAATGAATTAACTTTAGAAGACAAACAAACAAAAAGGACTGGGAAAGAGATTAAAATAGATGGAAGTCTTTTTGGGAATGATAAAATAAAATTTAAAATAGGAACTTGTTTTCAAAAACAAAGCCCAGAAACTATATATATAGAATTAGGTTTTTGGATAGATATAAAAGAAAAATATTATCAACATGAATCTGATAAATATTCTTTTTTAGATTATGATTATGAGATTTCTAAAAAATTGAAAAATTATATTAGAAGTATATATAGAGAAGATTTAAAAAGTTTTTTGTCAAATAATAAAATATTTCCCGCATATTTAGAAAATATATATGTTTATGATTTTCCTGAAAATGTAAATTATAATAACAAAAGAAGTTTTGTTTCTATAGAATTAAATTTACATACATTAAATATGGAAAGTTTTAATGATAAAAATTACCCCTTATCTGAAAAAGGAGATAATACTTTATTAAATGAAGCTTTAAAGGTTTGTGAAATTATATCTAATTCTGATTTATTAAAAGATAAAACTGAATTTAGTGTACATAAATCTAAGAAGGATTAAACAAAGAAAAGAGAGCATTGCTCTCTTTTTTTATGTTATAGTTTAGGTTCAATTTTGGATTTTATTTCTTCTTTACTTTTAATTCCTACTAATTTATCATAGACTTCTCCATCTTTAAAAAAAAGCATTGTAGGTATATTTCTAACTCCATAATCTCTAGCTATATCAGAATATAAATCTACATTTACTTTACTGATTATTGCTTTGTCTGATAATTCATTATGAATCTCATCTATTACTGGCCCTATCATTTTACAAGGATTACACCATTCCGCCCAAAAATCTACTAAAACAGGTTTATTAGATTTTAAAACTAACTCTTCAAAATTTTCTTTTGTTAATTCTAGTGCCATATTTATAATACATTTAATTTATATAAAGATAATAAATAATAATTTATAAAACAAATTATTAATTATAAACCAGTACTTCCTTCTCCTTTTTTCCAACCTTGTTTAGCTCTGATTGCGAAAAGTAATTGTCCCATTCTTTTTTTGTTTTTTTCTGGTACTTTTTTATCTTCTTCTTGAAATTTATCATTTTCTTTTTTAAGTTTTGCAACTTCTTTTTTAAGTTCTGAAATTGTCATATCTGAAAATTCACCTGTACTTTTTATTTCAACATCACTTTCGAAAGATTCATTTTTATTTTGTTTATCCATCTCTATTGCAGATTCAATATTTTCTATCTCTTCTGGAGTTAATTTAATTCCATTCATTTGTTCGATAGTTTTTAAAATATTTTCACTTTCTTTGAGATTTTTGAAAACATTAATTTCCTCTAATATAATTTCTCTTAGTCTGTTTTTGTTGATTTTCATAACTATTAAATTTGGTTTAATATATCATTTATTTCAGCACAATTTATAATAATTTCATCAACATTTTTAGAATTTATTTCTTCAATAGATTCTAATTTGTTTTTAAAATTCTCTAAAAAACTTTCACCCTCTTCCAGAATAATACCATCAATTAAAGAAAGACTTTCACTTTTTAAATCATTAGCATATTTTATTTTTATATCATCAGAAGAAATTAATACTTTAAATAATTTTTTGTCAGATTCATTTAAATGTCTATACCTTTTATTAAAATTACTTACAGCATGTTCATTTACATATCTCCAAGATAAAAATTTAGGCATATCATTCAAATCTTCTTCTAATTTATTTTCATTAGAAACATTTCTTTGTAAATGAGATAAAATATGCTCATAAGATTCATGAGATTTATTTATGTTTGAAAAAGATAAGTTACTTCTCGATTCAATTAAAGTATGAATTGATTCATATAATTCATCATATCCATTAGAAGCAGATACGAAGTGTTCATCTAAGATTTCTTTTCTTAATTTTTTGTTTACTTCTAATAACTTATTCCAATCTAACTTTTCAGATAGAGAAAGATTTTCATTTATATATCTCTCAGCTAATCTCTCATTTTCAAAGTGTCCTTTTGTAAGATTTTCAAAAATCATATATTGAACTCTTAAAATAGGTTCTTCTTTTAATTTTTTAATAAATTTATTTAAAGAGTTTTTATTATTAGAATCTTTATTCGATTCATTTACCAACTCTCTACAAGATAATTTGTATACAGTATCTCTTAAAGCACCAAAATTTAAGCTAATTTTTTCCATTTTATATATTTTTTAAATAAATATGAAAGAAATTTTAATTTACAGCTACTTCACTTTTTTCTTTGTGTAATTTCAAATAGCTTTCAACTCTACTTTTCGTTACATTTTTCAAGTCATATTTTTCTTTTACGAAATTATGTAGATTTTCTGAAATTCTTTTTACTTCTTCTGGGTTGTTAATAAGTTTTTTGATATTTTTATACCAATCTTTATGATTTCTATTATCTTTAACTAAGAAACCATTTTCACCATCTTCAATTAATTCTTTGTAAACCCCAAAATCTTGAGCAATTAAAACTTTTTTTGTCATTCCAGCCTCAATTATTTTAAGTTCAGATTTGACTTCATTAAATTTATTATGAACTAAAGGAGCTAAACAAACATCACAAAAACTATAATGTTTACCATATTGAGTTAATGGCAAAGTCCATCTTCTAACATAATTCAATTTAGAATAATCTTCTGGATATTTTTCATTTTTAAATTCACTTAAAAACTTTCTATAATCTTCATCAACTATTTTGTAATCACTTGTAAAAATTTTTTCAAAACGATTCCAAACACTTTCTTCTGGTTTTATTTTTCTTGTCTTTTTTTGACCAGTTTGTTGATTAATTTCTGTAATGTGACCTCTAGTATCAAAACCACATAAAATAATTTGATATTTATCTTTTAAAGAATCGTCTGAATTTAATTTTGCCATAGAAGTTTCCATTAACTTCAAATCTTCTAAATGAGATGAACCACCAATCCAAGAAACTCTAAGTTTATCAAATTTTTCGGCTGTCTCATCTTGTTTCCACATTTTATGTTCTGAATCAATAGCATTAGGCATAACAATCACATTTTTGTTATATTTAGCTATTTCTTTAGCAAAAATATCTGTTGTAGTTGTTACATAATCAGATTTTTTGATAGTTTTAATAATTTTTTCCTCTATATTTTCACTTTTTGCAGCATGATACATAGGATGTGTAGTTGGAGGAGACCAATAATCATCAATATCCATAATCATAGTTACACCAGCAGATTTTAAGGTATCAAAAATTTCATCAATTCTTTCTATTGGTCCAAAGTGTCTATGAAAGTGTATGATATCATATTTTTTTAAAGATTCTAAATCATTAAAATTAGGACTTAAATCAATTTTAACTTCAAAAGAGTCTTTATATTTTCTTTGAATTTCTTGTGCAGGCCAAATAGACCTAAAGTGCCCAACTCCAGCCAAATCTGAAGGTTGAAATAATATTTTTATTTTATCAGACATATATTATGAATTTTCGTTATTTATATATTTATCTGCTGCTTCAGCAGCTTTTTCAAAATCAGATTTTTCTTTATTTTCTTCTTCAGAGTTTATTTTTTTTAATAAAGTTTCTAGGTGTTTTTCTGAATAATTTTTAACAAATTCTAATTCTAATTTAGAATTATCGAATTCTCTATCTACAGAAATAAAACCTCTTCTTTCTTGTGCATCTAAAGAGGCAGTTAATTGTGCTTCAGAAATGCAAAATTCACCTGGATTTAAAATAATTCCTTTTGAGTGCATTGATGCAGTTTTACATGCAACTTTTACATGTTCTTTTGAGTTGTTAGTAATTTTCCAAACTTTCATAGTTAATTATATTTTTAGTTCAAAATAGTAATTAATTATTAAAAGTAAATGATAAATATTATTGATTTTTATTTGAAATTTTTAAAGAATTAAAAATGTTATCTATGATTTCATTTTTAAATAACTCCAAATCTTTAGAAGAATGTTTAGAATTTAAATTAAACCTACTTATAATTCCTTTAAAGTTTATTGAAGCAACTGTATTTGAGTCATTTGAAAATTGTACAGTTAAAACTAAATCAAAGTTTTCATCTATTGGTTTTTCTTCAAAAATACCATTTATATTAATGTTTATAAATAAAGAATTTGAATTTATTTTTGTTGAGCTTTTTAAAAGTTTTAGATTTAGTGATTTATCTTTTTCAATTTCATCATCAATACTAGTTAATATGTCAGAACCTAAATTTAACAGGTAGTCTTCTGAGAACCAACCTAAAGTATCCTTATCGCTTCTACCTGTATCAGACTTAAGTTCAATATTATCTTCTTTTAATATTCCAGATAAAAATTTGATTCTATTTTTGTAAGATTCACTAATCATTTTATTGAATATATTTTTTGACAATTTCCTCTATTCTTTTGCTTAAAATCATATCATAATGATTTTCTTCTTCTACATCATTATGTAAACTATTTTCTTCTGAATTTAAATTTTCATTTGAATTATCTATCATAGGTTGAGTTACATCTTTTACAGGTTCAATAGAATCTTTCATATTACTTTGACTATCTAACTCAATATCACTTAACTCTAAATCGTCTTCTTTATTTTCTAATATATCTTCTATGAATTCAGTATTACCTTCGAATGGGTCAAATTCTAATTTTCCTATTTTTTCAAATTTAACAATATATAATTCTGCTTCTTTAACTCCTTTGTTTAACCAAATATCTTTCATATTTGTTTTTTCTTCAGGATTTTCAAGTGTTTTAAGGTCTATACTAGAAAGTTTTTCAGAACCTACAGAAATTTCATTTTCATCAAAAATAAATAATTTTTCACTTTCTAATTTTTTTAATTGTTTTGGAATTTCTGGATGATGTTTTAATTCTTCTTCTTTAGATAATAAAATAGTTTCTTTATCATTAAGTTCTAATTCTTTTTTTGATAATTCTTCTTCTTTTCTTTTTAGTTCTTCTTCTCTTTTTAAAATATCTTCCATCTCCTTAGAGGTTTCTAAGGTAGAAGTTATAGATTCTGGAACTTTTCCTTCTTCATCTTTAGGTTTAGAAATATCAATATTTAAAACTTTTTCTTCATTGTTTTCATTATCTATTTTTTTACCTTCTTTAGATTTATTTTTAATTTTTTCTGTTATGTTTTTTATTACCTCTTCTTTTATTTCATCTGTAGAAGCTCCTTTTTCTAAAAATTTACTTCTAATCATCTCTTCTAATTCTGAAACAGTTATTTTTTCCATAATACTTTTATAAAACATTTAATAATAAATATTAAATAAAATTAAGTTATTAGTTACAAAGAATAAAATAATACTTATATTTATAATATAATAAACTAATATAAATTATATGTCAACTAAAAAAAATTCAAAATCAACAAAAGGTAGAGGAAATGATACTAAACAATTTTTAAAAAATATAATAGGAGAAATACATTTTAAATCTAAAAATCAGAAACAGCAAGAATTTTATGATTTAATGCATAATAAAGAAATTGTAATATGTACAGGTCCTGCAGGAGTTGGAAAGTCTTATTTGACTGCTTTAAAGGCTTTAGAATTATTAGCTTCTTCAGAGAATGAATATTACAAAATAGTTATAACTACACCTGCAGTTGAAGCAGATGAAAAGTTAGGTTTTTTACCAGGTGATATATTAGAAAAAATGTCTCCATATACTTATTCAACAATTTATCTATTAGAAAAAATTATTGGCAAACAAAATGTTAAAGCCTTAATGGATTCTGAACATATTCAGATTATGCCTTTAGCATATATGAGAGGTATAAATATAGATAATTCAATATTAATAGCAGAAGAATTTCAAAACTCCACAAAAAGACAGACTAAAACTTTATTAACAAGGATAGGTTGGAAAAGTAAGTTTATAATCTCTGGAGATTTAGAACAATCAGATAGGTATAAAAACACATTAGATACTGGTTTATATGATGCTTTGAATAGATTTAAAAATATATCTGAAATAGGTACTATTTCATTTGAAGAAACTGATGTTGTAAGAAATCCAGTAATTCAAAAAATATTAGATACATATAAAAATGAATAATTTTTTATATTTATAAATAAAAACAGAAATTATGATTGTACAAAAGATGAAATGCCCTCATGGTTGCGAAAACACAACTTTTTTAGAAAGTGTAAAATCTGTTAATTCGTCTAATAATAATCTTCTATTAGATTCACAAAAGGGAAATGTAAATAATGTTCAAAAAGTAAAAGTATATACTTGCAATTGTTGTCACAATTCTTTTGAGATAAAAGAAGGTATTAATTCTGGTAGGATGATTTTATAAAAAAGTTCTAAAAAAATAAAAAACCCTCAAGTTATCTTGAGGGTTTTTTTGTATTATTGATATTAAATATTATTCCTTAATTAAACCAGCTAATTTTTTCATTCTAGACTGTTCTTCAGTAAGAATATTTTCTGTATTGTTTTTTGATTCAGAAACTACTTCTTCATCTTCACACATTTCTTCTTCTTCAGAAACTTCTTCTTTTTCAGAAACTTCTTCTTCTTCTTCGCAAACTTCTTCCTTTTCAGAAACTACTTCTTCTTCTTCCATAGTTCCACATTCTTCTAAATCTTCATCTTCTTCAGACATGATTTCAGCTAACATTTCTTCTAAAGTTTTCTCTTCTTCATCTTCCATTTTTTCTGACATCATTTCCATCATATCTTCTTCTTCAGAAATTTCTTCTCCAAATTCTTCTTCTTCTTCTTTTAAAGCTGGGAAACCTCCATCTTTGCTTAATTCTTCAAATTCTGGCTTATACTTTTTTGTCCCATCAGGTAATTCATGCATATCACCAGCTTCAACTTCAGCAAGTTGAGCTTCAATTTCAGCAAGTTTAGATTCTAATTGTAGCTTTTTTTTGAATTTTAAAGCTTCCTCTTTAATAATTTGTGTTAATTCTGATTTTGTAATTTTCATTTTTTTGTTATTTTAATTATTATTTGTCAGCTTTTTTCATTTCTGATATAAATGCTGTAATTTCTTCTATTTGCTTTTTTAAATTTTTATTTTCTTTTTTTAACTCATCTATTTCATTTAACTCATCTTCATTGATTGTAGAAGCTTCTTCAATTTCATCTTGTTTAGCAAATTCTTTTTCTAATTGAGCTATATAAGAAATGTTTGGAGTATCAACAAATCCAGACACACTTTTATCTTTATTGTCTCCTTGAAATCCAAAAGTTCCAACAAAATCTCTATTTTCATAAAGATTTTTAATTTCTTCATTGATTTGAGTTACTTTTTTATAGTACTCTTCTTTTTTAAGAATAAATTCTGCTTCCTCTTTTATAAGGTTAAGAATATTTGATTTGTTTAATTTTTTACTGTTCATTTTAAATTATATTTAATAATTTTATAATTTTTAAAAATAAATAGCTGAAAAAAAAGTTTTTTACACTTTTCATTTATTTTTAATAAAAAAAATGTATATTGCTTAATATAAGAAATAATACAATTCATAAATATGAAAAATAAAATTAAAGTCATAGTCCCATTTTATAATCCAGGAAAGTTTCTAGATAGGTGTATAAATTCTTTGCTAACTCAAGATTATGATAACTATGAAATTCTTTTTATAGATGATTGTTCTACAGATGATTCTTTTTCTAAAATACCTGCTGTAAAATATAAAGGTGATAGTGAAGGAAATCTTTTGATGGATGATAATGGAGAACCTATAGTTGAAAGTAAACATCACTTATTAGACAAAACTAATTGTAGCAATATTTTAGCTTGGAGGTCTGGGGAAAGAATTACTGCTCTTCCTAATTTGCATAACGGAATAATGAGGTTTGCTACAGACTCAGAAGATATTGTTGTAATTGTAAATGGAGATGATTGGCTTGTTAATAAGAGAGTTTTATCTCAAATTAATGATTTTTATAACAAAAATGAAGAGTGTTGGTTAATGTATGGGAATTCAAAAAGTTCTAACAATAGTCAAACATATAATCATAAAGAGTATACAAAAGAAGAATTTGAGGATTTAAGAAAAATACCTTTTATAATACCTCACATAAGAACTTTTAAAGCTGGTCTTTATAGTAAAATTGCAGAACAAGATGAAAATTTTGAATGTATGAAAGATAAATCAGGCAATTGGTATAAAGTTAAATATGATGTTTGTATGTTTTTACCCATGTTTGAAATGGCTGGTAAGGAGCATGTGTTCTTTAATAAAGAAGAAATGTATATACACAATGTAGATAATCCAATATCCGATAATAGACTACAAAGAGAATTGCAGTTAACTACCTATATTGATGTTAATAGAAAGAAAAGTTTCGAAAAATTAGAAAGTTATAAAACAGAAAAATTAGAAGAAAATGATTAATGGTATAATAATTTCACAAAACAATCCAGTACAATTAAACCTTTTATTATCATCTATTGATGTAAATTCAAATGATATTTTTGATTTGAGTGTTGTATATACTTCTACAAACTATAGTTATAATTTAGGTTATGAAAAGTTAATCAAGAAATATCCTAAAATTAATTGGGTAGAAGGGGTAGAAGATTTTAAAGAAAAAATTTTAGACTTATTAGAAAAGTCAAAAAGTGATTATACTTGTTTCTTTACAGATGACAATATTCTTTTTAGTAAAGTTAAGGAAGAAGATTTGGTTACTCAATTGAGAGATGATAAAGATACATTTTGTTTCTCTATGAGGTTAGGTAAAAATACTATAAAGTGTCATACGATGGATGCTGATAATATTATAAGACCTAACTATGAAGATGATAAGTACATTATGTGGGATTGGCAAGTTCATTATTTGGATTTTGGTTATCCTTTATCTTTAAATGGACATATCTTTAGAACAAAAGAAATAAAGAAGTTGACAAAAAAAGTTTCTTTTAGTTCTTTGGAAGATTATGAGAGCGGATTACAAATATTTGATAATTTCCCCAGAAAAAATATGTCTTCTTTCAAAGAGAGTGTTTTAGTTAGTGGTTTAGCAAAAGAAACTGAAAGTATTGAAAAATTAAACACTTCTTTTATATTGGATGACTTAGAAGTTGACTATAAAAATATGGATTTTAATCAAATTGAAGGATGTTATCAAGAGTTAGATTTTCCTTTAAACAAATTTGAATTAATTTAATGATATGAAACCAATAATAGTTCACTATATAAATATAGGAAATTTAGATAATGTAGAAGTTTCAGAATATATTAATAATATAAAACAAACTTTTACATATAATGAAGAATATCATAGTATTTTTATTCCTATTAGAAACAAAGAAACATATATTGACTGTTTAAATCCTATTGTATTACCAGAAGAAGAAAGAGAAAAATATATTAAAAAAATAGAAAATCTTAAAAAAAATGTAGAGGAAATGTTGAAAGAATTTCCTTTTTTAAACAAAAATGAACTTTTAATCGAAAAGAAATGAAAAAATTTTCAGAAAGAAATATTCAAGAAGGTTGGAGTGTAATAGTACCAGCTTATCAGGCACAAAAATATATTGAAAGTTGTTTAGATTCAATTCAAAATCAAACATTATTTCAAAAAAAAGATAATTATGAAATTTTATTAGGTATAGATGGTTGTTTAGATACATTAAATGAAGTAAAGAAAATAAAAAATAAATACAAAAACTTAAAAGTTATAAATTTCAAAGAGAATAAAGGTACTTTTGTAACTTTAAACTCTTTACTTAATAATGTAAATTTTGACAAAACTATAACTGTTGGTGCTGATGATATTCAAATAAATAATTTGTTAGAAACTGTAGAGCCTCACTTAAAAGAAAATGACTTAGTTTTGTATCATTGTCAAAATTTTACTGAAGATGGTAAGAATAGTTTAAGTCCAAAAGAAATGGAAGGTATAGCTGCTGTCAAATGGAGCGTATGGAAAGAAATAGGTGGTTATAAAGCTTGGAAAGTGGGTGCTGATAGTGATTTTGAAATGAGAACTAAAAAATTTAAGAGATATATAATCAGAAAACCTCTTTATTTAAGAAGAATTCATTCTGAATCCTTAACTCAAAAAAGAGAAACTGGTTATGGTAGTGAATATAGAAAAAGTATCACTAAAAAATTAGCTAAAGATTTTGAATATATTGAACCAGAAATGAATGAAAATTTTGAAATAATATGAAATTAAAAGTAGTAGGAATTGCAAGTTTGCCTGAAAGAGAAGAATGCCTTAGAGATACTGTAAATTCTCTATATAATCAAGTAGATAAAATTATAGTAGGATTAAACAATTATAAAGAAGTGCCTAGTTTCTTAAAAAAAGAAAAAATAGAAAGTTATTTATTGGATAACTCCTTAGGAGATGCTGCTAAATTTTACAAAGTAGATGAATATAAAGGTCATTTTTATTTTGCGTGTGATGATGATTTGATATATAAAAAAAATTATATTGAGCATTTATTAAAAAACAACAACCCAGTAATTGGTATTCATGCTTCAATAATAAAATATCCTTGTAAAAATTATTATAAAGACAGAATAGTTTTGCATTCAAATTCTGCATTAGACAAAGATACTGAAGTAGATGTTATAGGTACTGGTTGTTGTAGAATAGATTTAGAAGTTTTAGATTTAAAATTAAAAGATTTTAAAACACCAAATAAAGCAGATATATATTTATCGGATATTTGCAAAAAACAAAATGTAAAAATGATAAGTATTGCAAGAAAAGCTAAAGAGTTTTTTATATACAATCCAAAAATGAAAAATAAATATACAATATATGATGATTTACACTCTAAAGAAACACCTATACATTGTGAAATAATTAAAAAATGGGAAAAATAAAATGATAAATTTAGAAAAAACAAAAACTTTTGTTATAAACTTAGATAGAAGAGTAGATAGAATATCTGAAATAAAATTACCTTTAAAATGGGAAAGGTTTTCAGCAACTGATGGCAAAGAAAGTTTCTCAAATAAACCAATGTTTGAAAGAGGTTGGAGAGGATGTAGAGATTCGCATATAAGATTGTTGGAAAAAGTAAAAGAGTTAGATGAAGATTTTTTTATAATTTTTGAAGATGATGTTGAAGTTGGTGAAAATTTTATTAATGATTTAGAAAAAATAACTAAAACTTTACCAGAAAATTGGGATTTATTATTTTTAGGTGGTTGGAATGTTGGAGATAAAATTAAATATAATGATTTTTTATATTTAGCTAAAAAAGTATATTGTACACACGCTTTTATTATTAGAAAAGAGATTGTTGAAAAAATGTTAAACAAATTTAAAGAAAGAGAATTTAAAGTTGATGTGTTATTATCTGAATTATTACCTAACATTAATTCTTTTATATGCAATCCAACAATAGCATGGCAAAAGCCAGGATTTTCAGATATAGAAAATATTATAACTAATAATAAACATTTAAGATAATTATGCCAATATCACATAAAAATAAATTAATTTTTATACATATCCCAAAGAATGCTGGGACATCAATAACTGACTCAGAAGGGATGAATTTTTCTTTTAAAGGTCATCATTTGCCTTCTTTTTATAAAAGTAACTTTCCAAATCAATGGGAAAATTATATAAAGTTTTGTGTTATTAGAAATCCTTGGGATAGAGTAGTGTCTAATTATGAATACGCTAGAATGCCTGAAAGTCATTGGCATTCAGTTAGTGGTAATTCTATATATGGAGCTCACCCAGATTATAAAAATTTAATAAAACTTAACTTTAAAGAAACTTTACAAGCTTTTAAAGAAGATAATAACTTTTTAAAACATCAAGGTTGGGAATCTCAAAATAAGTATATTTATAATAATGAAGGTTTGATGTTATTGGATTACGTTTTTAAATTAGAAGATATTGAGTTAGATTTAAAATTTAAAAAAATAATTCCTAACTTAAGTGTTAAAAATGTAAGTAAAAAAAGTTATAAAAAATATAAAGATTATTATGATAATGAAACTAAAGATATTGTTTCTGAGATATATGCTAAAGATATAGAATTATTTAAATTTAAATTTTAATGAAAAAAATATTTTTTATAAACAATTGGAATGAAGACAATCGAAAACTTTTAGAAAGATATTCCAAACAAACTCCAAATAGTGATGGTGTTTGGAAAGATTTGGTTGGAACAATAAATATGAATGAAGCTGATTATTTTATTGTCTTAGAAGTTTTTGCAACAAATACTCCAATTGAAAAAACAATTTTTATAAAAAGAGAACCAAATTATATAAGACCTTATAGAAATTTAAAATATAAACATATAGTAGATTATAATTTAAAAAATACTGGTGTCACTTATTGGTTGAATAAATCTTATAAACAATTAACAGAATTAAAATATCCAAATAAAAGTAAAAAGATTAGTTGTGTTGCCTCTTCAAAACATACTCACAGAAATGAATATATTAAAAATTTATTTAAAACAAAAAATAATATTGAATTATATGGAAAGGGTCACAATGAAAAATATTATGGCGATAATTATAAGGGCATTTTAAATTATGATGGAAATTGTAAATTTGAAGGTTTAATTGATTATGAATATACTATTGTTATGGAAAATTCACAACAAAAAAATTATTGGACTGAAAAGTTAGCTGATGCTTATTTGTCTTGGTGTATGCCAATTTATTGGGGGTGTCCAAATATAGAAAATTACTTTCCAAAAGATAGTTATAGATTAATTGATATTAATAGTAGTAATCCTTTAGATGATATAAATGAAATTATTAAAAAACCTTTAACAAAAACTGAAAAAAATTCACTAAAAGAAGCAAGGATGTTAATACTCAATGAATATAATATATGGGAAGTAATATATAAAAAAATAAAAGAAATTGAAAATAAAAAAATAATAATTTAAATAATAATAATAATATGAAGTTTTATAGTCAATATGGTCAAGATAAATGGTTATATGAAAAATATTTTAAAAATAAAAAAAATGGTGTATTCTTAGAGATAGGTGCAGATGATGGAATAGATAAAAGTAATACAAAATTTTTTGAAGATATTGGATGGTATGGGATGTGTATAGAACCCAGCCCTAAACGCTTTAAATTACTTGAGAATAATAGAACATGTATATGTGAAAATTACGCACTATCTAATAAGGTTGATGAAGTTGATTTTATGGATATATCAGGGTGGGGCAAAGGTTTAAGTGGAATAGTTGACTCTTATGATGAAAAACATAAAAAAAGAATTGAGCAAGAAATAAAAAATCCTAAAAATAAAGGAATTGAAATTATAAAAGTTAAAACAGAATTGTTAAATAATTTATTAAATAAGCATAATATTAATGAGATTGATTTTTGCACTATAGATACTGAAGGTGGTGAAATTGATATAATAAAAAGTATAGATTTCGACAAAGTGAAAATAAAATTAATTATTGTTGAAAATAATTATAACAATACTTTAATTCAAAAAATATTATCAAATAATGGATATCAGTTGATAAAAAAAATAAATGTTGATGATATATATGAAAAAAAATAATATAAAACAATGAATAAAAATATAATTTCTCAAAATTTTTTAATAACTCAAAAAGAAAGAATAGAAATATTAAAACAAAAACCTCAAGTTATTTGGTTAACTGGATTATCTGGTTCTGGTAAATCAACTATAGCAAATGAGTTAGCATCTAAATTGCATAATGAAGGTAAATTAGCTTATATTTTAGATGGTGACAATGTTAGAATGGGTCTTAATAAAGATTTGAGTTTTTCTGATGATGATAGAAAGGAAAATATTAGAAGAATAGCTGAAGTTGCAAATTTAATGATTGATTTAGGTGCTATAGTTATCACAGCTTTCATTTCGCCATTTGAAAATGAAAGACAAATGGCTAAAGAGATAATAGGCAAAGATAATTTTGTTGAAATTTATATTAAAACACCATTAGAAACTTGTGAAGAGCGTGACCCAAAAGGGTTGTATAAAAAGGCTAGAGCTGGAGAAATACCTATGTTTACAGGTATAGATTCACCTTATGAAGAACCTAAAAACCCTAATATGTTTATTAGAACAGACAAGATGAGTATAGAAGATAGTGTAGAATTTATTTATAAAAATTTATGAGTTGGGAAAAGAAAAATCATGGAGGTGAACCCACCAAAAACAAAGATAAGAAATATGCGATATTCGTTGGTAGATATCAACCATACCATTATGGGCATATCAATTTAATTCAACAAAAGTTGGATGAGGGTGTTCCAGTACTTATTATGGTTAGAGATATTGAACCAGATGAAAAGAATCCTTTTACAACAGAACAAACTGTAAGTATGATTGAAAAGTATCATAATTCTAAAGGTGATGATGTAAAGGTAATGATTATACCTGATATTGAATCGGTTAATTATGGTAGAGGTGTAGGATACGAGATTAATGAATACAGACCAACAGAAGAGATTGGGTTTATTTCAGCCACTAAGATTAGGGAATCAATTAAAGAAGGTAATAACTCTTGGAGAGAGATGGTTGATGAATCAATCCAGGGAGATGTTGAAAATTATTTATATGAAACTAGAAATAAGTCATAAAAGACATATTGCCAAAACTATAACTTGGAGATTATTAGGAACAATAGATACTATAATAATTAGTTGGTTTTTGACAAATAATTGGATGATTGGTTTTTCAATTGGAGGTGTTGAAGTTATAAGTAAAATGATTCTTTATTATATTCATGAGAGATTATGGTATAAATCTAACTTTGGAATTAAAAGAAATAAATAAAAATTTGTTTTTTATAAAAAAAAGTCTTTAATTTGCTACTCAAATAATTAATAACAGTAGTTCAATGAATTTTAAAGATATGACAAAAAGCGACATAAAACGCTTCACTAAAATTTATAAAGACAAAGAGTTAAGTTGGGACAAAAGAATGGAAAAGCTTATGAAACTAACTGGTAAAAGTGAAAGAACAGTTAGAAAGTGGGCTTCAGAAAAGTTGAACTTAAGCGAAAAAAAAGAAAGTATCCCAGAAGAGTATGTTAAAGCTCAAAAAAGAATTTTCAATAAAAAGAAAAAGAAATTTATTGTAACTTGGGCACAAAATAATACTCCAGTAAATGAAAGGTTTTTCAAAAATTTAATTAAATATTCTAAACACATAGACGCAGATATACACGTTATTGCTGGACGTTATAAAAATCCAACATCTGTATGGTCTGATGAACAAGAAGAAGATGAAAGATGGGATGAAATGGTTCAACCATATCTTGATGCCAATAGACACGATATACATAAGTATGTTTCAATTATGTCTGACATTAAGATTCATCCTACTGCAGTTAATCCAATGACTGGTATGCAATCTATTTCTGGTGTTAACTCTTGTATATTTGGCTCTCCTAAATTACAAATGGAAATGATACCAGTAATAGAAGGTGAAAAGTCAAAAATGATGGTTACCACTGGAGCTTGTACTGAAAAAAATTATACTGATTCTAAAGCTGGAAAGAAAGGTGAGTTTCATCACGTAATAGGTTTTGTAGTAGTTGAAATTGAAGATGATGAAACATTTTATATAAGACAAGTTTCCGCTGAAGATAATGGTGATTTTTTAGATTTGTACAAAGAGGTTACTTATGATGTTAAGAATTCAAAAACAATCATTAAAGATATTAAAGATATAGAAGCTTGTATTTTAGGTGATTTACACTGGGGACATCATGAACAAGAAGTGTTAGATGTTACTCATAAGATGTTAAATAAAATCAAACCTAAACATGTAGTTTTGCATGATGTTTTTGATGGATATTCAATTTCACATCATGATATGAAAGACCCATTTATTCAATACTCAAAAGAGATAAATGATAAGAATAATCTTAAAAAAGAAGTTGATGAACTTTTAGAAGGTTTAGAAACTTTTGAAAAGTATGAAAATGTAGTTATTGTAAGAAGTAATCACGATGACTTTTTAGATAGATGGGTTAAAAATGAAGATTGGAAACGTCAACCAACCCCCAAAAATTCCCCTTTATATATGGAATACTCTTCTATTTTGTTGAAACAATATGCAGAACACCCTGAAAATGTAAAAGGTATTATACCTTCCATTATAAATAATAAATTTCCAAATTTCAAAACTTTAGGAAGAAGAGATTCATATAAAGTTTTAGATTGGGAATTAGGTCAACATGGAGATGTTGGTTCGAATGGTTCAAGAGGTAGTTTATTACAATATAGAAAATTAAATACAAAAATTGTTGTGGGTCATTACCATAGTCCACAAAGAAAGGATGGTGCTCTTGCAGTTGGTACTTCAACAAAATTAAGAGTAGGTTATAATAATGGTCCAAGTTCTTGGTTACAATCTCATGTTATAATTCATAAAAACGGAAAAGCACAACATATTAATTTTTTTAAGAATAAAAAAGGAGATATAAATTATACAACATTTAAATAATATATAAAAATGAAATTAACAAGTAGAGAAAAGTTTTTATTATCAAATGGTAGAAATATAGAAACTATAAAATTTTGTAAGAGTTTAAAAGTTCCTCAAAACCACATAGTTTGGTTTGTAGATAAAATAGAAAAAGAAAATTTTTCTATTAATTCTGAAGAAGTTAAGAAAAATATACGTTTAGTTGTTAAGCTTTTTAATAAAAATATAAAACTTAAAGAGGATTTAAAAAGTTTAAAACAAGCTTTTTTTCACGCTTCTCAATTTATAGAGAGTGATGAAAGTGAAAAGAAGAGAATTTTATACACCTTCCCAGATAAAAGTTACATTATTAACTTAACTCCTAAAGAATTATATTTTGAGGCAAAGTTTATGAGAAACTGCTTAAATGATTTAAGTTCTGAAGTTAGAAGAAAAGATATAGCAATATTATCTTTAAAAGATAAAAACTCAAAAACAATATGTCATTTACAAATAGGTAAAAATGGAAATTTAGAACAACATTATGAGTTTGCAAATTCAAATATTACTTTAAAAACTTTAGAGTATATAAATGAGTTTTTTGAAAAAAGTGAAGTTTTTGAAGAAAAGTTAAAACAAAATAAAATAAATAAATTATATGATATAAATCAATATGATTTTGATTTTTCAATTACAAGTAAAATACCTTTTGAAAAAAAAGTTTCACTTTTTGGAGAAGAATTGGATGATAAAGAATTTAATACTATACCTTTAAAGACTTACAATCAAAATAACTTTTTCGAAAATGACTATAAAAACTTAAATTATGATGAGGTAATTTCTACTCTTAAAGAGATGAAAGAAAATATGATAAAAAGTTTTGAAAATATAATTATGCAATTAGAAGTATCTAAAGAAAACTTTTTTATTTTAAATGATGAAATGTATTATAGAATATTTGACAAAAAACAAACAATATTAGAAAGGTTTAAATGTATAGTAGATTTTCATAAAGAACCTAGAAAAATGCAAGCAGCTTTGAGACCAATCAGACCTTTTGGTGAAGATATTAATGAAGAGTGGGGTGATGTAGAATTTGGTGAAGAGGAAGATGTTTTTCTAGTAAATTTTGAAGGAAAAGAAGAAATTATTGAAGAAGAATTTGTAAATTTAAGTAACAATAGAGAATTGTTTTAATTTATTAGCATTTATATAAAAAAAAATATATATTTGTTTAAATAAAAAAAATATAATATGTCAAAAGTAATAGAAAAAGAATATAAGATATTAAAAGTAGATAATAAAAATAAAAACTTTAGAGCTTACACAAAAGAGGTTGTTGAAGATTGGATTCAAAATCAAAAACAAAGTGAAGAGAATGGAGTTATAGATGGTTATGAATTGGAATATGCTATAGACAATGAAGAAGAGGGAGTTTTTAGAGATATTTACAATGATTTTATTTTAGATTCTTTAAGTTGTGGTATTGTTAGGAATTTAAGAATAGATGATAAAGGATATTTGGTTGGACTTGTTTCTTTTAAGCAACCTGGATTTTGTAATGGTTTGACTGGAGAGATTTATAGTGAAGAAATTGATTTAGAAAAGTATGCTATAGTTCCAAAAGGAAAAGGTTCAGTTAAAAATCAAGAGGTTCAAAGTGATTATGAACTATATGGTTTTAATTTAATAATGAAAGAAGAATCTTCTTTTTATTATGAAGATGAAGTAGAAAATATTAATATAACAAAATAAAAAATATGAAAAATAAAAAAGTATTAGCAATAGGAATAGATGGGACAATAAGAGATGTTTTCACTCAATTTGACAATTGGTACAGAAGAACTTTTATAAAAAATGATTCTCTTGTACAGATGGATGACAATTTTAATTATGTAGAATCTCCAGAAGAAACTGAAGAAGATATTTTAGAGATACAAAGACAGATTGATGAAAAAATAAATTTACCATTAGATACTTTTGATTTATTAAATCATTATTTTTTTGAAAATAGAGAGGATTTAGAGAAATTTATGTATAATGATTTTTCATTTCAAATTTTTGGCTCTTCTCAGTGCTTTCCAAAATCTATGGATTCAGTAAATTTTTTACAAATTTTTGGAGAAGTATCAAAAATGTTTGATGTAGTATTGTTTGCAAAGTGTAAAGATGCTTCTATTATTTCGACTTATCATTTCTTAGCTAAAAATGCTTGTAAGGTAAAAAATGTAAAATTTATTGAAGATTATAAAGATGTTTGGGAATTTGCTGATGTTGCTATTAGTGATTCTCCTGAAGTTTTTGAGTCTAAACCTAATGATAAGATTTCAATAAAAATCAATCATATGTATAATTCTTATTCTCAATCAGATTATTCATTTGATTCTATAAATGATATAAAAAATGAAAAATTTATAAAAAATTTATTTGAATAAGTATTTAAATTGAATTTAAGAAAAGTCTCAATTATTTGAGGCTTTTTTTTTGTTTAAAGTTTACTTTTATGATTTAAGTACTATATTACATTTATAAATAAAAAATTAATTAATAATATGGAAACAGTTTCTCAACAAATTTCAGAAGAAGAAATGTTAAAACAAAGAGAAAAAGCAATTTCAAGTCTTATTTCTAAAATAGAAAAAGAAGAAAATACAGTATATATATACTGTCCTGCTATGAACACTCCTAGTGGAGGTATCTCTGTTTTATTCGAACACGCAAAAATATTAAAAGATGCTGGAAAAAGTGTGGCAATCATTTATGAACCACAACAAAATAATAAAGCATCATTAGAAGCTACTCAAAAAGCTAGATTAAAAGGTGCTAAAGACCCAGTAATTATTTTTGATAAATTTAACCCAACTTGGTTAGGTGATTTAAAAGAAGAAATTGATGTTAGATGTTTAGCTGAAGGAGTTCTTACTTATACTGATGGAACGACTGAAACAGTAGAATCATTAAAAATGAATCCAGAAGACATCTTAATTATACCTGAAGGATTTCCTAATATTATGGAAAACACTTCTCAATTACCTTGTAGAAGAGTTGTTATGGCTCAAAGTTGGTATTATGTTTTATCTGGTATGAAGGTTGGTCAAAAATGGCAACACTTTGGAATTAAAGATGTAATTTCTGTTTCAGATGGTATTACAGAATATTTAAATACTATTATGCCAGGTTTAAATATTAAAAATTATAAACAAGGTATTGATAGAAAATTGTTTAATGTCCCAGAAAAAATTTCTGATAAAGCTCCAATGATTTCCTATATGCCTGGTAGAGGGCCAGAGTCTCAAATGAAAACTAATACTGTTATTAGAACATTTTATGAATTTTATCCACATTATAGATGGATTCGTTTCGCTCCTCTTCAAGGTTTAACTAAAGAACAATTTGCACAACAGTTAAAAAATTCTGCTATCGCATTATATACTGATGAAGTTGCTGGATTTGGTACATTACCTTTAGAAGCTATGGCTAGCGGTACTCACGTTGTTGGTTGGACTCCTTTTGGAAGTAAAGAATATGTGAATGAAAAAAATGGATTTTGGGCTGTTAACGGAGATGTTTTCCAATTGGCTGAATTGATTGGTATGGCTTTGGATAGATATTTTTCTGGAGTTTTAGATTCAGAAGAAATTCAAAAAGAATACGAAAGAACAATTTCAGAGTATACAAGAGAAAAAGAAGTAGAATCTGTATTAAATATTTATAACACTATTAAAAATGAAAGAATTGAAGAATTTAGAAACCTTAAATAATAAAAATTTATTAGTTGTATTACCAATTAATAAAATTGAAGAAGAAACTTTAAGTGAATCTTTATATAATTTAGCAGAACAAACAAATCCTACGGATGTTTTGATTTTAGTTTCTGAAAATTTAGAAAAAGATACTTTAGAAAAAATTTCTGAAATAGCTAACAAACCTTATAAAAGAGCTTTTGAAACAGATGATAAAGGAAATCCTTTAACAAAAACTTTAACTTCAGAAAAAACATTGAACTTTGCTATTCAGACAACTACATCAACTAGTTTTAACTCTGTTTTTAACGATGCTTTTAATATTGCTAACGAAAATGGATATAAGTGGTTTTCTGTAATTGATAAAGATGATGTTGTTGAAGAAAGTTGGGTCTATAATTTTGATAGATTCTCTACTGAAAAAGAAGACGTATCTGTATTTTTCCCAATTGTAAGACAAGTTTCAGCTGGAAATATGACTGGACATTTAAATGAAGCTACTTGGCTTGAAGGTAAAGTTGAAGTTTCTGGGCAAGCTGACTTACAATTATTAATGTCTTGGAATTGCTTATCACCAACAGGTTGTATGTTGAAAGTTGAAGATATTAAAGAATACAGTGAAGAAAGAGAAGGTAAATATTATCCTTTTAAGGAAAATATGAGTATCGCTTCTTCATATGAATTTTTCTTAAGAATGATTTATGAAGATTTAAAAACTTATACTATTCCAAGATATGGTTATCAAATGAGAATGGATGTTAATAGCTCAACTTTTGATAGATTCTCTTCAAAAATCCCTTCAAATATAACTACAATATCTAAGGAAAATGGAGGTTTGACTGCTAAAGAGATTGGCTTTTGGATGGAACAAGCTAAAAGTGAATACTTTATGTCTGAAGATAGAGAAATAGAATACGAAGAAACAACCGCCTAATAAAAATAAAAGGCAACCTCTTAAAAAGGTTGCCTTTAAATTTTCAAACAAAACATGAGACGTAAAAATTGTACAAATCATTTACGTATAAAAAAGTAAATGTCCTAAAAAATAAAAAAAATGAAAAATGCCAGGGCAAAATTTAAAATCTTTAAGTGAATTAAAGTTTGAATCAATAGGAGAAGAATTTTTGTATTTACATAAAAATATTACAAAATACAATCCAGAATTTGAACAAGAAAATGACGATAAAAAAGAATTAACAATTGAATTCCTTAGAGAAGAATATTCTAGAATTGTCAATGAAGAAGAAGTCGAAGAAAAGTATGAAAAAAACTCTGTATATTGGAGTGTAGAACAAGAAAGAGCTATAGCTAATTTTATAAAAGAGAAAGATAATATCAAAAAAGAAAAAATTTTTAGAGAAGATATTTATAAATCTTTAAAAAAATTAGTTGAAAACATTATATTTACCTATAAACTTTTTCGTTCTGATATAGAAATAAGAGAGTTACAAGAGGATTGTATGTCTTTTTTAATAACAAAAATGGATAGGTATGACCCCTCAAAAGGTGCGAGAGCCTTTGCTTTTTTCGGTACTATTGCTAAGCATTATTTAATGGGTGAAAAGAAAATCTCTTATAAAAATACACAAAGTAACATAAGTATAGAAAATTCATCAGCTGAAGTAAATTTAGGAGAAGATAGTGAAGAAAAGAAAATGGATTTAGAGTCTGAAAAGATTAATAATGTAGTTTTTAGAGAGACAATAAAAAAATTAGAAGAAGAATTAATAAATCCTAAAATTTTACCAAATGACAAAAAGGTAATGGAGGCTATAATTTTTATATTTAATAGACATGAAGTAATTAATATTTACAATAAAAATTTATTGTATCATTTAATTAAGGAAAGAACAGATTTACAAACAAAAGAAATAACTTATTCTTTAACTAGAATAAGAAATATGTATAAAAACTTTAAAGAAGATTTTTTAAGAGGATTAAATTAGTTATTTTTTTTGTTAAATATATTTATTAATAAATTAAAAGTATGGAAAATCAAGGTGATACAAATAATTTAGAAGATATGTTTCGAAAATTATTAGATAAATCTCTTAAAAATATGGAAGAAGAAAGAGATTTATCTTTAGAGAGATATAGAAGACAAGATGAAACTATAGTTAGTCCAGAAGATTTTGTTTTGCAAGGTAAATTTGCAGTTGATTATTTAAAAGTTGCTGCTGAACGTTCTAATTCGATGCTTTCTGTAGCAAAAATGATAAAGGATATAATTTATAAAGATGGTTCAAATCCAGATTCTTCATTATCTTCTAACGGAATGCCTAATGATGATATGAAAAAAGAAATTTTTAAATATATAAACGGTAATAAAAATAAAAGTGCTGAATAAATTAAATTATGCCATTTAAAAAACCTTTAAATTCACTATTAACAGAAAGTCAAAATAAAGCACTTTCTAAATTAAATTCGCTTAACACTTATGTTACAGCACCTAAAATTCAATTTCCAAATTTAAAGAAAAGTCAACAAATAAGCACTTTTGATTTATCAACTAAATTTTTAGATGCAATATCTGGGCCAGGTACTACTGATGCTGTTATGAATCAGTTTTTAAGGAAAGTTTTTGCTACTTATGGTGAAAATGAATTTTTATTAGAAGACATAATTATAAAAGGTTTAGCTAAATCTTTAGATGTAAGACAAATTAATTTAGCTCCACAAGTAAAAGATACTACAGTTTCAGATTCATCTGATTCAAATTCTTCTACACAAGAATTGACTAATGTTGTAGAGTATGAATTTTCTGAATTTCAAGTAAATGGAGCTAGGTATGCAAATGTTTATAGTAATATACCAGATAGACTTCCTACTGTAAAAGTAACAAAATTTTCAGCAGATACTCAGATTACAGTTGATGAATTTATAAAAAAAGTAAAAACAGAATTTAATAATGTTGGTTACTATTCAGAAGAGTTTGACATTAACTATCCACCTACTGGAACTTTAAAAGCAGAAGTTCCTTATCTGTATGGAGATGTGTCTGGGAATATTAAATCTTTAAGTGAAGACAAATCCTTAAATGGTGCAAAAATAGAAATTGTTGGAGCTAATCCGCCTTTGGAATTACTTTCTGATGAAAGTGGTAATTATTTAATAAAGAAATTGAAATCAGGAACCTATGTTCTTAAAGCGTCTTTAGATGGATATAAAGAAGCTTTAAATAACATAGAAATTGATAAAAATAAAAATATAGAAAATATATTAAATTTTGAATTAGAAATTGATAGTAGTTTTTCTGGAAATAGTCAATCTTATAGTACTGGTGTTACTAATTCTAATTCAAGTGGAAATACTGAAAATTTAGTATATAGTTACAGTTTAGTTGCAGAACCTTTAACTTATGAATTTAAAAAACAAAAAATACCTGCAAATGCAACAAGAGTTGAAGATATTACTAGTTTAATTTTAACTGTTACTAATAATAAAGGTCTCCCAACTGCATCTATAACAATTGGACCAATAGATGGTGATGAATTTGTTGATTATCAATCTTTAGATGATAAATATTATGATTGGGTAAGTGACTTTTCTGACTCTAATGAATTAGTTGTAGATGGAGTTACATATCCTGGAAATACTGATTCGAATTATGTATTTTTAGTTACAAATAATGCTAGTTTACCAAGTTATAAATATGTTGATAATGCAGATTTATCAGAAAGCTACATTGAAGTCTTCCTAAGATTTGATGATAGCTTAAATGAAGAAAGAGTTATAAGTGGAACAACTTATCCACCTCAAGGTGCTGAATTTGTCCCTACCCAATCAAATGTTGGTTCTTCTACGTTTATACCAAATCAAGACTCAACTGATTCAAATAACACATCAAATCAAACTGTTGGAGTTATAGAATCAGATATTCAAATTGATGAAAATTTATTATTAACAAGCTTAAGTTCTGTAACTGAGGATTTTAGGAATCAAATAATAAACACATTTTCATTTAGAGTAAATCCAGATGATATAGGATTAACAAATGAACAATATCTAACAAAATACTTAAGACCTTCATTATCAATGGGTAAAAGAGCTTTAGTTGCTCAAATTATAAAAATGATTTTTGGACCTAAAGAAAAAATAAACCCAGACTCAGAAGTTCAAGAAAAACTATTAAATGCTGCTGCTTGTGGAGAAAAGATGTATTCTATTTCTAATAATCCAGGAGTAACTGAACAAGAATTAGAATATAATAGAGTTGAACTAAAAAGACAGTTAGAGGCTGGAAAAATTGAATTAATAGTTTCTTGTCAAAAAGTTGAAATAAGCTTACCAGAAAATTTTGAAGATGAATTTGATTTAGTTTCTTCTGAAGACTTAGGAATATCTGAAAGCCAAAGACCTAATCCAGCAGAATCTTTTACATTATTAAATAATTATGTAAAATCAGAAATGCAAAGACAAAGAAATGAAGAAGATTCTACACAAGTAAAACAAAGTTTTTTTCAAATAGTTATTGAAAAAATAATGCAATATATAAGTGTTTCTTTATCTGTTAGTCCTGAAATGAATCAAGTATTTGGTGTTATAAATGCTGAGTTAATAAAAACTGGACAAGAACCTTTGAGCTCTAAAGAAATTTTATCAAGTCCTTGTGAAATTTGTGAATCTTGTAAAAGTGGAAATGAAAAAGATTTTGAGCAAAAATCAGCATTTTCTAAGAGTATAATAAATTCTTTATATTCTATCGTTTTATCTATGCTTATAAGAAGGTTAGTTTCTGAAGCTAAATCAAAAATAGCAAAATTAATACAAGAAAAAGCAAAAGAGAAAATCTTAAAATTAATAAAGAGACAAAAAGAACAATTTGACTTTTTAAAGAAAATTCAAAACGCTTCTGAAAAAGTTAGTAAAGCAACAGAATATAAAGAAAGGTTAAATTCTAGTGGATTAAAAGATGTTTTTAATTTTAGAAAAGAAGATAATCAATAATTTATTTAAATTTAATATTTATAAATATGGGTTGTATAAAAGTTGATGATAAATTACAAAAATCTGAAGAGCTTTCTAAGTTTTTACTTTTTTTGTTTAAAGAGAATAGAGTAAAAATACCTAAGTTTAGTTTGTTTCAAATATTACTATCTAAATTTAGACCAGGCTTAGATAGTGATTCTATAAGTTCTGAAATTATATCAAAATTTGAAAAAATAGGAATTCCAACTGGACCTTTAGAGAATGGAACTCCAAATGTAATGGAAGAATATACTAAGCTTGTAACTAATGAAATAGTTGATGCTATTCAAAATGATATGAGAGTTGATATTGCGGTAGATTCAGGTATGAATGTTATATCTAGTGGAGCGAATGGAGGGGGTCCTCTTGTTGCAACTGGTGCTAATGTTGCACCTCATAGTGGAAGTGGATTAGCTACATAAATATTATGGAAGAGGTAACAAAAAGAAGTAAAACTCAAATTTTAAGAGAAATTCAAGAAACTGTAGATGAATTTTTACAAAAAAAACAATTAGTTGAAAGTTTACTTGAAGAAATTGATAATTTAGAGTTAAAATATTATGAACTTCAAAAAGAAATAAAAAAATAATAAAATGAGTTTAGATGGATTATCTGAAAATTTGAATATTATGGGAGGTCAATCTTCTGTGTTTGGAGATGCAACTCAAGGCAATAGGATAATATATTTGGGTAAAGTAATAAGTAATGAAGATGCTTCTAATATGGGAAGGCTTTTAGTTACTATAATAGATTTTGCTTCTGAAACTGGTATAGAACAACCAGGTAAAGATAAAAATGATAATACTCCAAAAATGGCTTATCCATTAATACCTCAATTTGTAAATGTAATACCTAGAGTTGATGAATTAGTTTATGTATTTTTGGAAAACCCTAAAGACCAAAGTTCTAGAAGGTTTTATGCAGGACCAATTAGAAGTGTAAAAAAAGCTCAAACAGAATTTGAAAGTACTTCTTCTTCTAATGAATTATTTACTGTAAATACATTTTCTAGAGAAAATAAAAGTGTAGATGTACAAAATTTTATAATAAAAGATAATATTAGATTAGATGGTAAAAATAATGCTAATATTGCTCTAAAGCCTAGAGAAGTTTTAATTACTGCTGGAGGTTTAAAAGATAATAGTTTTGAAAAAAATGAAAAAACAGAATGTTATATTCAAATAAAAGATAATTTAGAACAAACTCGTGAAAAAATAGCTCGTTCTTCTTTGGATATAAATCAAAATATAATTACTAGAGACTCTTTTTCTCAAGCTAACATTGTAGCATCCAATATAAATTTAATATCCTCAAATAAGTCTTCTAGAAAAAATAGAGCACTAGATGAAAATGGAAATCTAAAAGATTTATCTAATGTTGAGATAAATACGAATCCAGATTTAGAAACTTATGGAGATTTAGCAAAAGAATTACATCCTTTAGTTTTAGGTGATGAATTGGTGAAACTTTTAAAGATTATAATTAGATTTTGTTTAAATCATAAACATACACCACAAGAAAAACCTTATGCTACAGTAGAAGAAATAAATCTTTTAAATGAATATTTATCTGATGAAAAAATACAAGAAATTCTTTCAAAATCTGTAAGAACAAATTAAGTTGTTCTTATTTTTAAATCTGCATCAGGATATCTAACTTCAAACATTGATAAAGGCGTTGAATATATAGTGTTATCAATTAAATTTATTAAAGTCTTTCTTATGTTATTAGAAGCACTAGAAGGTAATAGAGTTGTAGGTCCACTAGCTTGAGAAATTAAATTAGAAGAATATAATCCTCCATCTAAATTGTAAACTCTTATTCCAGAAACATTTATTACACCTGGAACTTCTCTTAGGATATCTGTTAATTGAGAAATATAAACATGTTGTCCCATATCCCAATTGTCAATATTAAAATAATCTTTTAATTGTTGCAAACAAGTTACTTTAACTTCATTACTATTAAAACTTTTATCTGTAAGTAAATCTATTTCAAAAGATAAATTAACAACTTTTGCATCATTTATTTCTATAAAGTCATTGATAGCTCTATATTTAGAAAGATAGTTTACAAGATTATTTTTTAGTAAACTTAAAGAAGTTTCTGAAAGTTTTCCATTAGAATCTTTAGATAAAACATAAAGTTGAATTTTATTATCATTAACTCTTCCATTAATTCTAAAAGGAGCACCAAATTTGCCAGGTATCTGTTTTGCTCTTGCAATATAATCTTCAAGCGTTATACATCTTTCTTGAGCTGCAAAATTACTAGATGCAGCATATCTAATTTCTTGAACATTAGGCAAACCTCGACCTCCTAATGCTGGAATAATATTAGTCCCTTTTGTTGAAGATAAGACAGAATCGTTAACTGTAGCATTAACTCCTTGTATTACAGCATTTATGTTTCCTATTTTATTTAAAACGTTTGTACCAACATTAGATTCTTCCCCGCCTCCTATTCTATATTTTATAAATAGAGTAGAGTCAGCAGGTAATTTTTCACCTAAAGAAGTATTATTTAATATTCTTTCATAACTAACTTGATTAGCACTATTTAATGCTAGACTATTTAAGTATTCAGCATATGCATTAACATTTGGTGTACCACCTCCAAAAGTTAATTTACAAGAACCATCTGATAAAAATTCTTTTGTAAATCTTCTATTTACTTCAACCCATCTCCCATAAGAAAAAGAACCAGTAGAAACCCCAGTATCTTCTAAGAAGATTTCATCTTCAGCTAAGTGGTCTACTTCGTAATATTTGTAATCAAAATTTTTATAATCAGTATATGTTGGAGGAATGTTTATGTTAGTTCCTGGAAGAACTATAACATCTAAAATTTCTAAAATATTAGTTTGTGATAAAAACACCTCTAAAAATTCTGTTTCAGAATCTTCATCTGTGATAATTTTTTGTAAAGTTGTAGTTATACCAGCAACTGCAAATTCTCTTTTTGTGATATTATATCCTAATATATTTTGTGAAGCATCAAAAATTGGATTTATAATTCTATTAGTAACACCAGTTTCAGAAAAATCACTTGAAAAATCAACTTGATTAACAGTTTCAAAAGATTGGCCATTCCCATCAAATCTAACTCCAGGTCTATAAATAGGCAAATATTGTTCGTCTGGTCCTGTAGAAATAGCTGGAACTCTAATAGTTATATCGACAAGAGTGGAGCTACCTCTAACTCCAGGTACTTTGTATCCTAAAGTTTTAGCTAATCTATAAGCTGAAGAAATTTCACTAACTCCATCTAAAAATAATTCATTAAATCTTTTATCTGTATAATAAGATAATAAATCAGAAACATAAGCAAGTAAGTCTACTAAAGCCATACCAGCACTTGTCACATTGAAATCTTGCCATTGTTTTGGAAAATAAACTTTTAAAACTTTTTCTATATCTTCTCTTATAGTGTTAAAATCTCTTTTAAGATAATCCTGCTTTTTTAATACTGGCATATTGTGTTTGTTTAATTATTAAAATTCTCTTGGTATATTTAGTGTTACAGAATCTGTAACTCCAAAGAAAGTGTTTATTTTAAATACTATTTCTATTGTTAATAAATTAGTTTCTTCTTGTTCTGTGAAAAAAATTTTTACTATTGTTATTTGAGGAATAAATTCAGCAACCTTTTCTTCAATATCTTTTTGTAGTTCAGATTTTGTAAAATCATCCAATGGCTCCATAATATAGTCGTATATTGGTGAAAAAAGAGTACTTCTCATAGGTCTTTGCCCTCTTCTTGTTGTCAATAAAGAAATTAAATCAGCCTTTAAAGCTTGTTCAGTTGTTTGGTTAGTATCAAATATACCACCTGTTGTTGTTTCTTTAAAAGGAAATTTAATATTTATACTATTAGCCATTATGTTTTTTTATTATAAATAGTAAAGTCAAAAAAATTAAAGACTTTTTTAATGCACTATTTATGTTATATATAATAAATACTAATTAATATATATAATTTAAAATAAAAATAAACTATAAAATATGGGAAGACTTAGAATTTATCCTGACAAAAATAACACAATAGCTTCTGGTTATTTCGAAAACTTTAACTCTGCCTATAATCCAGGTACTATATTGTGGTATGGGGGGTCTGGATTAAGAAATAGTATATCTAAATTTTTGATTCACTTTGATTTAGAAGAATTAAAAAATAAATTAAATTCTAAGGAGATAAATTCTGATTACATCTCTTCTTATAGACTTAAGATGACAAATGTAGTTCCAGACGGAAAATTGTTAGAAAGTGATTTTGAATTTGCTAGATTGGACAAAAAAATAGCTTCTTCTTTTGATTTAATCGCTTTTCCTGTCAATAAAGAATGGGATGCTGGTAGAGGTTATGATTTAATGGGTCAAGAATATATAAAAACTACAAAAGGCGATACAAATTTAACTGGCTATTCAAATTGGAATCAAGCAACATCTATTACTTCTTGGGATGAGCCAGGAATTTTTATAAATCCTACAGCTTCAACAACTAATTATTCTATTCAACATTTTGATGTTGGAGACGAAGATTTAGATTTAGATATAACTAATATCGTAAAAGATTGGCTTAGTGGAGGTTCTGAAAATTATGGTTTAGCAATTTCTTATACAAGAGATTATGAATTAATTTCAGGATACACTAGGTATATGTCTAGATTTTATACTAAGCACACTAATACAGCTTTTAAACCTTATATGGAAATTGTGTATGACAATCAAATAATAAGAGATGATAGATTAAGAGTAGCAAATAATAGAACTTCTAGGTTATTCTTAAATTTATTTAGTGGAAATACATCGGCTAATTATTTTTCTGCTGGAACTGTTTCTATAAAAAACTCTGCTAATCAAGATGTTATAACTGGATTAACGCCAAACCAATTAACAAAAGGTGTGTATTATGTAGATGTTTTAATGACAGGTGCAACAAAAAATCAAATTTATAAAGATGTGTGGAATGATATAACATTTTCCCCAGGCATTGACAAACAATCTTTTGAACAAAAATTTCATATTTTAGGTAATTATTATACTAATTTTCCAAAAGAAATTAATCAATATGTAGTTGAGTTATATGGAATATCTAATAATCAAATTCTTAAAAAAGGAGAATTGATAAGAATATATGCAGAAACTAGAGTTGAATATAGTACAAAAACTCCTAATGAATATTATGGTTTAGAATATAGATTAATCCATAATGAAATTACAGAAGTTATACCTTGGTCTTCTTTCAATTCAATAGTAATAGATGGTTGCACTAAAGAATTTATTGATTTAGACACTTCTTGGCTTTTATCTAATCAAAATTATAAGATTGAATTAAGAGTAAATGAACTAGGAACTAAAAGAGTATTGGATGAAACGGTTTATTTTAAGATTTTCAATGAAAGAAATTAAAATTCATTGACTTTTTTATTAAATTCCTTAAAATAACAATTATAAATATTCCAAATGGCAGATATTATAAAAAAAATAAAAACCAATAAAGATGTAAATGTAATAACTTACTTTACGACAGTTGATGCGAGTTCAAAAGAAATTTTTGAAAAACTCAAAAATATTTCCAGTTTACCAACTATAAATAGACAACTTAGAATTTGGGATACTATACAACAACAAGGAAAAGAAGCTTATGCAATAAAAGGAGCAAATAATAAAGTTGTTGAATTGTTAGAAATGGTAGATGGTTCTTATTGTAAAAGAATACCTTTAACTAATGAATTTAAATTTTTATCTGAAGATGAAGAAAAGAATGTAGTTAAAGGTAAAGTTTTTTATGCAAAACAAGATTATGTAAGACCATTAAAGAATGAAACTGTTGAAGAATTTATAGAACAAGCAATAGCTTACTCTGGAAATTCAGCATATTCAAATGTTTTTAATACAATTCAAAAAAAAACAGATTACTATGCTGACATAACTTTAAAAAGGAGTATAGATACACTCGATACTTTAAATGTCAAAAATAATCTTTTATCTGAAGTACCAACTCAAGAGTCAGACACTGGTGTTGTATGTGGAACTTTAGTAGCTAGACAAAAAGTTTTAGATGAAAATGGAGAAAGAGCTTTAATTCCTTTGGCAAATGTTCCAATAGTTATTTTTAATCCTTCAGAAGAATTTCCTACATATACTTCTCAGGATGAAAATGGCAATAGAATAACTTTGAATGTCATACAAAATTCAGAACCAGAAGATTATTCAGATTTAAACTCTTATGTTTTAGATGTAGGTGTAGATAAGGCAAGAGAAGCTTTAGGGAGTAATGATGTTGGAGAGGAGTTTGATGGATTGAAACCTTTGTTAAAATCTGTTGAAAGTTTAAATTTACCTGAACATTATAAATATTCAACTATTACAAATGAAAAAGGAGAATTTGTAATTCATGATGTACCTACTGGAAATCAAGTTTTATTATTTGAAGTAGATTTATTAAAACAAGGGATGAATAAAAGTGAAGTCGCCTTAAATTTCTTCCCATACACTAATGAAGAATTACCTAACATAGATAATGTACCTCATTTTTATTATAGGCAAATTCCAATCTCTGTAGTTTCTTCTTGGGGCGAATTTCAAACTGGATTTACTGAAGTGAATATAACTTCTAATTTAGATATGAGAAAATGGTCTACTTTTTATGTATCTCCCATTTCTGTTGAAGATAATAATTTAGAAGAACTTTTTGCTTTAGGTAATTTTAGTAGATTAAATATTTTAGCTAAAGATATGACTAAAGAAGGATATCCTTTAACTACAGAAATAGTAGAAGTGGATGATATTTTTTCTAGAGTTGAAAATCAAAGATTAGAGTGGTTTAATGAAAATAAATTTACTAAGTCACAGATTAATTTTAGTAAAAATAATTTTCAAACTTTTAAACTACCTGCTAATCTTTATGACCCAAATGGAATATCATCTAAAGATGGTGGAAGAACTAAATTAAATTCTAAAAAAGGTGTTTGGTTATGTTCTTATCAAATGAAAATGTATTACGAAGGAAATCCAGATGTTTATCGAACAACTGGATTTTTAAGAGATAAATTAGAAGAAAATGCTGTTCATTCAAGTCATTTTGATGCTAATAGAGGTGTAGACTCTAATCCTTCTTCTGCTACTGGCAACGGATACAATACTTCTATCAACACTTTTCCATATGAAAGAACTTGGACAATAAATTACCCAGAACCTTATAAAATACCTTCACTACCTATAGAATATAATGAAAAAGACTTCAATAATCAAGTTGAGCCTAGATATTTAGATGGTGATTTAGCTGGGTTTTATTATGGTCAAGAAGAATCAACAGGGTATGGACTTATGACTCCCTTAGAAGGAGGTGATGCTATATATAATAAATTTTCACAGACGATTACTAAAAGTAGAATATATAAATATGAAACAGATGTTTCTTGGCATGAAGAATATTCAAATGGATTTAGAAAATCACAACACTCTAATCTTTTTCAAGGTAAACATTTTACTGTAAAAAGTGGAGAAAAGTATCAAAGAATAGAATGTGGATTTGCTTATTGGTTAAAACCAGAAGGTTGGGGTAGAATTAATAATCAAGGTTGGGGTGATATTATGTTAAATTCAGATATTAATTCAAATTATTCATCTTCAGACAATAAACTTATACCTCAATCTTATATAGGTGCAAATTATAGACAGAGTGAAAATTTATTATTAAAAATGGATAGCTCAATTTCTCCTTCATGGTTAAGACAAGGTGCTATTGATTTTTATAGAATTGTAGATGATTCTCCTCAATTTTTAGAAGAAAAAATACCATCACCAATTAAAAAGTATGGCAAAGTTGTAATTGAAAATATCTACACCAATAGAGAAAAGGCTATCTCTAGGCTTGAATTACGAATAAGTAATAAAAAAAACTATAGAATGAGAATTTCACAAAATTCTGTTATTGAAATAACAAATAATGGTGCCATAAAATCTGAAATAACAGTTAATGGTGATAAGAGACAAGTTGAACCAAAAAAATCTATCTCTTTTAATGTTGCATCTTATACTGAAATTACATTTACTTCAAATTTAGATTATGATATTCAAAAAAATTCTTATGATACTTGTAATTATACATTTAAGTTTAAAAATAGTGAAATTAAGAAAGTAGACACTATAATTTATGATTATTATAACTTTACCTTAACAGCTGGTGAACAAACTCAAATACCAACTAGATATTTAGTTACGACAGTATATAGTGCTGAAGGTAATGTAAAAATCAAGAAAAAAGGAGTTAAGAAGTGTAAAAAAACATTCAATCAAGCAGGCACATATCAGATTAATGGTTTGATTTTTGAAAAAACTAAATCTTCATCAGCATTAAGCTTCACTTCATCACGAGTAGGTCATGATTGTGCTGATGGTGGTATTAAAATTTTGAGAGTTTAATTTTAAAAAAAACTAATGAAAGATAAAATAAAAATATTATTAGGTGAAAAAGATGTTTTTCCTCAAGTAAATAAAGATGTTTATATAAATTTAGAAATTTATAATTCACCTAATGAAATTAAAAAAGAGTTAGTTAATAATGACTTTAATGTAAGAGAACAATTTAACAAAGAAAGAAGAGAATCTTTGAGATTTTGTATATATGGAACCTTAAATTCAATCTTTTCTGATACCAACAATTTATCGATAGAAATAAAAACTAATCATGAAGATTTGTTGTTTAGCCCAAGAATAGAACCTAATGCTAAATCTTCTGTTACACATAAAGTGTTATCAGCACCTTTATCAAAAAATAATAATTTATCTAAAAATATATTTAAAAAAAATAAAAGTTGTTTTAATTTTTTGTTTGAAATTAGCCCTGATATAAATAATTATGGAGAAACTAAAGTTTTAGAAGTTAAAATTATTGATGAGGAAAAAAATATTTTTGCCAATTTTGAGATACCATTTTTATTTTTCGATTCTGAAGGTAATTTTATTGATTTTGGTACAGAAACAGTTGATATAGATATAGACGGTAATGAACAAGTTGTAGAAAATGATTTTCCTTTTTTTTATGGAACTCATTGGATAAAACAAGAATTTAGTCTATCTAAACCCCTCAAAATATCCCTAGTTAAATCTGAATTTGATAATTTAAATAATTTAACTGTAAACGAAAGAACGGGTGAAGTAAAGTTTTATGCTAAATTAGAAACGCCTAGTTTATATGGGGTTGAAGAGGCTGAAATTTATATAGAAAGAGATGAGACTTTAAAAGACCCAAATGAAGATTTTGTTTTTGAAAATCAAATTTTAAAATGGGAAAAAGGAGAACAATTTAAAGAAGTTAATCTACAAGTTTTAGATGATTTATTTACGGAGGAAGATGAAAGAATTATTTTTGGTATTAAAAATCTAAAATATTCAGAAAAAGATATTAATTCTAATTTTGAATTAATCATAAAAAATGATGATTTACCATCTCCTATAGGGTTTGAAAGTAAGCAATTTGAAATTACTTCTGGAGATAAATTGAATATATCATTAGAAGCAGACACTCCAATAAAAGGTATTAATCAAACTATAGATTTAATTTTAGATGATGTTAATAGTACAATAATAATAGGAGAGGACATAGAGAATACTGGTACTATTGAAGACCCAGAATTTAGAAAGACCATACTTTTAAAAGAAGGTTTAGATTTATTTGAAATAGAAATAGATATAAAAGAATATTTTAATTATGGATTAGATAAAAAAGCTATTTTTAAATTAGAAAATCCTACTCAAAATATTAAAGTAAAAGATAATTTAAAACAACTTAATTTAACTGTAAAAGATAAATCAGTAAAAAGATATACTACATACAAAATAGATAATGACCCTTTAAGAGGTCAAGGTATATTTAGATTGTCATACCCTAGTCCTAAATTAGTGGGGGCTCCAATATCTTTTGCTAATACGAATCTGTATTCTCAATATAATGTAACTAACAACTTTACTTATAAAATTAATATTATAAACGAAGGAGAAATTGTTTTATATGATAATAAATTAATTAATCCTGGGGAGGTTGTTACAAGTATAAGTTCAAGTGATGGATTTCAAAACTTTGAGTTTACATTACCTTCTAATTATTCTTTTGATAAACAAAATGTTTTTTATGAAAAATCAAAATATAAGTTTGTAATAACAGATATAGAAGATTCTTCTAAAATACAAGTTATAAAAAATGATTACATAACTTTCGCAGATGTTAATATAGATTCTCAAGCATTAGATTCTTCACTTGATTTTTCTGGTAAAACTTATTATTTAACTTCAGAAATTTTAAAAATAAAAACTAGATTAGATTTAAATGGTGATTTAAAAAGTGAAAAGGCAATTTATGATATAATCAATAACGCTAAGATTAACACAAGTGATAATTTAACTGTAATTAAGCAAAAATTAAGAGATGCAGGTTATTATAAAAAAAATACGTTTACATTTTTGAATAATAAATTTGATGAAAATAAAATAACTTCCACAGCAAATAGTATATTGAATTTTATTAGTAAATATCCAACCTTTGAAATACCTAACTTTTTTACTCCTTCAGATGAAATTAGTAGTTTCTCTATAGATTGCAAAATAAATGGTTTATTAATATTAAGTAAATTATTTAGCAAAACATCAGCAGTTACTAAAGTTAATAATATTAAATTTGAAGAAAATCCTATAAAATATACTTATTTTAAAGAAGTAGATGGTAGTAATTATACATTAATGCCAGTAGAACCATTAAATAATTATTAGTGAGATATATTTATATATATGAAAGAGACTTATCAATATAAAATAAGATTAAATGTCACTCCTTTTGGGGGAATAAAAACTAGTACTGGTTTAATTTCAGATGCTTATGATAAAGACTTTTATATAAATATCCCAGTATACAAGACACATAATTTAGAGGGATATGTAAATGTTGACATTGACCCGTCAAGAGCTACTATGGAAAGACAATTTATAAATCCTTTTTTTATAGAATTAGGTTTTTTTGAAAATGTAGAATCAGTATTGAGTTCAAATACAAGTTCCGACAATTCCATACAAATTAAAGCTCAAAATTACGGAATAGATATTAATAAATAAAAATGTTAAAGTATAAAATAGTAATAAAACCAGTAAATCTATCAGATGCTACAATAGAAAATAACTTTAGCGTTACAAATGGTTATTTAGTTTATGATAATTCTAAAGTTGAACAAGGAGTTTTGGTTGATGAGTTTAATGTTCAACAATTTTTAGAAGACCCCAACAATTCTGTTGTTGTCGAAAAATTCAAAAAATACCTTAGAGAATATACTAATGAATTAGAATTTAATGAAATATTTTATAAACCAAAAAAAGTAGCTCCAATACTTAATGATTTTTATAATGAAGAAATTAGATTTAACTCTGAAGCAAATCCAGCATTAATAACTGATGCAATAAAAGATACAGAGGTTATATATTATCAAAATAATAATTACGACTTTTTAAGTAATCAAAGAATGTCTTTTGAAAATAAATCTTTATTATTTGAGTCTTTAAGTGCTAATACAGAATATAAAGATTACTATATTGATTTTAAAGTTGATTTAAATAAAAGCCTTATAGGCAATAATGATTATTCAAATTATATCAAAGATTATAAGGAAGATGATATTGTCTATAAAAATTCTTTTGTAAATTTAAATGATAAAGTTAATCCATTTGAGTTTTGGACAAATGAAAAAAATACAAAAAAATGGATTACAAGTCCAGAAAATACTGAAGAAATAAGAGTTCAAGATTTTGAAAATATAGCTTTAAAATTCGAACAACAAGCAGAAGCTGTAAAAGACAAGAATAGCATCGAATTTGCAACTCTAAATAACAAAGCAATACAAGCTAGAAAAGTTGCTGATTTAGAAAGAGCTAAATTGAATAGAAAAACAAATTAACAATTTAATAAAACTTTAAAAATATTTTTAATTTATTATATTTATATTAAACGATAATTTATGAGTGTAGGTATATACGGTACGAAAAAGTTGGCAGACATAACATCAGATGATGTAGATGTTTTATATGCATATAGTCCTAGTAGAGAAGATTTAGGAGAAGTTACTTTTAAACCTTTATATAATGCTATTAATGAAAGTGATTTACTTAAAATGATTGGAGTTGATGGTATGTATAAGTTAAGATTGCCTGCCGATATTTTTAATAAAATAGGTTTTTACTCCTTAATGATAAAACCTAAAACTTTTCAAGTTACAATAAGAGATTGTTCATATGTAGTTACAGAAGATGAGACTGGTGTGCAATTATCCAAAAAAGGTGTAGTTATACCTGCGGCACAATTTAGAAAAACTAATGGACTAGTTGGTTGGTCTGTTGAATATATAGGTGCTGATGGGAGAAAGATAAAAAATTTAAATAGAATAATAACAAGTAGCGATTTAGTAAGTCCTTCTGTAAATACAACAACTGTTAATAGGGGTGCTACAACTTATAATTTAGATAGCACTGGAAGTAATTTATTTTTAACCTTAACGCCTGATGAAGGAAGTATAGTTTCTGGGGGTGGTGCAGCTAATTTAGGAGATGCTGGACAGGTTATTTTATTGTCTAACACTTATTTTGACCCTATTTCAATAGAAGTTGAAATGGTAGAACATGATGTTCAAACTTTATCTTATGCTCTTTATGGTAATACCACTAGAGATAATGAAACTGGTACATTAACATATTATGATGAAAATAATAATATTTATAGACAATATAATTTATTTACACAGAAAAAACAGTTCTCTCAAGGTAGTATAGATATTCGTCAAATAAGAGACAATATAAATTTCAATCAAGATTTTCAAACAATAACTCAAGGTTTAAAATAAAATATTTTTTTTCTTTTTAAGAATATATTTTAATATTTATATATATGAAAAAGAAAGTTAAAAAGTTAGAATTAAAAAAATTGATTCAAGAGTATAATTATTTGTTGACAGATGAAACTTATAAACAAGAAGTTGTTTCTGAAACTAAATCTGATTTCCTTAAAGAAGTTCATAATAAAAGAGTTGATTTAGGTTTAATAAAAGATGAACCGTACACTCCAGAAAATGATAACAATAACAATAAAAAGGAAGAAGGAAGTAAAGGTGAAGAAGGGAATGAAGCAGAAGATAATAAACAAAACTCTAATAGTGAAGACGAAATAACAAATGATTCAAACAAAAAAGAAAAATCACCTAAAGTTAAAAAAATATACAGAGAAATTGTAAAAAAAACCCACCCAGACAAAGACAAAACAGAAAAGTATATAGATTTATATAAAGAAGCAACTTCTGCATATGAAAAAAACGATATAGTAGCCCTAATATTTATTTGTTCTAAATTAGATATTGAAATTGATTTAGAAGAAGATGATATAGGAAGTATAACTTTAGCAATTAAAGAAAAGAAAAAAGAACTACAAAATATAGAAATGTCTTATTTGTGGTTATGGTATAATTCTAAAACACAAGAACAAAGAGATAAAGTGGTAGAATTGTTTATAAGTAAAAATGTCAAATAAAAAATTGCATCATACTTTATTATAAATAAATCATAATATTTATAATAAAAAATTATTATGGCTTTATTAAATTTTATTATGGTGGTATTACCACCTGTTGTTTATAGTGGAATAATCTATTTAACATCACCATACAAATCTATCAGCTTGACTAAATCATTACAATATCTAATTGGAGGTATTTTATCTATACCTTTAGTGATGTTATTTAATTTACTATTACCTTATAAATCAGACTTATTAACCAGTCCATTTGTTTTCTGCTTTTTCGAAGTTGCACCACATGAAGAAATATCTAAATTATTAGTTTATTTTATTATATATAAAATAATGGATAAACAAAAATCAAAACACCCAATAGGTACAATGTTTTATATGGGAATGGTTGGTCTAGGCTTTGCTATGATTGAAAATGTACAATACTTATGTAGGTTTGGCGAAAAAATATTATTTATAAGAAACTTTACATCAACATTTGCTCATATGATATTCGGTATGTTTACAGGTTATTGGATATCTTTAAGTAAAATTAAAATAAATAAATATAGCACTAGGTCTGTATTTGATATTGTTATGTCTAGTAAACAAAAAATTAGGTTTTTTGTGTATGTGATGATTGGTTTAATGTGTGGTATTGGTTATCATGGGTTATGGAATTATAATTTAACTGTTTCAGGCAAATCAGCACCATCAATAATGATTTTAATGTTGTTTATAGGTTTAATTAGTTCAAAGTTTGCTTCAAACAATCTTAGAAACAAAAAAAATATAAATCAAGAAAATGAATATAATTAAATAACTATAAAGCCAAAAAATAAATTATGGAAAATTTAGAACAAATTTTAAATGAAATATATAACCAAACACCATATTTAGAGTATCAAAATAAAACAGAATTTAAAAAAGAATACCCAGCAACATATGGTGAAGTAACAAAACAATCCACAAATGCTATTGTAAACCAATTCAAAAAACACTTCAATCAAGATACAATATTTTATGACTTAGGTTGTGGGTTAGGAAAAATGGTAATACATGTTGCTTTACAATATAACCCTAAAAAATCTTGTGGTATTGAGTTATCAAAAGAAAGAATAAAGGGAGCAAATGATTTAAAAGAAAAACATTGTAAAGACAATAAAATTATTTCTTTTATTGAGGGTGATTTCTTTGATAATAATTTTAGTGATGCTACCGTTATTTATGTAGATAACACCGCTATGTCACATGATATTACAAAAAAGATTATTGATAACTTATCGAAAGGTTGTTTATTTATTTGTAGAAAAAAACCACATTTTATTGAAACTGAGGAACTTAGTGCAGATAGATTTAAAACTGGGTATAAAAAACCAGATATACATTTTTTAATAAAAGAATAAAAAAATATGAAAGATTTAATAAAACTTTATGAAAACTTTTGTTTTTTAAAGGAAATCCCTTTTAAATTAGATGATAGTGTTAATAGTTATGATGACACAACTCTTTTTTGTCCAGCTGGTATGCAACAATTTAAAGACAAATTTAAAAATCCTGATAACACCACAATAGCAAATATACAATCTTGTATTAGGTTAAATGATTTAGAAGAAATCGGTGATGGTACCCATATGTTACACTTTAGAATGATTGGTTTGTTTTCTTTCGGTAAAATGACACTTAATGAGGCTGTTGATTTTTGGGTGGATTTTATTAAAGACTTCTTAGGTATAAAGATTGATTATGTTACTATTCACCCAGATAAATTTGATACTTGGAAATGGTTATATGAACGTCATAAAATACCAATTAAATTAGATAGTGAATGTATTTGGTCAGATGGTGAAATGGGTGGTTATTGCACCGAGTTTTATCATGATGATGTTGAAATTGGTAATATCGTAAATACAATGGATAAGTTTATTGATGTTGGTTTTGGATTCTCTAGAATTAATGATATTATTAATGGTAAGAACGAATTAACAAAAAATGATATATTGAGTGATGCTATCAATAAGATTATTGAAGCTGGTTTTAAACCTGGTCCACAAAAACAAGGATACGTGCTTAGGAGACTTTTAAGGCAACTTTATAAGGGTGGTGGTAGTATTGAACATCCATTCTTCACAAAAGAGGTTGAGAGACAAGAAAAGGCTAAAGTAAGATATGAAAGGCTTAAAATTAAACATCGTGACAAACCAAAAGAATGGTGGTTTGATACACATGGAATTGATTTAGATGAAATGGAGGATTAAAAACCCTCCATTTTTTTTATTATAACAAATTAAAATAGTTGTTTGTAGTAGGGTCGTATTTTAATTCAGAACTATTTCCACCATTAAATAAATTATGGATTAATTTATCGTATGTTTTTGATATTAATGGGTTTGATACATGATATCTCCATAAAGATTGTTTATTACGTTCCTTATAGTATTCCAGATTTTTATCGTGGTTTTCCAATATCCAGTTTAACATTTCACCACCTTTTCTTGAATCTGAGTTTTCATAATAATAACCTATATCTTTACACATTGGTGCGTTATGTAATACAGGATAACCCATATACGCAACATCCAAATAAAGATAGTTTAATGGGTTCATAATTTGATGAGAAACAACAATATCCAAAAACTGAGATACAACATAAGAAGTTTGATATCTATGTTCCATTGTTACTTTTTTGTCCTTATATAAGTCCAAACTTTTAATAATTGATATGAATGGTGGATTTTTATCCAAACCACCTTTTTCGTGTTTTCCGTTTGTTATCATCAACTTATCAATCTTATTTTTACCAATTTCTGTACGATAAGATTCTTCTGCAATTAAAGTTGGTATAACAGCGGTTTTAACCATATTTAAGTTTGGTTCCATAATACCAATAACCTTCTTTTCTTTTGTTGGGTCGTATCTATGGTCTTTTTTATATTTTCCTTCTTTGCTTAATTTATTGATTGAGTTTAGGGATGAATCCAAGAAACTATTATCCCATAAGAAAGGTACACTTATTGCGTTTGTTCTATAAAGTGTTTTAAAGTAACCACTATTATTATAATCTTGTTGTGGCACATACCAAACTTCATCAACACCTTCATCAACAATATGTGGCTTTCCTTCTTTAAATAACATCTCTTCAATGAATAAAACATAATTGTTACCACACTTATAATTAATAACTTTATTGGTTGGTTTTTGTTTCTTAAAATCTTTAATTGTTTCGTTTGATATTTGTGCTCCCATGGATATAATTAAATCCATTTCTCTGTATTTATCTTTTAATAACGAAACATTAATTCCATCGAAGTGTTTTGGTGGGTTATTTAAATCAATATCCAACGTATTCAATAAATAAATTTGATAATTCTTTTTTGATTTTTTTAATAGGTTAATCATCATAAGGATGTTTAGTTTCATCCCATTTGTCCACATTGATTCTTTTATATCGTTTAATGCTATGGTAATACCTATTTTTATATTTTCTGTATCCATCATACTATTCTTGGTTTTTTTGTGTTTTTATAGATATCAGAGTTAAATTTCTTCAAGTCATCTAATGAAATATTTAGTTTTTTTCTCCACTTTGTTATAACGTGTTCGTAACCATTATTATATAACTCACATTCTTCTAAAACTGGGTTATCAACACCTACTTCATCTATATCATAAGATGGGTCCGAAATTAAATATAAATCTCTTGTTATCTTATAATAAATATCTTTTTCCATAACTTTTAAACCTTTAAAAATAAATATAAGGGAATAAAAAAAGGTCTAAATAATTTTAGACCTTTTATATTGTTTTTTTTATTTATTATAATCCAAATCTTCCTTTGGTTGTGTTATAATTTTGTAATACTTCACTATCTGTTAACGCTCTATTGTAAATTAAAGTATTACCAATTTTTTTATCACTAGCAACATAACTACCACCTGGATAACTATTAATAGATATACCTTGTGTTGTTTGTGCTTGACTACTAGAATTAGAAGACCCAAACAAAACTCCATTATGATATAGTGATACTGTAGATGTACCATTATAAGTACCAACTATATTGTGCCAATTACCATCTTCTAAATCTGTTTTTAATATTTTAGGGGTTGCAGTACCATAAAAAAACTGTATACCACTATTCTCATAAAACCAGTATGTTCTAGAGTTAATACCTAAACCCTTACTTAATAAAACTTTATTATTAGATAATAAATTGAATTTAACCCACATAGAAACTGAAACAGAGATGGTATTTAAAGAATCTGAATTTGATATTGAAACATAATCATTCACACCATCAAATGACACAATTCCTCCATTATCAGTTAAGTATGTTACACCATTGGTTAATGTACCATCATTATTATTTGATGTTAAATCATTCCAAATAGTACCTGTACCTGGATATGATAATGTATTTCCTGCATCTAAATGTAACACTAACCCATCTGTTATTATATTTGATGTTTGTCTTGGTCTCACCCCTACTCTTGTTTGTGCCATAATATTTTGTTTTTTAATTTATATTATTTTTGTTTTCCGTTTCCTGAATTGTATAGTTGTGATACTTCTGTTGGTGTTAGTTCTCTGTTCCAAATACCTATTTCATCCATATTACCATTTAAGAATTGACTAGATGTTCTCCTACTTAATATAAAACCATTTACAAAACCCAAAGATGTACAATCAGTGAATGTTGTTGTACCAGCAGAAATTAAATTACCATCCATATACATATTTAATAATTTAGTTGACTCATTCCAAGCGAAAGCAACATGTCTCCAAACATTATTACCTATAGTTAAACTTTGTGATAAATAACCCCCATTTGTTTTGAATGCGTATAAAATTATTGATGTAAATTGGAAAGTAAAACCCATAGACCCATTTGAACCGAAATTAGGTGTTTGAAAAAAACAGGCCGTACCTGTATTATTTTTATACACCCATCCACTTACCGTAAAATCTCCAGTAATACCAACATCACCTGTGTATTGTACATAATCATTAACACCATCAAACTTAAATCCTTGATTAATTTTACCTGTGTCATATGTTGTTCCATTAATTAATGTTAAATCGTGTCCATTCCCTGTTTGGTCTATTGGTGTTCCATCAGCTCTATAATAAGCCAATAATCCATCCCATATACCAGGTCTTCTAACCCCCACTCTTGTTTGTGCCATTTTTTATATTGTTTTAATTTTATTTGTTATTTTTAAAGAAAAAAAAAGGGTTTAAATAAATAAACCCTTTGTTTAATCTTTTAATTTTTAGATTACCTCTTCAGTTGATGTCCATTCAGGTCCTTCACAAATTGTAATCATTTCTTCTTTTGTGTAATCTGTGAATGAATCACCTTCAACGATGAATTTTGTTCCATCGATTGACTTTCTTACTGTATCAGCTGTTGAATAACCTGTACATAATGAAAAGTCGAATGTTGTAATCTCTGCGATGTCTTTAATTGCGTATCCCATTTTTTTTGTTTTTAATTAATTATTTGTTATTTTATTCAATTATAAATATCTACCAATTTTTAATAATAGAGATATTTATATTTTTTTTTTTTTTAAATTCCACCACCATCGGTGATTGTCCATAAATCACTTAAAATTAAGTTTGATTTTGCTGCTTCAGCTGGACTTCCTATTGTGTATTTGGACGTACCAAAGTTAACAGACAAACCACTTACGGGGTTAAGTGCGTTCCATGCAACTAATAACTTATCATATTCAGTTGTTGTTATAGTTGAACCTCTTAGGAAATCTTTCATATTAGAAACAGTAGATATATCCCAAGTGTCTAATCCAACAACATCACACACACCTAAACCATAAAATGGTTCATACATAATAACTGGTCCAGATGTTCTTATTGTAATACCTGTAACATCAATATAATCAGCACCACACCCATTAAACATACCAGCGTATCTATTACCAAATGTTGTACAATTACTTAAATCCCAACCACTTACATTTAATGATGTTAAATTAACTGTGGGTGAGAAGGTATTAGATGTTGAAGTGACTTGAGAAACATCCCATCCTGTTAAATCTAAATCGCCTGATATACCACAACCACGGAACATACCAATAATATTAGTGAATGGTACTGTTATATCTTCAATACCAGTTATTGTGGTTAAATTAGGTGTAGCTTGGAAGGTACTTGAGAAATTAACACCTAGTGTTCTAAAAGTAACTCCACTTACATCAACAGAAGTCAATGATATGTTATAGTAGAACATTTGTCTGAAATCACTACAATTAGATAAATCCATTCCTGACATATCTAAAGATGTTAATGATGTACAACCTCTAAAAGTTTGGTACATAGTATATACTTTAGAAGTGTTAAGTGTGTTAAACCCTGTTACTGTAGTTAATGAGGTACAATTATAAAATACCTCTCTAAATTGAACATTTGAAGTTGTGTTTAATTTACATCCAGTAAAATCTATTGAAGTTAATGATGTACAAGATTGGAAACCACCAGTATAACCCCAACCAAAAGAAGTACAAGAAGTTAAATCCCAACCAGCTAAAGACATTGTGGTTAATGATGTACAACCATTAAAAGCATTTGCTAATGTATTAACTAATGATGTATTTGGAATATCTGTGGCATAAATTTCTAAATTACTACACCCTTGGAAAGAAGTACCCATACTTCTCCATTCATTATAACCCCACTGATTAACTGACATCAATTTTTCTCTATCAGTACCATTAAATTTAGGCCAAGGTAAATTACCTAAGACTTTAATTGTATAAATTCCTGGTGTTGAATAGACGTGAGTTAAATCAGTATCATTATATGATGTAATTGTTGATGTTGTACCATCACCCCACTCAATCGTTGCATTATAAACACCTAAATTTCCAGCACCTAAAATAAATGTATCACTCGCACTACCAGCATTTTCAGTGTTTATTGTAAATATAAATTTTCTTTTTTCCAAGGAACCATCTTTGATTCCAACTCTTATCTGTGCTGCCATAATTATTCTGTTATTTCTTCTTCTTCATTGTTATCAACATCAATTCCATAAACATTTAATAACTCTGTTTTCCAAGATGTTTCATCATCGAATATTGTGTGATTCGGTAAACCTGTTTCGGTTTGTTGTGGTGGGTCAGTTTTTCCGTAGTGAACAATTGAATTATCTTCATTTGTTGCAATCCACCATTTTTCATTCATTTCTGTTTTTGTTACTATTATCATAATTTATTTTTTTATATAAATATCATATAAAAAGGGAGATATTCACCTCCCTTCATTTTTTTTTATTAAACCGTTACAGTCCATCCTTTTGATGTTGCTATAGCAATATCTTCAGGAGTTAAATCAGCTGTACCAGGGTTATACCTAACATCTATTGTTTGAGATGTTGCGTTACCTAGGTTGTTAAATATGTTTATTAAAGCCAATCTAGACAATTTGTTTGTATTATAACTATGTGATTTAGTTAAACCAAAAATATTAGATTCAGATAATTCAAAATTACTTCTTAACATAAGGTTAGCACTTGTTACGTTAGACATATCTAAACTACCAATTTTTCTTAGTTCTATACACCTGTCAAAAGTATAAGTCACATTTGTCGTTAAAGAAAAATCCAAATCAGGAATAATTTCAATTTTACTAGAATTAAATAAATAATGTAAATTTGATTGTGAATTACTTGTATTGATTTGTGGTATAGTTTTTAAACCTGTACCTATAAACATTGCGTATATATTTGCACTATCTGTGTTAAAGTCTGATGGTAATTCTCTTAATGATGAACAACTATGGAACATATAACTCATATTTGAAACACCTGAAGTATTAATTAAACCATTTGGAAATCCTTCTAATGAACTACAATATATAAACATATAGAATGTTGTAGTACAATTTTGTAAATCTAATAATGGTAAGTTTTTTAAATTACTACATCCTTGGAAAACATTACTTAAAACTGTTGCAGATGAAGTATCTAAACCAGTAACAGTTTCTAAACTACTACAATTTAAAAACATTTTATTCATAGTAGTCACATTACCAGTGTTTTGTAAATTAACTTCTTTTATCTTATTACTACCATCAAACATTTGTATTGTACTTGTACAAGAAGTTAAATCCAATGATATTTTTTCTAATGAAGAACAATCTTTAAACATATAATCACATTTCGTTGAGTTTGAAGTATCAAACCCTTCAGGTAATTCTAATATACCTGAATTAAAAAACATATATTGCATATTTGTAACACTGTCTGTGTTTAATAAATGTATTTTTCTTAAAGATGAACAATAACCAAACATACCATACATATTTGTACAACCACTAGTATCAAAATCTTTAGGTATTTCTAATAACGAATTACAACTATGAAACATATAACCCATATTTGAAACACCAGATGTGTTAATTAAACCATTTTCAAATCTAACAATAGAAGAACAACGAACAAACATATAGTATGCTGTAGTACAAGAAGTAAAATCTATTTGTGGTACATCAATTAAACTAGAGCAACTTTCAAATAAATTACTTAAATTTGTTGCAGATGAAGTATCTAAACCTGTTACAGTTTCTAAACTACTACAACCTTTAAACATTTTATTCATGTTTGTCACATTACCAGTATTTTGTAAATTAGCTTCTTTTATCTTATTACTACCCTCAAAAATTTGTACTGTATTTGTACAAGAAGTTAAATCTAACGATATTTTTTCTAATGAAGAACAATTTTTAAACATACTACCACATTCCGTTAGGTTTGAAGTGTCAAAATCAGATGGTAACTCTATTAAATTAGAACACCCATTAAACATACTAGTACCATTTGTAATGTTTGTCATATCAAATGATACCAATTTTTTAATTTTTGAATTAACAAAAAGACTAGTCGCATTAGTTATACTATGTGAACCAATAAATTCGATTTGTTCCATTTTTTTATGGTACGCACTCCCAGGTCTAAAAATACTTATATTTTGACCAGCTATTTTAACATCCAAAATATTAGAATAAGTAGCTACGTTTAATTCAGATTGATAAGCGTAAGCTAAATCAAATTTAGTTAATGCACCTGGTACTTGTGGTGTTATTTTAACAATTACTTGTCTATATCCTTCAGATGTTAATGTTGACTCATCAAGGTCTTCCCAATTCAATACATGATTTACTCTGTGAGTCGCACTTGTTTTTGATATACCATCATAATTAATAATGTTTCCATCACCCCAATCAACAGTAAAATCATCATTAACTGCAAAACCAACATAACTTGGTGTGTTTTCATATACACTAACCAACATGTAAACAACTTCATCACCATTATTAACTTCAGGCAACGTTAACCAATCACTTGGTCTCACATAAGTATCATTAAATGTTGTTGTTTTTTCATATGTATAATTTAATTTATTATATCTTACCGTAGCATTCGGTAAGTACATATATTTTGGGGCTTGAACCCCTCCTACTACTTGTGCCATAATTTTTTATTTTTTTAATTAATTTGTTATTGTTTTTTTATTATAATGTAGTTTCTTCTTCTGAAATATTATCTTCTTCTTCCTCTTCAGGTTTATTGAATATATCAATAAATCCTTCAGGTTCATCATCATACCATTTCCATCCATCAACTGGATAGTTGTATGTATCTTTTTGTTCTTTTAATAAAGAATAATCACCATTATACACCGCATTCGGTGCATAATACCAACCTTCTTCGGTTTCTTTGTAAAATCCTAGTTTTAATTCCATTTTTCTTTTTTTTATTTTTTAATTTGTTATTTTTTTTATAAATATGAAAAAAGAGAGGGAGAATACCCCCTCTTTAATTATTAAATTATTAAACCGTTACAGTCCATCCTTTTGATGTTGCTATAGCAATATCTTCAGGAGTTAAATCAGCTGTACCAGGGTTATACCTAACATCTATTGTTTGAGATGTTGCGTTACCCAAGTTGTTGAAAATGTTAACTAATTCAGTTCTAGATAACTTACCATGAAGATAAGTATGTGATTTAGTTAAACCATATATATCAGACTTACCAATACCATAGTTATTTCTGAACATATTTGTTGCGTTAGTTACAGATGAAAAATCCAAACTACCTATTTTTCTAAGTCTTGAACAATAACCAAACATTTCTCTACTATCTGTAATATTGGAAGTATCCAAATCAGGAATTTCTTCAATACCTGATTGTCTAAACATATAATAACCACTAGTTATATTTGAAGTATTAATAGATGGTATTGTTTTTAAATTAGATGTTGTTTGAAACATATAAAGCATATTTGTTGCACTATCTGTATTAAAATCAGATGGTATTTCTATTAAATTTGAACAATAACCAAACATACTTTGCATATTCGTTACACCTGATGTATTAATTATATCATTATCAAATCTTATGATTGAATTACACCCATAAAACATACTTGAAGTCCTTGTACAACTTTGTAAGTTAATTTTAGGTAAATCCATTAATTTATTACAACCATAAAACATTTGATGTGTTATTGTCATTGAACTTGTATCTAAACCAGTTATTTTAACTAAGTTTGAACAGCCGTAAAAAGCATCTTGTCCACTTGTTACATTGGATGTATTTATTAAATTAATTTCTCTTATCTGAGAAGAATTTTTAAACATATTGTGCATACTTGTACAACTAGATAAGTCTAATGTTGGTAACGTTTTTAATTTATAACAATGCGAAAACATCTCTCCAGCGTGTGTTATATTAGAGAAATCTAAATCAGGAATTTCTTCAATATCTGCTTGTCTAAACATATAATAACCACTAGTTATATTTGAAGTATTTAATAAAGGTATTCTTCTTAAAGAACTACATTTATTAAACATATAAGTCATATTTGTTGCACTAGATGTATCAAAATCTTTAGGTATTTCTATTAAATTTGAACAATGACCAAACATACCTTGCATATTCGTTACACCTGATGTATTAATTATATCATTATCAAATCTTATGATTGAATTACACGCATAAAACATACTTGAAGTCCTTGTACAACTTTGTAAGTTAATTTCAGGTAAATCCATTAATTTATTACAACCATAAAACATTTGATGTGTTATTGTCATTGAACTTGTATCTAAACCAGTTATTTTAACTAAGTTTGAACAGCCGTAAAAAGCATCTTGTCCATTTGTTACATTGGATGTATTTATTAAATTAATTTCTCTTATCTGAGAAGAATGTTTAAACATATTTTGCATACTTGTACAACTTGTCAAATCTAATGTTGGTAATTTTTCTAATGAACTACAATACGCAAACATGTCATATACATTTGTTAAACTTGTTAAATCCATATCTTCTGGTAACTCTATTAATTTAGTACATTGTCTAAACATATAATAACCATTAGTGATATTAGACATATCTAAAGAAACTATTTTTTTAATAGTTGAACCATTAAACATACTGTTACTAGCCACAATACTATTTGAACCAACAAACTCAAATTGTTCGAATTTTGGGTTATTACCACCACCAACTTTTAAATAATTGATGTTTTGTCCAGCCATTTTCATATCCAAAAGACCTGAAAGACCTACACCACCATATACACCATTAAGCATTGATTGATAGAATGATTGATTATTGAAATGAGTTAAACCACCAGGAACTTGTGGTGTGATTTTAACAATTGCTTGTCTATATCCTTCTGATGTTAATGTTGATGGGTCAATGTCATCCCAATTTATTGAATAACCTGTTTTACCATCAACAGCATTCACACTTGTACTATTTTGGTCATAATTAATAATATTTCCATCACCCCAATCAACAGTATAATCACCTCTAACTGAGAATACGATACTATTTGGGTTATTTTCATAAATTGCAACCAACATGTAAATTACTTCATCACCTTCATTTACCGCTGGTAAATCCAACCAATCCGCTGGTCTTGTATAAGTTTTGTATGGTGTTGTATCGATTGGATAATTATAATTTAATTTATTATATCTTACCGTAGCGTTAGGTAAGTAAATATATTTAGGTGCTTGTACACCTCCTACTACTTGTGCCATAATTTTCTATTTTTTTAATTAATTTGTTATTATAATTCACCTTCAGGTGTTTCTTCAGTTATTTCTTCTTCAGGTTTATTGAATATATCAATAAATCCTTCAGGTTCATCATCATACCATGACCACCCATCCGTTGGATAAGTGTAGGTATCTTTTTGTTCTTTTAATAAAGAATAATCACCATTATACACTGCATTTGGTGCATAATACCAACCTTCTTCGGTTTCTTTGTAAAATCCTGGTTTTGTTTCCATTTTTCTTTTTTTTTATTTTTTAATTTGTTATTTTATAGTTTTATTAACACATCATGAGTAATTAATCGAATTAATTTTGTTGTTTCAGGGTTATTTTTATGTGTTTTTCTTATAGAAGAATAAAACCCCATTCCAGACCAAGCATATTCAACCAATATTCCGTTTGGTTTTAACTCATCAACAATTTTTTGATACATACCCATCAATTCATTTTCATTCTTAAATGGTGTGTAACAATAAACAATATCATATTTACCATAATTATGATTCATAATATCATCAACATACAAATCGATATTATTATCCCAATAACCTTTTAGGTTTTTATTAAAAAAATCAACATACTCTTTATACTTCTCAACACCAAAAAAATTAAAAGTTTTGTCCTCAAATTTTTTGGATTCAATATAAAAGTTATACATCATTGTACCCAAACCAAATCCAGCATCACATACGTTAAATGTTGTTTTTGATGGTGTTAAATTTATCATTCTGGGAAAAATATTTTCGAATTGGGTTGTTGTTGGTTCGATATAATACCACTCATTGGTGTTATCAACAAAATCATTATTGTTTAATTCTTGTGATTTTATTTTATATTCTTTTTTCATAAGTGTTAAAAATAAAAAGAGGGAGGAGTATTTCATCCTCCCCTTTTTTGTTTATGTATTAAATTAATAATACATTGGTTTTAGTTTAATCTAGGGTTGTAGATTATGCTAATGGAGTAAAGTTACCATAATAATCAGGGTTTACAGCAATTGCTTCTTGTCCGTAAATCACAACTGATGCTCCAGTTTCAGGTGCTACATTGAACGTGAAGGTACCTTGAGTGTTACCTTTAGCATCTACTACTGAACTGAAAGTATAATCAACATCTCTTTCTTGTAATAAACCATTTAAGTAGATTGCTCCACTTCCATTAATTAATACACTGAAATCTACAGTTACACCATCTCCGACTGCACTATTTAAAATCACAAACTTCCCGACATTAACAGCGTTTAAAATCATAGATTTGATTTCAACTAATGCTCCGTTAACACCATCTTTGATAGCTTGGTCGATTGAGTTTTGAACTGAAATCTCAGCAGATAACACAACTTCTAATGAAGCGTCAGCAGCAAGTCTTGCAGCTTTCTCTACAGAGTCAGCAGCTTCGAATGCAGCTGTTACAGCAGCGTCACCAGCAATTCTTGCGTTTTGTTCAGCTAAGTCAGCAGATTCTCTAGCAGCAACTTCAGTTGAGATATCAGCGTTTACTTTAGCTTCTAATGAAGCGTCAGCAGCTTCTCTAGCAGCAACTTCAGTTGAGATATCAGCGTTTACTTTACCTTCTAGTGAAGCGTCAGCAGATTCTCTAGCAGCAACTTCAGTTGATAAAGCAGCGTCATTACTCAATACGTAAGAAGCAAATGCTTGGTCGTTTTCAGTATCAACAGAGTTGATTAGTGTTACGATTTCAGCAAATGAATCTTTATCAGCATCAGAAGCCTCTAAGATAGCATCAATTCTACTTTTTTCAGTAGATACTTTAGCCTCTAATGAAGCGTCTCCTGAAACTCTCGCTGATTCTTCAGCAGATACGTCAGCATCGATTTTAGCTTCTAATGAACCATCAGCAGCAACTCTTGAACTAGCTTCAGAACTGATTGCAGCTTCTCTAGCAGCAACTTCAGTAGAGTATTCAATAGCGTGAGTTGATTCCTCAGTAGACAATCTTAATTCTAATGAAGCATCAGCAGCAGCTCTAATACTAGCTTCAGCAGATACGTCACCTGTTACAGTAGCATCAAAGTTATCTAAAATTCCTTTAGTAATGAATGATAAAGCATCATATCCAGCTAAACTATCTGGTTGAACACCAGCTTTGTTTAAACCTTCGAATGTTCTTTCTCCAGCTGTACCTTCAGCAATAACATCTTTCATTCTAATGTTGTTATCACCATCAACTTCGATTGTTACATCATCAGTTAAAGGTAATGCATCGATTTCAGCTTCCAATGAAGTATCACTAGCTAAACGAGTTGATTCTTCAGCATCTAATTCACTAACAACTTCTGCGAATGAATCGATTGAGTTTAAGTCAGTGTTAGCGATGATTGAAGAAACCTCACTTGATAATACTGTAGCGATTGAATCTTCAGCTTCAGTAGCTCTTGAAATCTCAGCAGCTAATGCAACATCTAATGAACCATCAGCAGCAATTCTTGCAGCTTCTTCACTAGCTATAGATTCATTTAAATCCTTAGACTCAAGTTCGATTTTTTCATTTAATGAAGCATCAGCAGATACTCTTGAACTTACTTCAGATTCGATAGCTGTATCATGCTGAGCATCTTTAGCTGTAGCTCTAGCTATCTCAGCGTTTAATTCATTTTGAAGGTCAGTATCTGTATTTATCGCTCTAGTTATTTCGTCATCGATTTTAGCTTCTAATGAACCATCAGTAGCAATTCTTGCAGATTCTTCAGCTGACATGTCAGCATCGATTTTAGCTTCTAATGAACCATCAGCAGCAATTCTTGCAGATTCTTCAGCTGACATGTCAGCATCGATTTTAGCTTCTAATGAAGCGTCAGCAGCTTCTCTAGTAGCTTTCTCTACAGAGTCAGCAGCTTCGAATGCAGCCGTTACAGCAGCATCACCAGCAATTCTTGCGTTTTGTTCAGCTAAGTCAGCAGATTCTCTAGCAGAAACCTCAGTTGAGATATCAGCGTTTACTTTACCTTCTAATGAAGCGTCACCTGAAATTCTTGAAGATACTTCAGTTGATAAAGCAGCATCATTAGATAATACATAAGATGCAAATGCTTGGTCATTTTCAGTATCAACAGAGTTGATTAATGTTACGATTTCAGCGAATGAATCTTTATCAGCATCAGAAGCCTCTAAAATAGCATCAATTCTACTTTTTTCAGTAGATACTTTAGCCTCTAATGAAGCGTCTCCTGAAACTCTCGCTGATTCTTCAGCAGATACGTCAGCATCGATTTTAGCCTCTAATGAAGCGTCTCCTGAAACTCTCGCTGATTCTTCAGCAGATACGTCAGCATCGATTTTAACTTCTAATGAACCTTCAGCATCTTTAGCTCTAGTAGTTTCATCACTGATTGATGTCTCTAATGAACCTTCAGCATCTTTAGCTCTAGCAACTTCAGCATCGATAGCTGCATCATGTTCAGCATCTTTTGCTTCAGCTCTAGCAACTTCAGCAGCGATTTCAGCATCATGTTCAGCATCTTTTGCTTCAGCTCTACTCTTCTCGTTGGTAATTGCTTGTTCTAAATTTTGTAAGTCGTCAACTAACCCAGGTAAATCTGATTTCTCAATACCAATTGGTCTTAAAATTTCAGCATCAGTCAATTTACCGTCTGATTGTTTATTTAAGATAATCCTAGTTCCACCTGTAAAATTGTTTGTTGGCTCTACTGGTGCTTCTAATAAAAATAATCTATTTTCCATTTGTTTTTTTAATTATTATGTTTTATTCTACACTCTTTCGTGTCGTTTTTGGCATATACATAATTAATTTAAATATAAAATAGGATTATAAATATAAATGATTAAAAACTATTAAAATATTTTTATACAAAAAAATATTTATTAAAAGTTTTTTTTAATATAAATGTGAAATAAATCTTCAAATTTTGTTTGAGAGATTTCTTGATATAATATATAAATTTAAATATTTGAGCCTTGGAAGCTCATTGCAATTAATAAATATAAAGAAAAAAAAATAAAAACTATTTTTTAACATTTTTTAACAAATAATCTACCTTGTTTATTTTCTTTAAAATATATAAACCTCTAATTTTAAAAAACTTATTACAATATTCTAAAAAACTTTCATATGTTTTAAATTTGTTAAATTTAGGAATGTTATATGATTGTAAAATATTAAATTCTTTTTTACATTTTTTATTTTTAAAATTTTCAACTTTGAAATCTAACATTTTTTTTATTTCATTTTTATAATAAAAATTATTGTCAAAAAAATGATTTTCTAAAAAAGAAGGTATTTCTAATTTTGTTGAATAATAAAAAAAGCGAATAACTTTTATTAAGTTAGGTATTTTACTTTTGTCTGTTGTTAATAATTTTTGAAAATCTTCAGTATACAACTCTTTAACTTCTTTACTTTCTTTAATTGGTTTACCTCCATTTTTATAAATGCACCAATCAACATAAATATGTTTTAACTCATGTAACAAAGAATCAACTGTTAAATTATTTACATTCAAAGTAAGATAAGATATATATTCATTTTTGTCTTTATGGAATCCAGATTTATCATGTAAATACTCATTCAATTGACCTAACTCAATAATAATTTTATCTACACCAAAATTTTCATATATACCTTTTAAGGATTTAATGTCTATGATTAGTTTTTCATTAATATTATCTTCAGAATAATAGTTTGATATTTCTTCTACAATAAAATCTGTTAAATTTTTAACTACTAAAGATATTCCTAACATAATAACAAAAAATTAATATGTTATAATCTTAATTAAAGGTTATAAATAAGATTTTTTAAATTTTTGATTGAATTTGTATAAGACAAAGGTTTACAGTTTCCTTCTTCAGTTAAATAAAGATTAACTAAATTTAATAATTCTTCAGTTTCATCAAAAATAAAAGAAACTTTATTCTTATTTTTTTCAACCGAAATTTTTTGGTTGTTCAACTTTAAGAAAGCTGCTAAATATAAATCGTTTGTTTTGTACTTATTCATGTTTCAATTATTTTATAGTTCTCATTTTTGCGTTATTAATAAATATGATTTTTTTTTTTATTTTATGATTTATATTAATTTTATTTTTAAAAAAATCTATAAGTACATTTTATTCTAGAATCTTTTAAAGGTGGGTATTTGAATATAATTTGATTATCAACAATTTCATAATCATAATCTTGACTATCATCTTGTAGTAATCCATTTACATAAACATGTTCAGAGTTTATTTCAGGTAGATTTTGTAATAAAAATATATTATTAAATCCATCAGCAACCCCTTCTGGTATTTCTTTGTCTGAAATTTGAAGTTCTGGGGAGATTTTTTCTATTAGTCTATAAGTACATCTAACTTTTGAACCTAAATAAGGTGCTTTTCTAAATGTTATAACATTTCCGAATATAGTATAATCATTTTCTTCTCCTGGGTCTTGTAAAGCTCCATTTAGATAAACATGCTCAGAGTTTTCTTGTGGTATTTGAGATAATATAAATTCTCTATTTATACCATTAACTATCCCAGTAGGTATCTCTTTATCTAAAAAGCTTTTTTCGTCTTTATTGTCTATTGATAGGGGTTGCCAATCAGTAGTGGTAAAGTTCCAATCAACATCTTTTAGAATATAAAAAGAATTACTTTCTAAAATATACACCATCATCCCAGACTTTCGTCTCTCTGCTGGTAAACTATTTAATTGAAATGCACTATTAAGAACAGCATAAGAACCAACATCCATAGGTGTAGCATATATGTTGTTGTTTAAAATGTTCCTACTATTATATGTAATTAAAGATGGCATACTAATAAATAGTAAATTTTTAATTTATTAACCTCTAATTAACCGAATCCATACATTATCTGCAACTGCTGTAAACCAATAATTCGCATTAAAGTAAGCTTGACCTTGATATGTATCTAATATTGTAGGACCTACATATACACCATTAATATCCCAATTTGTAGAATTATCTAATAAAGATATGTTATAAGCTGACAATATATAAGCATCTAAAATTGGAATCTCTTCAACTGTACCTCCAGTTGGTGTTGAAGTACCTACGACTGATTTCCCTGTTAAATTTTGAAACTTTTCAAATGTAACACTTTGAGGTTGTATAGTTGTACGACCTGAATAATTAATAAAAACATCACCAATAACATCTACAGCTTGAGGATTGTTAGTTTGGTCTCCAATAAATATTTGCGCTTGATTTATGGAAGGTAAAGGTGTTAAAGCTCCTATTGGAGCAAATAAATTAGATAAATCAGTAGAACCTGAAGAAATTACCCCAGAAACTTCAAAATCACCATTAATAGTTAATCCTGTAAATTCATCTATAACAACTTCTAAAATGGAAGAATCACTCTTAGATAAAGTTAATTTATTCGCATTATCATATGTTAAACCATTAGTAAATACATCAGAACCAATTGTAGAAAAAATATTATACAAATCAGTTCCTGCAGAGTAAATTACTCCACCATTTTCAGCTAACCTAGCATTTTCCGTGTATAAAGAATTACTCTTATTAGCATTTATGTTAACACCTCCAGCAATTACCGTATTATAAATATTATCGTCAATAGTATTACTTAACCCTCCTAATATTGCTGAATAATCAGAATTAGAACCTATAGCATTAGTTAAACCTCCTAATACTGCTGAATAATCACCTCCAGCATCACTATTGGAATTTTTTAAAACAACTGAATTGTTACCACTACCAACTTCAAATAAGCTTAATGTACTTCCACTACCTAATACAACACTATCAATCTCACGCTTCAATGTACGCAAATTAACAGCATCCTTATCATACTTGGGGTCTGATAAATTTAATCCTCTTCCGTTTTTAAAATCGTTTGACATACTATTAAATATTTATTTAACTAATGTATTCCGTATCACAATCAGTTGACCCATAATCATCTAAACTGGTAATAAATTTACCTATTGTATCATGTTTAGTTACAACCCAACAATCTAATCCAACATCTGAACCAAAATATGTAAATTCAATTACAGTTCCTCTTTTTAAATTAAAATCATCACTAGAAGCATTTGCATTTGTCAATTCAATTCCAGTACTATCTCCAATACCATAAAAAATAGAAGTATTATATGTTATATTTACTGATATATATTCTTTAAATGTATTTGAATTCCGCATATTAGCAATAATTATAACATCTCCTGTATTTCCTGTTGTAGGTAAAAAGTTTTTATTTGTAGGATTTGATTGAAATAATGAATAAAATTTATTTACTTCTAAAACTATTGAGTTACTTAAATTTTCTCCTGTTAAGTTTATGAAATTAGTATCGTATTCTTTTTGGTTTACATCACCATTAGACTCTAAAGTTAAAACATTTGTTAGGTTATTATCATTAGATATATTATTAATATTTAACTTTGAAACATATACCATATCATCATCATAAAGATTAGTCATTGAAGAACCTCCTAAAATCGCACTTTTATTACCAAGACATTTTAAATCATACAATGTACTTGTAGAAGAATTTATAAATGAATAATCTCCATCTATTTGAACATATTGACCAGATGCAAAAGAGTAATCTCCATAAGTTAAAGTTCTATTATTTATACTAGTCGAACAAGCTCCAGAAGAAATACTTAAATTATTTAATGACAAAGAATAATTTCCATAAGATTTACACTCATCATTAGATGTAAAAGAATAATCTCCAAATGATGTAGTTTTATTTCCTTGTGCAAAAGAATAATTACCAATAGCAGTTGTTTGATGTCCAGAAGCAAAAGAATAATCACCACCAGCAACATTTTTATATCCATTAGAAAAAGAAGTATTTCCAGATGAAAAATTATCATTACCAGCAGCAAATGAATAATTAGCAGATGCTAAATTTCCAGTTGAATTATCGGCTATTATTGAATAATTTCCAGTACTAGCACTCCACAAAGAGGTCAAACCAGATAGACTATTAATTTTAATTCTACCTTCATTTATATTATCTCCACTTAATATTAAATCCATATTTTTTTATTTTGTTTATTGAATTCTAGATTTAAAAAAATCATAATGCTCAGTTCTTAAATTACTAACAAAATTATTTATAACCCAGAAATAATTTGATGAATTATAATAAAAGAAAGTTAATTCGATATATTCATATTCATATAAATATAAAGATTTATTATCAATTTTTTTTGGAACATCATTAAAATAAGATAAATATACATTAGGAGGAAAATATAAACGAGTAACACTACTTTCATCACTAACTAATTTTATTTTTTTTCCAAAATCTGAAGAATTAGAAGTAGGCATTGTAAAAGTATTATAATTACCAACTTGATAAGTTCCATTTGTCTTGCTAACATATCCATTATTTAAGGTTATATTAATATTTTGTCCTGTTATGTGATTCCAAACAAAAAAAGATGAAGGAATTACCAAATCTTTCGTTATGACATTTCCATTTAAATCTATAGATAAAACTTTTGTTGGAGGAGAAGAAATGTCTTCTACTGTATCTATTTTAACAGAAGGAACATATACAGTATCATCACTCCCCCCAGTTATATTTTCACCTCCAATAATAGCACTTCTATCACCTGTTATTAATGAATTTTTTGAATAAACAAAAGAATAATCGCCAATAGCAGATGAATTATAACCACTTGCAAAAGAATAATTTCCAGAAGCAATTGTCTGATATCCAGAAGCAAAAGAATAATCACCAATAGCAGTTGTTTGATATCCAGAAGCAAAAGAATAATCACCAATAGCAGTTGTTTGATATCCAGAAGCAAAAGAATAGTTTCCTATGGCAGTTGTTTGTAATCCAGAAGTAAAAGAAAAATCTCCAATTGAACTACCACTCTCTCCTGTTGCAAAAGAATAATCTCCATCAGCACTTACATTTTTACCATAAGCAAAAGAATATAATCCATTAGATTTGCTTTTTAGACCTCCAGCAAAACTATAGTCATTTGAAGATATATTATTTGTATCATTTATAGATATAATTGAATTGTTACCAGTAGTAGAACTCCAAATATTAGAATCCCCAGAAAAATTTTCATTTATTTTATCTACAGCTTCAAAAGTTGTATCGCTTGTTAATATGTAATTAAAACTCATAATTTTTATATCTTTTTTTAAATAAATCTATCACTCAATAAAGCATCAAAACCCGTTGTTGAATTATATTTTTGAAAATTTTGCAATGTTGTTATATTTGAAATTACCCATTTTATTCCTGAACTAATATTAATACAAGTAAATTCAACAGTTTCATAAATAAATAATTGAAAATTCTTAGTATTACCATATGTATATGTATTACTTGTTATTAATGTATCATTCAATTCATCTTTTCCTCCACCTAAAACTATTAAATCTAAAGCTCCTATAACTTTTATTTTAACACCACTTGTATTTGGCATAAAAGACAAAATTCTTACAGAATCTCCAATTGAAGCAGTAGTAGGTAATCTTAAGGTGTAAGCAACTGATGGAGATGATAATTCATTAATTATATAAGAAGAGTTTATATTAAGATTTCTAGTAATAGGTTGACCATTTATTTGTTGCCAATTTTTATAGTTATCAATACCATCGCCAGGTAAACTTGTTTTTTCTACATTTTTAGTAGTTGTATTATAAACTAAAACATCACTACTAGAAGAATTACCAGTAACTGTTTGAATGTTTAAGTATGGTACATATACAGTTTTTGGAGAATTTGCACTTATATTTTGTCCACCTAAAATTACACTATAACTAGCAGACGAACTTAAGGATGAGTATGGAGAACAAAAAATAGATGAATATAATCCATCATTTACATTATTTAATCCACCAAATATATTAGAACCTCTTGAATTTGAAGTAGAGTTATAACCTTGTAAATAAATGACACCACCTGAAGAAGTTATAACATTATTTGCTCCTATACAAAAATTTTCAGAATAATTAACTGTATCTCCTAAACCAACTGTATTTCCTGAACCATAAATTACACTCAACTTACTAGTTGAAATATTATTTTGTCCATATAAAGAATTATAGTCTTTTACTGAATTGTTATTTTTACCAATCAAAAAACTTGAATTGTTACCAGTTAAATTTTGACCATAAATAAATGAATAATCACCATTAGATAATGAGTTTTCGCCACCAACAACACTATATTCTCCTAATGATTCATTATTAGTGGAATTATTTGCTACTATAGAATAAGAACCAGTACCAGCAGTCCATAAAGACAAATTATTATATATATTATTAATTTTTTGTCTTCCTTCTTCTAATGTATCTCCTGTGTTTATTATATTTGACATATTTTAAATTTTAAATAAATATTTGACTACCAACATTTCCAAATGTAGTACCCGTATTACCCCAATATAAATTCAATGCATAATCTACCCCTGATGCAGTAGCTTTATTCATATAAGTTCCAGTATATGTTTGATAATAAGGATGAGTTATTACTACTGCTAAATTACCACCTTGTACATTATTAATTGTATAAGAGCCATTCACATCTGTTGTTGCTGAAAATAAAGTACCAGCACCACCACCAAGAGCTTGATTAATTTCATCTGCAATTACATTTTCATAAGGTGCATCAACTCCTAATTCTACATCTGCGTTAGCACTAACTACAATAAAAATAACAGTAGCACCAGTAATCGGACTTCCAACTAATCCTGAAGGGTCACCAGGAGCATAATCTTGATAAATTCCACCAGAAATATTAAATATTCCAGCTGAAGCAGTAAGAGCTTGTTCACTTCTTCCCCAAGTGGTAACATTTTGTTTTACTCCAAAAATGTTAGTAATTTCTTTAGTATTACCTATTCTGTATAAGAAGAAAGTATCTGGAGAAAGTGGTGTAGAATAAGTTCTAATAAAATCAGGTACTCCTTCTTGTTTTGGAATTCTAAAAATTGTCCCACCAGTAAATGCTGTATCATTAACATCATAAGTTACTTGTAACCTATAATAATCTCCATCAGAAACGTTATTAAAACTGAATATTGGAGAAAATGTATCTAAAGTACCTACAACACTAGGTTGGTCGCTTATAACATCTATATTAGGTTTTTGAGGAGCAACAAAATAAGTAAAAAGAGCACCATGTGAAGTTATTCCAGAAAATTTTCCTTTATTTATTGTTTCTGCGTTCCTACTTGTTTCTACTAAAAAGTCTCCACTGTCACTTAAACCTGATAAGGTTATATTTGTTGCAACTCCACCACTTAAAATTTGATATCCTCCCAAACTCTTATCTCTTTCTAAAGGAAATTCATATCTTGTATCTATGAAATATTGAGCTTTATCTTCTAAGAGTGGTTGTGCAAATTGATTTTCTGGTTTTATTATAAACGGTAAATCTAACGTATAATTTGGTAAAGTTACAGTTGAACCAGTATCATATAGTGTAATTAAAGGGTTTTCTAATATTTCAGAAATAGTATCTGTTGTTATTGTTTCTGCGGTTGCTCCTATTGTAGTTGCAGAATCTGGTAAAATCTCATCTCCTTCTATATCAAAGTTGTTAAAAACTGTATTGTATGTAGGGAAATCTAACTTATAAATATCATATATAGTTTTCGTAATAGCACTAAATGATGATGTGTTTGCAGTATAAGTATAAAATATTTGTTTTTGATTGTTTATATTAACTGAAATCCCATCTATGACTTGATTGTAAAAATCAAATGTTGCACCCTGTAAACTAAAAAGTGGTACTGGGAAAGTTTTTGGCTCTAAGATAGGTTCATAAATATAAGGTATATGATTTTGAATAAAAACTTGAGAAATACCATCATTTTCACCAATTGTTCTAGATACTATTTGTTTATTTAATGACATATTAATCTGGATAAATTATTGGAGTTAAATTTCTAACAACTTGTTGATATTGCACTTGTTTAATTTCTTCTTCATATACTTTTGTGTTTGAATTAATTAAGTTTGTACTTGGATTAACCTTCTCAGACAATGTAACTCTAAAATCAGAAATGTCAATATTTACCTCTGGTTTATTTGAAATATTTGCTGTAAAATTGTTTGAATTTATAGAAGGGTCAAAATTATTAGAAATACTAACAGTAAAATCAGAAGTCTGCACTGTAGGCTCAAGAACTAAAGGTAAATCAACTTTAAACTCTGAACCATCATTTATACCTGGTTTATAAATAAATCTATGTCTATTAAATTCAGTATTTCCATATGTTGTTCCATATGTCGATATTATGCTAGTGGAAGGAACTAAAAAAGGTACTAAATCTTGAAAGTTTCTTTCTAATAAACTTAAAAATTTATCTAACTTCTTAAATGTTAACCTATTTGAATTTTGATTATTAGTCCATAACATATAAGTTATGTATATTTTTTTCAAATCTTTATAGGTACCTGTGGTTCCATTTTGCCAATCTTTTGTTTTTCTATTTCTTGGGTCTACATTGTTTTTGTAAATATAATCTAACCATTCATATATGGTTATTCCTGACATATTATTTGGAACAATAGTATTTACATCTTCAACTTGCCAATCAAAAGGTACAGTTAATCCTGAGAAATAATAAGAAGTTGAACCCCAATTCCACCAACCATACCCTAACTCATACCAATCCATAACATCACACTCGATAGCTCTAGATGGTCTTAAGTCTACATTTATTTCTTTGGAATTTACAATACTTCTAGTATTTCCTGTTTTAGTCTTTAAGTTATCAACTCTTTTTAAAGGGTCATACTCTGTACCTAACCCATCTATAAAGCTTTGACCATTACCTCTACCTAGACCTCCAATTTGAAAAATTTGAGAATTTACATCTGGATAACCATCATTATTTATGATATTACCATTTTCATCAAATGCAAGAGCATCATTTAAATCTCTTGAACTAATTTCATCAAAAAGGTTAGCTGGTATAAAAGATTCTGGTTCATTACTATTTTCTATAGTAAAAGTATTTGGGTCAAATACATCAGTTTCTCCTATATTTAAATCAAGACTTCTTGTTACCTTTTTAACATCATAAACAAATTCTTCTAAATTAAAAAGACATTTAGGCGCACCTATTAATTTAAAAATAAAACTTATAGCATCTCTAGTACCTCTTTTTTTATAGAGCCAAACTATGTTTACCATAATTCTTCTCCACAATTCTAAGTTATATTCTTCGAATGATTTATTAGATGAATCAAATTCTCCTGCTAGATAATCTATTACATTTTCTGAATTAAAGGCATTCGGCAATTTAGCCCCTAACATATTAGCTAGTCGTACTAAAAATTTATTTGGTACACTTTCAGAACCATCATAGCTAACAGAATGAGCATAAGCAATACCGTCTATATATTGTTTAATTGAATCAAATTGCTCAGCATATACAGTTGTTAATTTTCTATAGGCTTTATCTTGAGAATCTAAATCTATAAAATTCTCAGGAAGCATAGTTCTTAGCATTATGTTAGTTTTCTCTTCATCTATATATCTTGCAACTTCTAATATATTTTCTACATAAGAATCAAAAGAGTTTCCATAACTATCAGGAGCAAAACCATCAATCGTCTTTGGCCATTCAAATATTTTTCTTTCATAAGTGCCTATTTCGCTATTCGGAACTAAAAAAGTACCATCATAAATAATTTGCCTCTCCAGATTTGGTAAAGTTCTTTTAAATTGACCCACTCTTTCTCTAGTAGGTCTTATATATAAAGGATAATTAAAACTACTTAAACTAACAGACTCTTGAGGTAATAAAATACCATCTATTGTAAATTGCAAATATTGATTCAAAGAATAACTATAAGAAGTTATTTTATGAATTTCGTTCATAAATGTATTACCAGTACCAAGATTTTGAGAATCTCCACTTAACTGTATAGCAAAAGAACTAGTTTCATTAAATAAATCTATTTGTGATTCTGATTGTTCAGACCTACCAGAAACATATAAAATGTCACCTTGATTAGTTATTGATGAAAAAGCTATTTTAAATGTTGAAGTATTTTGTATAACATCATGAGAATAATCATAAATAGTCACTCCACTATTAATAGATTTTGAAAGAAAAGCATAAGGGAACGTGTCTATTATATTATTTATTGCATTAGCTACTTTAGTATAAAAAGAACCGAAATAAGCATAACTTGTAGCGTCCTCTGGCTTTAAATTTAATTCATTTGATTTTGTTGTTATTACTTTAATAATATCAAAATCAGCTGTTTTTGTATTTTCTAAAGTTGCATAAGAACCATAAGAAAGAGTAGACCCACTAATATTATCTATAAAAGGATTTACTGTATTATTTTCTAATCTAAAAGTACCAAAAGTAAAAGTAGATTCAGAGCCTGTTGCTGCAAATCTCGTATCTCTACCTGGCGTAGGTCTGATGTCTAAAGTTGTTCCGCTATCTATTGATGTCATTTAAAATACTTTAATGATAAATATTTAGTTATAAAAAAACTTATATAAATAAATTTTATTTTTTTTTAATACTATATTTATTTCTATAGGAAAGAAATATTTTTTTAAAGTAAACAAATAAAAGTTTACTTTAAAACTTTTAAAGTTATATTATAAAAAATTCCTAAAAAGAGTAAATAGAAAATGGGATATATTTTAAATGAACCTAAAACTTTTATAAACGTCAAATTAACTGATGTTGGGAGAAGACAATTGTCTTTGGGTAACTTAACTTTTGTTAGTGCTGTTTTATCTGATAGAGAAGTTGATTATTCTATTGATAGAGGAAATCCTATGAGATATGACATTTCTAATAATAGAATCTTATCTCCTTTAGATGATAATCCTATTATTTCAACTAATTTTGATGGTTCACAGCCTATAACTTTAGAGGGAAATCAATTAGTTTCATCTAAACAATTTTCAACAGGAGCTACTGAAAGTTATGGTTTTTTTACTGGAACGACAAGTTTAACTGCAACTACAGCTGTAGACACTTCTAAGTTGTTGGGGTCAAACACTATAACTTATGCAACCTCTCCAATTGATGGAGGTTATACAGTTACTTTAGATAATCTGTCACCTAGTGATTATTATCCGAATGCAGGAGATTTGGTTTATATTCCTTGGGAGCCAATACAAAATAGTGGTAAAACATATTCTGGTAATATAATAGATACAGTTAATCCAACAGTTGGTTTATGGTATAGAGTGACTAGTACAAATGGAAGTACTGACATTAGTTTAGATAGACCAATACCAGATTTTGGGGGGGTGGTTTCTACTTCACAAATAATTAATGCATACTTTTATCCATTTAATGGAGGAGAAAATTATTACGGAACTGGAACAACTGTAAACCCTTCTTTATGGAATATGAATATAGTAAGGACTCAATCAGTTGTTGGTAGACCTTTAAATGTTGTTAGCGGTTATACTTCTTATGGTTCTATAGAATATAATGGAACTAAACAATATCTTGGTTTTACAGGAGATACTCAAGCTGTTGGTATTTTACATTACACAAATGAATTTACAGGTAATACTTATGCTGAACAACTTTTAGAGAAAACAGTTAGAATTGATTTGCCTAATGTTATGTGGCATAATATATCAGGAGATAATGGAAAAACTCTTTCTTATGGTCTTACTTTATATGATATAGATGGAGATACTGAAATTGATGATTTTAGCAATACAACTTATAGAAATTTAAAGGATGGAGTAACTAGTTCATCTAATGTGGTTGGTAGAGTTTATCACAAATTAAAAATAGCAGTCATAACAGACCCAGAGTTACTTAATTCATTAACTTATAAGTCTAATAGAAATTACACAATACCTCCATTGAATATTTCAACTATAGGAGTTCCTAAATATCCCTTAACTACTTCTCAAGCTACTGGTTTAGTTAAATCTGGAAAAACTTATTTTGTAACTTATTTAACGGAGAGTGAATCAACATTTTCAGCAACTTCCCCAGACACTACTTTTGGATATCCAAAATCATTACATTGTGGATATATTCAAAAATTAAATGGACAAGTTGATGATTCAGGTAATTATCAATATTTATCTGCTACTTTTCCAACAAACACTTTTCCTTATCTTAGAAATAGTCAAGATATGTTATCTTCTTCTTCTTATTCAGGTACTGGATGGAATGCTAATAAAGTACAACTTTTAGTGGCAGAAGTAGATGACCCAAATGCGGTAGCAACTATTGAAGATGTGAATTCGAATAGTTGGAAACTTATTTCAAATGGAGTTGGTAATGGTATTTATACAGGTAGCACTTCTGATAATACAATAGATGCTAGAGATTTAAACGCATTTCAATTTATTATTTCTCAAGAAGATTATGATAGTGGTACAACTTATGTTTTAGATAATATTTTCACTGATAATTCTGACCACTCTACAACTGGTCTCACATTTGGAGATGAATCCTTTTTGTTTGGTAATTTAAAATCAGACATAATGGCAACTACTTACAAAACAGTTATTACTACTTTTGCAAAAAACGATTCTTTCAATAGTTCTATAAATGGTTCTTTTGATGATACTTTAGATAGTGATACATACATAACAGAAGTTGGAATATTAGATGGAGAAGGTAATTTAGTAGCTGTAGGAAAACCTACATATCCAATCAAAAAAAATGAAGGAAGATTTTTAACATTTCAATTACAAATAGACTTTTAAAAAAAATAAAATAAAAATATATGGGAGCAATAGCATCAGCAGATACAGTTTACGCCACAGCTTATTTAACAGAGATAGGAAGGCAATATTTATTTCAAGATAACAATCATCCTAGGTTTGTCGAACTTTCAGATGGTACAAAAATAGATAGATTAAAAATAGAAAGATTCTCTTTGGGAGATGCTGACGTAAATTATAAAATTCCTTATAATTTAGAATCAGGACAAGTGCCAGATTTATCAGGAGAAAATGAAGGAAATATAACTGGAGCAAAAGGAAGAGCTTTAAAATATTTAATTTCTCCAAATGAATCTGTTTTAGGAGATGGAGATGAAAGTTTAGAATATACAACTAGTCAAGGAGATATTACAGTTGATTTAAATAAAGATTTAAGTAAGATACCAACAGTATTCACTCAAGAATTATTAACTCTTTTAGATGAAGAGCCTACTCTAGAATCTACTTATGAATTACTTCCAAAGAATTTTGGAGAAAATCAAGTTAAAGACAATGAATTGATTATTAATTTGAAAGAAGCTACAGAAACTACACCAGGTTATAGAATAAGAATACTATATCCTACAATAGAAGATGACAATAATGTTTGTACAATTCAATTTGAAAAATCAAACATCCTTAAAACAACTAAAAAAGCTTTTCAAAAAGCTTCTTCTATCAAAACTCCTCAAAGTTTTGGAACAAAATTATAAATAATAAATTATGAACAAAAATAATATAAGCCCAGCAAGAAAAACCGCAACAGACTTTGTTAAAACACCTTTAACTAGAAGGTTAGGTCCACAAGTTGCAACAACTTCAACACAAAGCAAAACTCCTTTACAAGATGTTATTGATGAAGGAAATATGGAAATTTCTTATAATGATTGGCAAGTAATGGACCAATTTGATGAAGGGTTAAGGCAAGCACTTATAAAGTGGGTAGATACAACTAAAGAAGGCAGACAAGTATTGAGTCCTACTGGTTCAACAAGAAGTAAAACAATAGATTTTCAGTTTTACGGAAATCCATCTAATGATTTAGTAGGTGCTGGTGATATTGGTGAATTTAAATTAGAATTTAAATATACAAGAAAAATAATAGCACCTCAATCTATTGGTGCTGCTGATAATATTTTAACTAGATAAACAAACAAATAAATAAAAAAATAAAATGATTGCAGATTCAAGATTTACAAAAAAGGTAGATTCATATGTGGCTTTACAAAGAGAAAGTTCAAGAATCAAAAGTGTCTTTGAAGAAAATTTAAAATTTACTCTTTGCGATAGAACAAGCTTAACAAATAATAAAGGTAATTATTTTACATCATTCAATTTGCCTTATAAAGAAAGTAAGTTTCCTACAACAAGTAGAGTTTCAGAAGTATTTCCTGAATTACAGCAATTAAATGTAGACCAAGCAGTAATTGTTCCTATACCTGCAGATAGTTATAGTGAATTTATAGATGGTAGAACAATTGAAATGACAGTTCCAGTTACAGGTAGTACTACTCCTGGTGAGCTTTCTGGTGTCACTTTGTATTCAAGTACATACACAGCTACAAAACCTTTAAAGAGAGAATCTAATGTTTTATTAGGGGATAATATTGTATTTTTATTTTCAGATGATATAAATAAACCTTATTCAGGTAAAACTAGAAATGAATTGGGAGATGCTATAGATAATTCTTCTTCTACTTCTTGGAATCCAACTGGAGAATATAAAGATAGACCAGGTGCAACTTCTTATTCAGAAGTAAAAGATTTTTATAATACTGACCAAAGAACAAATGGTAATTATGCAGTTTCAGTTACTGCTGGTTATCCAGATGGTAGAGATGGTTATAATTACGATGTACCATGTGGGTTTGCAGTATTAGATAAAGGTTACGTTGTTATAACTCATCCTCAAATTGTAAACAACATTCCTTGGAGTTCAGGTTTTACAGAAAGTGGTTCACCTTATACTGGTATTGATGTTGATGATAAAACAAATATTTATTTCACTGGTAATAGTCTTTCTAATAATTCTTTAGAAGGAGCTATACTTTCTTATCAAGATGTAGACACTTCTTTTAAGATGACTTCTGTTTGTATAGCTATGCCTCAAGAGTTTTTTATATCAAATAACCCAACTTGGGATAAAGAAAAAGCTATATCTCAATTAAATAGTGCAACTCCAATAGTTAATTATGATGATATATATATAACTGAAGTCGGTTTATATAATGCATTTGGAGAATTAATTGCAGTAGCGAAAATGAGTGAACCTGTTTTGAAAACTTATGTAAATGCAGTTACTTTTGAGATTAATTTAGAAATGTAGAATAATAACAAAAAAATATACAAGCCTTCTTTATAGAAGGCTTTTTTTTTTTGAAATTACTATTTATTTTTTAATTAAAAAACATATATTATACTTTGAGTTTATATTTGCAAAACTCATATTAAAAATACGAAAAAATGACTTTAGGACTAGATATATCTACAACTGTAATTGGCATAGCTTTATTTGATAAAAATGATAAACTTTGTAATTTAGAATATATAAAATTCAAACCTAAAACAAATCTGTTTCAAAGGTTAGATGATTTTGTTGAACATTTTGAACAATTAAGTTTAGCTATAAATTTAGAAAATGGAGAAAATAAATTAGAACACATATCAATAGAAGAACCTTTAAAAGCTTTTAAAGGAAAGTTTTCAAATGCAGAAACTATACAAAAACTTACTACTATGAATGCATTTATTAGTTCTTATTTGTATAGAAAATTTAAAATAGAACCTAGATATTATAATGTTAACACTGCTAGAAAAACTGCATTTCCTAGTTTAGTTATTCCAAAAAGTGCTACCAATAAAAAATATTTAATTTGGGAAAAAGTTGTAGAAAAAGAACCTCAAATAAATTGGAAATACTCAAAAAAAACTCACAAGCTTATGGATGAAAATTTTGATATGTCTGATGCTTATGTTGTGGGTTATGCTGATATTGTAACTAGAAATATAACTAATAAAAATCTCAATAAAGAAAAAGAAATAAAATAAAATTGTTTTAAAAATAATTTTACACTATATTTGTTTCCACAAACATATCTATGGAAAACAATAAGCAAGTTGTACTGAATATTTTAGAAAGAATTTTAGGTTCTCCTAAAAGAGATGGAGAACTTAAAGAATATGAATTTAATTGCAAGACTAAAGTTTGTATAAATGATGAAGATAAATACAATCTTGCTTATAACTCCAAGAGTAATATATTTCACTGTTGGAAATGTAGATATAAAGGTCATGTCTCTAAGTTGATTTCAGATTATGGCAATCAGGAAGATTTAAGAAGATTAAATTTAGTTTTACCAACAACAAAATCTTTCCAGAAAAAACAAAAACCAGAAGAGTATAGCGATTTAGTAACTTGTTCTTTACCAGAAGGTTTTAAATATTTGTCCAAAAAGAGTAATTCTAAATATTATAAGTCAGCAGTTAAATATATGCTTTCTGAAAGAGGTTGGACTTGGGATAAGATTAAAAAATACAATATAGGATATACTGAAAATTTAGGAGATAGAAAATATAGAATTATATTCCCCTCTTATAATGAACGTGGTCAAGTTAATTATTATGTAGGAAGGTCTTATTATGGTTTAGTTAAACCAAATTATATGGGACCACCAAAAGAAGAAGTGGCAAGAGTTGATATTATTTTTAATTCTAAAAATATTAATTTTGATATACCTGTTTTTTTAGTCGAAGGAGTTTTTGATATGGCTTCAATTTATAATGCACTTCCTATGTTAGGTAAGGAACCTGCAAATGTAATAATTAAAAAATTTGTAGAACACAACACTAGAGTTGTTCTATGTTTAGATGAAGACGCATTAGTTGATAGTATTCAAATTTATAATAAACTAACTTCATATGGATTAAAAGTATATTTTGTTGAAATTCCAGATGACATTGATAATTATCTTAAAAAATATGGTAAAAATGCTACAATAAATTTATTGAAAATGTCTAGAGATGAAAATTTTCAAAAAATATTCCATGAATTTTCTATTAATTTTAATAAACAAGATAATGAAATAGTTGATGTAAATAAAGTAAGACAAGAATGGCAAATATTAAAAAAAACAAATCTTTAAATAATTAATATAATGAGTAAAGTTACAATTAAAAATTCAATAGCACATTTATCTGATATTCATATTAGATACGGAAGTAGGCATCAAGAATATAGAGAAGTTTTTGAAGAAACTATAAAAGATTTAAAAAAACAAAAGCCTAGAAGGATAGCTTTAACTGGAGATTTATTTCATATTAAAATAACTCTTTCTCCAAAAGCTGTACAGTTAGCTGGTTGGTTTTTAAAAGAATTGTCTAAAATAGCACCAGTTGATTTAATTTTAGGTAATCATGATTTAAATCTACAATCTTTAGACCAAGGTAATGCAATTGAACCAATAATTGATTTAGTTAATGGCGGTTATATTGTAGAAAAAGATGCAAAAGACTTACCTATACACGTAGGTGAAGGAAATGGTATTTTCTTTTTTTTACATAGTGGTTTTTACAATATTGAAGATGATATTGTTTACGGTATTTATTCTTGTCTGGATGATGAAATATTAACTCTAAGTAAGAAGGATAAAAACAAAACTTATATTGCTATGTATCATGGGCCCATTTATGGCTCTAGAGGAAATAATGGTTATGAGTTACATTCTAATGAATATATGATGAAGTTAAGTAGCTTTAATAACTTCGATATAGTCATGTTAGGAGATATTCATGAACACCAAGCTTTTTCTTTAAAAGATTCTTCTATTGAAAATGTAGCTTATCCTGGGTCTTTAATACAGCAAGATTATGGTGAAAGTATTGATAAAGGTTATATTATTTGGAATTTAGAAACTAAAAAGTTTGAAAGAAAATTTATACCTAATAACTATGGATTTTCTAGTTTACACATTTCAAAAGGAGAATTGTTTGAAGAAAGGTTAGAAGATTTAAAATTATCTAATAATCCTAAAAAAACAAAAGTTTCTATTGTATGGGAGGAATATGAAGAAAATTATTCTGTTGAAAAAGAAAAGCAAATAGAAAAGTTTATTAAAAACAAATATGGTTGTGAAATTATCAATATTGATTGTAAATATATAAGTAAAGAAGATGAGATTGACGAATTATCTATTGATGATGACATTGATTATTCGAATACAGATGAATTTGAAGATTTATTAAAAGAATTTGTTGAAAATAGTGAATATGATAATGAAGAAGAAGTTTTAGAGTTATCAAGAAAAATAGATGAAGAATTAAATTATTTAATAACTAAAGGTAAAAAATGGTTTTTAGATAGTTTAGAAGTATGGAATTTATTTGGTTTCCCTTCAGAGAAAACTACATTTGATTTCAATAAAATGACTAGTGTAACTGGTATTTTCGGTAAAAACTTTAGTGGTAAAACAAACATCATTAGAGCTTTAGTTTGGATTGCTTACAGAAAAATATTAGGCGGTGGAGAACCATATAGATTAACTAATATGTACACCAAAGATGATAAAGCTGGTGGTAGAATTTATTTAACTATAGATTCTCAAAAGTACTATATTGAAAGAACTGTAAAAGTTAAAACTAAAAAAGATGGCACTTATGATGTTTCATATGGGGTTGAATATAAAGTTTTAAAAACTGATGAGGAAGGTAAAGAGAAGTGGGTTTCTATAGATTCCGAAAAAGCTGCAACAGAAAAAAAAGAAAGAAATAATATTATAATTGATTCTATAGGTACATTTGATGACTTCACTAAAATTGTTTTACAAGCTCAAGGGGGTGAGGGTAACTTTTTAGATATGAGTCAACAACCTAAAAATGATTTAATCAACAAATATTTAGGGCTTGAAATTTTTAGGGATAGGTACGAATTTGCTAAAAAGACTTTTAACGACATAAAAGCAAAGCAGAAATTTTTAGGAAGCTCTAAAGAACATCAAGAATCTATAGAAAAAGAAAAAGAATCAATTAAAAGTAACAAAACTTCACTAAAACAATATCAAGATGAAAAGTTAGATACTGAAAAATTAGTTGAAAATCAAGAAGGTGAAATATTAGAGTTAACAAAAACTTTAATAAAAGTAGAAGAAACAAAATATAAAGATGTAGATTCAGCAAATAAAATTATAGAAAAAACAAAAGAAAAAATAGATAACAATAATAGTTCTCAAAAGGATTTGACAGATTGGTTGTCTATTAATTATAAGAAAGAAATCCCTCAAGATAATGTTCTTACGGTTAGTGAAATTGAAAGAAAATTAAAAGAAGAAAGGTCATTTTTTGAAACAGAAAAAAAAGAATATAATTCTATAATGAGTTGGGTTGAAGAGAATCCTAAACAAAAAGAGATAGATGTAAAACCTTTAAATTCTAAAATATTAGAAATAGAATCTGCCTTGTCTAAATTAAGAGATAAGTTAGAAATATCTAAAGGTAAAAAATGTCCTACTTGTGGAAATGTAGAACAAAAAGCTGATTTAGAATTAGAAAAAAAATGCACTTCAGATATTGAAAGAGGGGAAATCTCTTTAAAAAACAAGAATATTGAATTAAAAAATGCTGAAGATATAGTTTCTCACAATATAACTTTTGATAAAAAACAAAATAAATTAGGTTCAATAAAAAACTCACTAAAAGAAAGGAAAATAAAAATTGATAACCTTAAAGAATCTTTGGAAACTTCTATGAAAATAGATGATATAAAGAAGCATAATAATTTAGTTGAATCGAAAAGTAAGGAATTAGAAAATTTAAAAAATGAAAACTTATCATTAAATAAAGAATTAGAAAGTGTAGAAAAAGATATTTCCATTTTAGAGACAAATAAAAATTCAATTGAAAGTAATAAAGATATAAATTTAAAAATAAAACTTTATGAAGATGAAAAGAAGTCTTTAAAATTAATAATTAATCAATTGAACGATAAATTAACTTCTATTAAATCAGAAATTAGAATATCAGAAAATAATATAGAAAATTTAGAAGAAAAGTTAGAAGTTATCAAAAAAGCTGAATCTTCATTTAGTAAATACGCTATATATTTACAAGCAGTACATAGAGATGGTATACCTGCTAGAATTATTAAGAAAAAACTTCCTGTTATAAATTATAAAATAAATTCTATTTTGAAAAATTTAGTAGATTTTAAAGTAGAATTAACTATAAAGAGTAATGGAGACATTAAAGAATTTTTCTATTTCAACTCTTTGGAAAGAGATGGTCTTCCAATGTCTATGGCTTCTGGTGCACAAAAGTTTATTGGTAGTGTTGCTATAAGGGATTCATTGCATTTTGTAAGTTCTTTAACTAAACCATCTTTATGTATTATTGATGAAGGTTTTGGTTCTTTAGATGATGATTTAACTATTGCTATGCAATCTGTTTTTTATTACTTAAAAGATAAATATAAAAACATATGGATTATTACTCACAAAAATGAAATTAAAGATTTCGTTGATAATATAATACAAGTTTCAAAGGATAGAAGAATGTTAACTGATGAACAAATGAAAGATAATCCGAAAGCTGGTATTTCAGTTTTTGATTTAAGTCATTCAAGTAATAAAGGTGAAGTTAATAAAGTAAAAGAATTAGTCCATTAATCGTTTGTTTCTGGATTATCATAAGGTTGTTCTAAGTCTCTAGCACCAGATTCTCTAAATCTTCTGACTTTAGATTTAAAATCACCTTCTTCTTTTTGTTTTTGAATTAATTCATCTTGGTATTTTTTTGCTTTTGACAAGTCAAAATTTACTTCTACTGTATTCATTCCTTTATCATTAGGGTTGTATTTATCTGGATTAAAATTGAAGAAATTTCCAGTAAACCACATTCCTCTAATGTTATCAGCTTTAAAAAGTCGCCAAACATTCTTAGCTTCTGCGCTACGAATGTTGGTGCTTTTAGCTTCAGATTCTGATTGACCTATTGTGTGTACAGCTCTTATGACACGATTACCAGCTCTTGAAATTCCCATAGCTACAGGATAAATCAATCTATATTTACCTGAAGGAGCTTTCATTTCATCACCTTTGTATAAAATTCCAACTTCTCTACCTTGTGTTATTGCTTGAGTCATTAAATCTAAATTAAATGGAACTCTTGTGTTACTAGCTGAAAAAGGGTTAGAAGATTCTGTTAAAATTTTTTCATTATTAGAAAGTACACTTTGTAATTCTCCCCTTATTAATTTTCTAATTTCTGATAATTGATTTTTTTTAATATCTTCAATTTCTCTTAATTCTATTACGTTAGGGTTGTATATTATAATATGTTTAGAGTTTTCTCTATTTACAATGACTCCATCAATTCCCAATTTAACACAATTTCTTACAAATTCAACACTATCATACCTATAAGCTTCAATCCATATTTGAAGTAACACATCTTTTTCATTGTCATTATATTCATAAGCTGAATCAACCATCATTTCAATTCCAGTTTCAATATTTGGAGACCAGTTACTAGTAGTTATTTCTAGTCTTGGTGACATTTTAACTAATTGAATTAATAAATCTCTATTAATATCTTTTTCCTCAGATTCATCAAATAAAATTTTTGGTGAAACCCTAACTTCATAAACATAACCTCCATCAGCATAACCTAAAGCTTCTTCGTATGAAGTTGTAAAATAAACCCCAGGACCTTCTTGGTCTGTTGCTTCTTCTGCACCAACAAATTCATCTGTAAATTTTTTAATTTTATGTGGAGAACCATGATAAACAATAAAACTTTCGTTTTCAGTAACCTCTTTCATTAAATCATTTTCATTTATAGATTTATCATCAATATCAAATGCTTTAATTTTCCCTTCACTATCAACCCCTAAATTATCAGGTTTTATATCGCTTGCTTCAATGCCTAAATATCTATATGCTCTATTTATGTCATCAATATCATCAATAAATTTAATCATTTCTTCATCTAAATCTAATTCAGAAGTATCCAAATTATCTAAATATTGAATAGGTAAACCTTGTTCGCTTAATAAGTCTTCAAGTTGGTAAAACATATCTTCTATACTATAATCCTCCTCCAGTCTTTCCATTATAATATAACACTTACCATCTATTACATCCGCAAAATAAAAATCAACAAATCCTTTTAGGGCTGGTATGTTTTTGTTAACTAATTTTTTTGCTAACTCAAACTCGCTTTTAGATGATGTTATTTTTAAAACTCTACTTTCATCTATTATATAAGCATTTCCAAAGTCACCAGAACCAACAAAAGATAAATCATCTGGGTTTATGTTTTGCTCTTTATAAAAACTTTCTAAATTAGATTCTTTTAAAGTGCTTTCATTTGTATAACTAGTATCAACCTTAGTATAATAACCTTTATATTTTTCTATATCTTCTTTAACTAAATTTACACATACCTTTTCTTCACCAGCAGCTATTGCAGACATAATTCTATGGTGACCATCTCTAAGTTGAACTGTAAATGAACCTAAATCTCCATCTTGATTTTCGATAGCTTTTTTAATTTTGGTTTCAATATCTATAAATTCATTAAATGTATTATAATCTTCCTCCTCTTTAAAATCTTCACCATCAGAATCTCTTTCTAAATCATAAAACTCTTTTTTTAATTGTTCTAAAGATTTAATATTTTCTATTAAGCTAAATTTGTTTTCAATAAAAAAATCATCTACTTCAGTTAAACTTGTGTAATTTTCATCTGGGATATATGTTTCATTCCCTATATATTCATCTAAGTCACTATCCCCTACACTATAAGGCTCTTTAACACCATCATAATCTACCTCAAATCTATTATTAAAACTAGCTATTTGATGTTCTTTTATTTCTTGAAAGTTTACTACATTCCCATAAGCATAAGAACATTCTATTTCTACATTTTCTTCACTGTTCTTAATTAAGTTAGTTAAAAAATCCATTTTATCAGAATCATATATATTCCCCCACATTCCTTCAACTTGATTTTTATTTACAACAATCATTTGATAAGAATCTCCATACCAAGTAACTTGTCTTCCTATGTATTCCGCAGAATTTTCTTTTATATCATCTGAAAGTTTATTTGAAAAATATTCTTCTTCAAATAAAACACTAAAAGTCTCTCTAATTATATTTCTTATATTCATAATAATTAAATAGGTTTACTTCTTTTTTTTCTTTTTATTTAGTGATTCTTGAGCTTTTTTCCACAAACTCTCATCAGATTGTCTAGCTTTTCCTTTACCTGTTATAAAGCTATTAACTCTTCCCATAGCCCATTGGTTTTGAGAAACTCCAGACCTATGACCAGTTCTCCAAGCAGCCATACCTTTATCATGAACTTGTTTTAAAATATAATATGGTATACCTGTTTTTTCTGATTTGTTTTCTAAAGCTTTTTTTGTGTTACTTGAAACACTCTTAGATTCATCAATTTTATTATGACTACTAGGCATTATTGAAATTCCGTATTTTTTATTTAATATTTTTTCTAAAGTTATAGGTATTAACATAGATATTGAACCCATAGCCATAATTGCAACTATTTTTGCTATATCTTTTGCTTGTTCTTTTAGAAATTTTATTTCCTTTTCAGAAACTTCTTGTTTTGATAATATTTTTTTACAAATTTTAAAAGCTTCTTTAGTTTCATCTTTTTCTCTTAATGCTATTTCTTTAAATTTGTTAAAAGATTGTTTTAGTCTTTCTTTTATTTTATCTTTTTTATCATTTAAAATTTCAACATTTTCACCATACATTTTATGGTATGCTTTAGTTGATGAACTTGTTTTGGTTTTTTCTCCTTTATCTGCCTCCCATTGTTTTGTATATGCTTTTGGGTTTGAATGATGTTTTTTTGCAAACTTGTCAATTTCTTTTTTCATTTGAGCTCTTTTTTTAGAAGATTTAGAAGTTAGATATTTACCTGGTACTTTTATTCCCTTTTTTGTTCTGGAATCTTTTCCTCTTTCTTCTAAAGAAATCTGTAAACTATCAGATATGATTTCTTTTAAATTATCAACTTTATTTAAGTTCAATTTATAAATTTTAATTTCTAAATTCCCATCACCCTTAATTAGTCTATGAAATTGTTCTGACTCAATTAATATAGGTTCATTAATATTTAAATTCTTAGGAAGTTCATCATCTAATTGTATTTTCCAATCACTTTCATGTAAAGGTATTATTATTCTATCTTCAGCATCTCTATGCCAAACTAATTCTTCATTTTTTAATTCTTTTGAGAATGTTCTAATTACAAACTTTCCATCTTTTTGTTCTTTAAAAGGAAATTTATTTTCTTCTGAATTCATAATTTTTTTTAATTATTTTTTACCACCATTTTCCACTTCCACTTAAACCTAACATTTTTGCATATCTAGGCAATCTACAAGACCAATATCCTGGTGTAGTTTTGTCATTTTTTTGTTCACAATTATGTCTATCAGCAAATCTTTTTCTTGCTTCTGGGTCTCGAAGTTTTACTGCTAGTTTGCCTCCACCTTCTTTTGCACCAAATGAAACTTTTTGAATCTTTTTAGTTTTAGGATTTCTAACATAAACATAAAATTTTTTTGAACCACCTCTTTTTGGTTTGTTTAACTTTATGTTTTTATTATTTTTTTTACCCTCTTCTAAATTTTCTTCATATTCTTCAAATGGTAAATCTAACACCACTTTTTCCCCCTCAAATATGCCAAAGTAACCTGCGTCACTTTTTATTAACTCTTCATCTTTTTCGCACAATAAAACTGAATTAGAATTATAAAGTTCTCTGACTTCATTTATTAATTTCAAATGTTTGTTAGATGCGTATCTATAAATTGAATTCGATATGCCTAATTTGTTTTCTAGGTGATAATTTAAACTTTCACTTATAACATTTTTAGACTCTTTAAGAATTATATTTTCCTTAAATTCAACCTCTAATATTTCTGAAATAAACTTTTTCATTTATGCTTTTAATAACTATTAAATAAATAGTTATAAATTTATAAACATAGTTAAAATGAATTGTTTTTTAGGTTTGGAAAATTTTTCCAATTATAATCTCTTTTTGATTTATTGAATTTTTTACTTAAATACTTAACTTCACTTTTATTTAAGTCATTTTCATCTGCAGTTTCATCTGCTTTGTCGGAAAAAGTTTTTTGAGTTTTAACATCATAGTTTGAATCAAACCAAAATCTATCTTCTTCTGGGTTATATTCTTTTTTAAAATCTTCAGAATTAAAAATTTGATTAAAAATATCCATATATATATTAGATACTGAATAATTATCTGTAGATTTAGGGCCTACATTTTCTTTTACTGATTTTTTGTTTTTTTTTGATGCACAATGAGCTTTTTGGCTAAACCCTTTAGGGTTATTACAATTTATTGAATTTTTATATTTTTGACTCCAAGCTTCATCAAGACTTCCATACTTGTCAATCATCCATTTTTTTAACTCTTCAATATTAAACTTTTTATTTTCAGAATCATACCCACAAGTATGGCAAAGGTATGGATTTTTATCTTCTTTCTCTTTTTCCCAACTATGAAAACAATTATCACAAACAATCATCCCAGAAAGTTCTTTTAATCTTTTTTTATATTCTTCATTTAAAATCATAGCTTATTTTTTTGTAATTTTAATAAAGTCATCTACAATTTCAACTTTAAAGTCAGAAGGAGAAATGTTTTCAAAATAAATCTTATAAAATTCTAATGGATTTTTGTTATAATCTAAACTTTTTACTTCTTTTGTTTTATTTTTTTTAGAATCTTTATCTTCCCATGTTATCAAATTCTTTTTTGTGGAATTTTTATAGAATTCTACTTCATCTATAAATTGCCATTTCTTATCTCCTTTTTTCCTTTTATAAAAAACATCACCACCAATGTTACGAACTTGATAATCATAGTTGTTAAGGTTATCATTTTCTAACATTATCCCAGATAAAAATTTAATTCTATTTGTATATGATTCAGATAATTTCATACTATTTAATCTAAAGTTTATTATAAATATTAATAAACTTTACTTTTGTGATTGTTTTATTAAATTGTTTTCATAATGCACACTAGGAGACAAATAATTAAGAATCAAAAAGACTTTTTATATGAAATTAAAAAATCTTTAAATAAAGAATTTAATAATTCAAAACAAGAATTGTTAAATATAGAAACAGATGATAAGGAAATAATAGATGCTAAAAATATTTTAGAATCTAAATTTAAAAATGTCAAAATCGAAAAAGAAATAAATAAGTTTTTTATAAATGAAAATAACATTTATCCCAAATATTATGTTTGGTGGGATGAGATTAATGAAAAAGTAGAAATATTTTTATATGAAATCAAATAGAAAGAATACAGAAAATGTTTTAATAGACCTATCATATATGGGTTCTATGAATCAATTTGAAGAATTTTATGGTTTTTCAGTTACATACCAAGAATTAGAACAACAAAGTTATGTTGAATTTAAAGATATAATGTTTGAAAATATTAATCCTAAAATAAAATTTAGAAAATATGGAAGATTTGGTAACATATTGACTGTTAGAGCTGAAATGTATCAAGAAGAAATACAAAAATTTGAAGAATTAATACAAAATAATAAGATTAAAACTATTTATGACTGGATAGTGAAAGATGTTACAATTTTAAAAGAAGAAGATTATGAGTGAAAAAGGAGATGCTAAAAAAGAAATGATGGATAGGTTTACTTCAATGGGCATACCTAAACCAGTAAAGCCGATTTCAAACCCCACTGTTACGCCTAAAAATACAGAAATGGCCTCTAAAATGGAACAGATTAGGAATGGAGGTTTAAAAAATAACTTTAAACAGTTTATAGATAAATCTGAAAAAGTTTCACATTCACCATCGGCTATACCAGTTCCTAAAGTTGGAAAAAATCCAAATGAAAAAGCTAAAAATGTACCTAATTTAAAAAGTTACTCTTCATCTTCAAGTTCTGAAGCTTCTATGTTAGAGAATATGATGTATGGAGATAGTAATGTAGCTGTAAGTACACAAAATGGTGAAATAGGTAATTATGGTCCTACAAGTACAAACACTAGACAATTGTTACAACAGAGATTGTCAGAGAAGAAAAGTCAAGTAAATGAAAATAGCTATCAATCTGAAGAATTTTTACATTACAATTCTGATAGTAATATAACTGATGCAGAGTTAACTGAAAAAATTACAGAAATTGCTAAAAAAGTCTCAAGAGAAATGATTAAAAAAGTCATTTTGGAATTATCTGATTCTAAAGGTGGATTAGTTATTGAAAGTAAAAATGTTAAAAAAGCAGAAGTTATCGCAAAAAATAAAGTTAAAATAGACGGTAAAGTTTATAAATTAAGTTTAGATAAGTAATGATGAAAACTAATTATGATATAAATTCTGAATTAATAAAAAATAAATTTTTTATTTCTGTTGAATTAAAATATAAAGATAGCTTTTTTGATGATAAATATAATTTAAAAGGATTTGTAAGTGAAAATAAAATAACCTTTTCTGTATACAAAAATAAAAAACAAATGGAAAAGGCATCTTTTGTTTTAGAAGAGAGTTTAGATAACAATACTTTTTTGAAAGAGTTAAGTGATAGTATAAAAGATTATGATTTAATGGAAGATTTCAAAAAGAATCATTTCAATGATTTTTCTAAAGAATTATCCGAATATATTAAGAAAGATAATTCATCTATTATTTTGAATAACAAGCTAGTAGAAGGTTATAAAACAAAAATGCAATCAGTAGCTGGAATAAGGGGTGTCAATCAAAGTTTAAGATAATATGTTGATAAAAAAAGGTGACAAAGGAAAAAAAGTAAAAGAAATACAAAAGGCATTAGGTTTAAAAGATGATGGTATTTTCGGTTCAAATACCGAAAGAGCTGTTAAAAAATTTCAAAAAGAAAATAGCCTTAAAGATGATGGTATTGTAGGTAAAAAAACATATCAAAAACTCCTAAAGTTAGATACAGACAGACAAGGTTTTGATGATTCTAATGATACAGATAATAAATTAAATTATTTAGGCTCTTATGAAACGAGTTTAGGGTTAAAAATAGATAAGGCATATTTGGACTCTGATGAATATGTTAAAGATTATGGTAAAATAGAACCAGAAAGTTTCTTTATACATCATACAGCTGGGTGGAATAACCCTTATAGTACAATTAATAGTTGGAATATAGATGCTAGAGGGAGGATTGCTACACAATTTTGTATAGGTGGAACTAGCATAAAAAATGGAGATGATACATATAACGGAAAAGTTGTAGAGTGTTTTCCAAATAACTATATAGGTTGGCATTTAGGTAAAGTTGGAAATTTTAGTGTTTCTAAAAAATCAGCAGGAGTTGAAATTAATAATTTTGGATACGTAACAAAGAAAGGTAATAAATTTTATAATTATGTAAATATTGAAGTACCTGAAGAAATGGTTTGTGATTTAGGTTATAAATTTAGAGGTCATCAATATTGGCATGCTTACACTAAAGAACAGATAGATTCTTTAAGGTTGTTAATAAATCATGTTTCAGAAATATACCCTAAAATAGATGTTAAATCAGGTTTAACTAAATTATTAAAAGATGGTGTAGAACCTAAAGAAGCATTTGATTTTAATGAAGAAGCTTATAATGGTAGGATAAAAGGTTTATGGTCTCATACAAATGTGAGAAAAGATAAATTTGATATGTACCCTTGCCCTATGTTAGTTGAAATGTTGAGAAACTTATAATCAATAGTTAATTTTTAATTCATATTTATTAATATGGAAAATATATATGTTATATCAGAATCTAACAATAAACCTTTATCTAAAACTGAGATTAAAAAAATTATACAATCTGAATTAGAAAAGGCTTTTAAAAAGTCTAACATTTTAAATAAAGAAGATGTTAGAAAAATTGTTAAAGATATGATGATTAAGCAGTATAAGTTTTTCTGGGAAAAGAAAAGTTTTTGGGCAAATAGCATTTAGTATGAATAAAAAAGAATTAAAAGATTTAATAGATTTAGAAGTTTCTAAAGTTTTTGCTGATATGGTTTATAAAGAACCTAAAGAAGAACCTAAAGAAGAACCTAAAGAGGAAAATAGTAACAACAATATGATTCAAACTAAAAAAGTAGGTTTAACTGAAGAAGAGTTAGATGAAATATTGTTTTACGGAGGAAAAAAAGAAAAAGAAGATTAAGATGGCAACAAACATTACAACAGCAGAAGTGAAAGAATTGCAAAAACAATTTATTGAAAAAATTGGAGATTATGCAGTTAAATTTGATGATATTTCTCTTTATAAAGGATATAGTGGACAAGATGCAGTTTTTTCTGGTAAAATATTATTAGAGAAAGATTATAGTATATCTTGGTCTTTTTCTCTTGTGGATGGAATAAAAATATTAGAAGCTAATTTTGTTATTAACGATAAAAATAGAAATATATTACAAAATCTACAAGATATTTATCAAATATTTTATGAAAAATTTAATCAATTAATAAGAGATATTGAGATAGATTCAGATGTGGAAGGTTTAAGTGATGAAAGGATTAATATGACACAATCTTCAGAGGAGGAAAGTTCTCAAGAAGAAGAGGAAGAAAATATGTCAATAACAGAATCTAGATTAGTAAAAAATAGAGCTAAGTTAATTAATTCTAGTTATGAAAGAATGAAAAAATTATCAGGAATTAAATAAAAAAACAAAAATTATAAAACAAAAAAAAACGCTCACTTAAATGGGCGTTTTTTTTTGTTTTATATAGATAATTAGTTTTTAATTATCTTCCAACTTTCTAGAGGGTTAGTTTCATATTTTAAAGGTGTCTCTCTATAAATTATAAATTTAAAACTCCTTCCAGGATTAAGAGTATCATTACCTTGAATTTTTATGTAATCTCCATCTTTTAACTTTTCGCTTTCAGCAGCGTCAACTATTTTAAATAAATCATCTAATTGTCTTTCCATTTTAATAGTCACACCTTCAAAATTTAAAATGACAGTTTCACCTGGCTTACTATCAAAAATACTTTCTGAAGAAGTAGGATTTTCTTTTACATGAGAAGTCATTTCTTCGTATGATTCTCTTATTAATTGTCTTATTAGTTCTTTAGTAATTTTCATTTTTATTTATTTTATAAAAAAATCTTTATTATAAATATTAGGTTTTTTTGTTTTTTATTTATAAATTGCATAATTATGACTTCAAATACAATTATTATTACAAAACTCAAAACAAATTATAAAATAGAATATAATTTTAGAAAAAATTTGAGTGACTTCATAAAAAGTTTTCCAGAAGACCAAAGGAAAATACAAGTAGAATATATACAAAATTCAGACGGTAGTACGTATGAAAATTGGTATAGAATAGTTTCTTCTGGATATATAGGTAAAGTTGTATCTTTTATAAAAGATAATGGTTTTCCATTTAAGTTTACTAATTTAACAAATGAAGAAGTTGAAGAATTAAGAAAAGAGTTTGAAAAGAGACAAGAATCTTTACTTAAAGCTTTATCTATGAAAACTGAAAATATAGATACTTCTCATATTGATTTTTCTTTTATGAATATAGAGCCATATGAATACCAAAAGAAAGCTGCTGTTTTTTTTGACACTTGTAATGGAAAAGCCTTACTTGGAGACCAACCAGGGGTAGGAAAAACTGCCTCTGCTATGACTTACGCTGCTTGGAAAAAAAAGAAGACTCTAATAGTTTGTCCAGCAAACTTAAGACTTAATTGGAGGAGTGAAATACTTAAGTTTACTAAAGAGAAGGCGTTTGTTTATAAGTGGAAACCAACAAAAAAGTCAAAGAAAATAAATCACTCAAAAGATGAATCTATGTTCCACATAATAAGTTATAGTTCATTAGACACTTATATAACTATAGAGATGTCTCACAAATGTAAAAATGTATTTTGTGGCTGGAGTGAAAGAAATAGTAAAAAAAGATACAAAGATAAAGTTTGTCCAAGTTGTGGTGTTAGGAATATGGTAAATTCAAGAGCTACAAAAAATATATCCTTCACCCCAGACAAAGAAGGTCATCAATTGAATCCAAAAGATTATGAAATATTAATAATGGATGAAGCTCACTACATTAAAAACGACTCTGCAGATAGAACTAAATTAGCAAAGAAAACTTTAAAAGAAATACCTCAAAGATTATTATTGACAGGCACAGCAATAAAAAGTAGACCATATGAATTTTATTCTTTGTTGAATTTTTTATATCCAGAAGAATGGAGTAATGCTCATTCATTTGGAATGAGGTATTGTGCTGCAGAAAAGAATAATTTTGGATGGGATTATTCAGGTGCTTCTAATTTGGATGAATTATTTGAAAAGATTTCACCTTTCTTCTTGAGAAGATTAAAAAAAGATATATTAAAACATTTACCCCCAAAAACATATACAGTAATACCTATAGAGCTTAGTTCTTCTGAAATGTCTGAATATAACAAAATAAAAAAAGGAATTAAAGAAGAAATGAGTCAAGATGATAAAAATGCAGACAATAGAATGAATCACTTGACTAGGATTCAAAAGTTAAAAATGTTTACATCTGAAATAAAAATGAAAAAAGCTTTTGAGTTTATTCAAGATATCATAGATGGAGATGAAAAAGTTGTAGTATTTACTCAATATAAAAGTATTTCATATGAGGTAGTAAGCAAATTTGGAGACAAAGCAGTTGTTTTTAATGGAGATATAAATGCTAACAAAAAAGAAGAAGCAGTAGAAGCTTTTATGGATGATAAAAATATAAAGGTTTTTTCTGGTACAATTGGAGCGGCAGGTGTAGGAATAACTTTAACCTCTGCTAGTATTTCAATTTTTATAGACCAACCTTGGACTAGTGCTGATAGAGAACAAGCAGAAGATAGAATACATAGAGCTTCTTCAAAAGCGGATAAAATACAAATAATTAGATTGGTCTGTCAAGATACTATAGATGAAGATATCGAAAAGTTGTTAAATCAAAAATCTTCAATTTTATCTAAAGTGTTAGATGGAAAAGAATTTGAGGAAACAGTAGAAGTTAAAGATGGTAGTATTTTTAATGATTTAGTAAGTTTGTTATATAATTCTTAAAAAAAATAAAAAAAAAAAATAAAAAAATATTTGTTTTTTTGTAATGAACAATTAAATTTGTCGTTATATAATAAAAAGCTCTTTGAAATAATGGAGATAATTAAAAGCTCCCATCGTCTATCGGTTAGGACATCAGGTTTTCATCCTGAAAAGCGGGGTTCGATTCCCCGTGGGAGTACCACTTGTTTTTAATTTCATTATCACAAATAAGTGAAATATATAATATATTGCGTGAAAGTGTAAAAGGTTGCATGGGACGCTCATAACATCTACGGGGTGGTTCGAATCCACAACACGCTACAAAGATTTAGAGTAATTAACTAAATCTTGTCTAGTTCGAAATAGACGATTGAATATAGTGTAAGAGGCACGGAAAAAGGTAATACGGACTCAAGATTAAGGTTCGATTCATTATTATTCAACTAGTGAGTAAGAGGTGCTCATAGAGTTTGTAGGTAACTCCACAACAAAACCTTCCCCCAAAGTCTCATGTAGGGTTATGAGTGAGGTATGTGGAATCAGGGCGGAAAGTCCTCCTACCCCCACATTAAGGACTGACGTTTTCAGTGGGTAAGACCAACAGGTTTTAGAAAAAGGAAAAAACCGATATATCTAGCATATGTAATCTCAATATGTGACATTTGCACCCATAGCTCAGCTGAATAGAGCAATTCACTTCTAATGAATAGGTCCCAGGTTTGAATCCTGGTGGGTGTACTAAAAAAAGTGATAAGTTCCAAACAAATAATTAGCTCTACCAGGGCACAAATCCGTGTGAGGTTATCTAATGTGAGGAATTTCTTTTAATATCACACCTATACATAGGTCGAAAAGATATATAAAAAATGGATTTATTTAATACTAGTCAAAATAAATTGTTTATATTAAAAGATAGCTTTTTAAGGTCCTTTAACTCAGTTGGTTAGAGTAACTGACTCATAATCAGTAGGTCGATGGTTCGAGTCCATCAAGGACCACATATTAAACTAGTCTCCAGAAACTTCTTTTATGTAAAGCCTAAGTTGCTAAGGTAAGAATGATAGCAGTTTCTCACAATCGATTAAGCACTACATGACAATTGTGAGGATGTAGTAATAAACTTGCATAATAAGAAGTTTCAAATGGAGTATTTCATATTGTCGGTTTGGTGGATGTGATACACGACCCTTAGACGTAAGGGCTACTCTTAATAATAAGTTGTAATCGCCCAGGGTAACGGGGACAACCAATATAGAGAAAAGCAGTTAAAACCTGTAGGCCGACACATTATTTATAAACTCCTCCTTAGTTCAGTTGGTTAGAACATTTGACTGTTAATCAAAGGGTCCTTGGTTCGAGTCCAAGAGGGGGAGCTTTTTTTTTTTTAAAAAAATGTTAAATATATTTATTCTTTTTTTTACGATTATTTCTTTTAATAAACTTTATACCTCTAGAATATTTTTCTCTATGCCTAATCATAGCGTTTTTCATTCTTAAATCTTCTTTTTTAACAACTTTATTTCTATTTTTTAATGTATTGTTATGAGAAGTTGAAATGTTGTAATTTGGCCCTTTTATTTTGGGGTTGCATGCTAATGTTATAAAAAACAATATAAATAAAAATATTTTAAACACAATTTTAAAGTTTAAATTAATTCTATTAATTCTTCAAATTGTTTTTCTGTTAACATATCAAAAGGAACTTCTTTTTTTATGTTTTTTGAGTATATTAACTTTTCATTAACTTCATCTACGTACCATTCCTTGTTTCCAATTATAACTTTTGGTAGGTTTAACTCAATTTTTTTTCTACTTCCTTTTTTGTCTTTTTTATTATCCAATCCAGAGAAAAATAATTCATTTTTTATAATATTATCCACTCTTAACTTATTTGTAGTTTGAGGAATGTAGTTTTTGGCAAAATAAATAGTTGCTATAACATTATCTCTTATTATTATATATATTTCATTTCCATTACTACTAGTAATTTCATCTACAAATAATAATTTTTTATTTATTGAATCTTTTTTATCTTCTTCTGAAAAGAAGTTTATTTTTTTTGGGTCTATCTTTAAAGAAGTTAATCTGATACCATAACTTTCTTTTGGTGAAAATTTATAATTTTCTATGAAATTATATTTTCTAATTATTTCTTCTTTTTCATCATTACTTAAAGAGTAAGTGCCTAACGTTTTATATTCACCTATAGAATTTTCTAATTCATATCCAACAATTAATTGTTTTTTGTCAATAAATCTTTCTTTAAGTCTTTCTAAAGAGTGTTCTCCAGCAAAAGCTTCCTCTATATATTCTTTAATAATTTGTCTAATTTTATTCATATAAATAAATAGTTTAATATTTATTATTAAGAGCTTTTAAAGATAAAAAAATAAAAAAAGATATTATTTTTTTTCATTTTATATTATATTAAAAGTATTATACATAAATTAATTAAGCTATGGGAAAAGTTAGGATTAATGATTTGCCAGTTGAAGAAAGATTATTTTTTTTGAAGAGATTTAAAACTAAATATTTTGAAGAAAATTTTGATGAACTTTATGAGCACTTAGAAGAACAGTGTAAAAAAAGAGGTTATAAAAATAAAAACATAAAATTTATAACAGAAGGAAAGTATGTTAATGCTTATGTTTTAGTAGAAATGATAAGTTAAACTTTTAATTTTAAAGAAACTTATTTATATTTATAAATAAATAGTTGTTATATGAAAGTATTAGTATTAAATAGTACATATCAGCCTATAAATATTACAACTTTAGCTAGAGGATTTAAGTTAGTCTTTAAGGGAAAAGCTGAAATTTTAGAATGTATAAAAGGAAATCCTATAGTTACAGATAAGGAGGAATTTAAAAGACCTACTGTAATAAGATTATTAAAATATGTTTCTGTTCCATTTAGACGAGTGCATTTATGTAGGCAGAATATATTTAAAAGAGATGAATTTAAATGCTTATATTGTGGTAGTGAAGAAAATTTAACAATAGACCATGTTATCCCTAGTTCTAGGGGTGGTTCTAATAGCTGGGGGAATTTAGCTACTTGTTGTAAGAGTTGTAATGGCAAAAAAGGAAATAAAACTCCTGAAGAAGCTAATATGAAATTATCAAAAATTCCATTTAAACCTTCTTATATAAATTATATTAGAAAATTTGAGAACGTACATAAAACATGGGATTTTTATGTTAAAAAATAAAATTACTTTTTCTCGTAAACTCTAACGTAATCTATTTCGTGATAAGTTGGAAAGTTTACATTTTCTAACCCTCTATCTATTACTGGGTCTATTTGATTTCCTATTATGATATGCATAGGATACTTAAAGAATTCTAAAGCTTTTGGGTTGCTAAAAACTCTAACAAGTAAATTATCATAATAAATTTTAAAACATTTTTCATTCCATTCTACAGCATAAGTGTGAAATTTTTTTGAAAGATTAGCTACGTTATGATTTCCAACTTTCATTTTTTTATCTTTACCTTTTCCCCAATGAAAATTTGATTCAAAATTAACTAATCCATTTCTTTTTTTACCAGTATAAATTTCATATATATCAATCTCTGGTGGCCAAGATTCTTTTGAAGCTAACCAAAAAGCAGGCCAATGTCCTGGTTCTGAAGTTATTTTACTTCTTATTTCAAAATATCCATATTTTTGTTGAAATGATTTTGAACTATCTATTTGTCCAATTTTATAAGGAATAGTGTATCTACCATAGTTTTTACCGTCCCAATCAGTGTGATTTATTTTAGTATCTTTCTTTTCCGCTTTTTGTTTGAGGGTAGTTTCTGTAAACTCAAACATATTATCACCACAATAATAGTTTGGTGCTTCATTTTTTTCTGTGATATTACCTGGATGATATCTTAATCCATAGTAATTATCGGTTCTCCATTTCTTTTTATTCAATTTTTTTTCATTAAATTCATCTTGAAAAGTTAAGTTCCAACCTTTTTTTTCAATTTTATTATTTATATTTGAAAATCTTTTTGAATTAAATGATAACAATAAGAAAAGTCTAATTTTTAATAGGAAATTAATGAAGAAATCTTTTATAAGCCACATGTGTTAACGAAAAATAGTTTTGTTCAAAGTGGAGGATATCGGAGTCGAACCGATGACCTTCTGCGTGCAAGGCAGACGCTCTTGCCATCTGAGCTAATCCCCCATTTGTTTAAATACAAATATAAATATAAAGAAATATTATTTTTTTTAAATTATACCCGCTAATTTTTTTAATCTTTTTTTGTAAGTTTCAGAAATATTAACTCTACTATCTATTTTACTTACGATAAATGGATTTTTATCTAATTGTTTTCCAAATATCTCAGATTCTCTTTCTCTTCTTGTAATATGACCTTTATGTGTGACATTTGTGGTCAAAATTCTTTCTTTAGCTTCTTCGTATTTACCTTTTTTGACTAATTGTATAAAATCAGTACTTCTAAAGCCACTTCGTCCCATATTGAAAGCCATAGAAACCATAGCATCATACATATCTTGGTCTATATAAAATTCAATATCTTTATCTTTCCAAGTTTTAAAAACATCATTTACAGCATCTTCAGCTATCTTTAAATCTTGTTTAAATAATTCTTCAGCTCTTTTTCTGGAAATAACATCCCCCACTTTATATTGAGAAAAGCTTTTTCTTTCAGCATGCCCCCAACCAATAGTTATTGATTTATCTTTAATGTCATATGCAGTTAAAACAGGTTCTCCAGTCTCACCATATTCACCTTCTTCTTTTTTTAACAATAACTTTCCTTTTTCAGATGTTTTTTTTGGAATAGAAAATAATTTATTTTTTTTAATGATTTTATTGGCTGACTTTAAATCGTTTTTCAAAAGAGAAATTTCTCCTTTTAGTTCAGGTGCATTTTTTTCTGAATAATCAAATAATTGTGAATAACCTATAATTCCAATTAAGGAGATAAAGAAATATTTTAATAGTTTATATTTAATTTTTTTAGGAACTTTTTTAAACATTTTAAAAAGTATATCTAAATAAGTTTTGGCTTGTTCTATTGTTTTGATATTTTTTGTAGATTTTTTTATTTTTTCATTTGTTAAATCCCATTCAAATGTTGGAGAAGACTTATCTAAATCTTCTTGAATTAAATAAGAAAAAACTTCATTTAAATTTTTTTCTATTTCTATAATTTGAATTTCTTTAATCATAATAATAAATATTTAAAAAAAAAAAGAAGACCATCTATAGTAGCGACAATTTAGATGGTCTTTTATGGCCTTAACCATAACGGTCCTAAACCGTATTTCTTTTTAAAAACCTTGTTCATTGAACCAATTAAAATCATCCATTGGCTCTTCTTTAGTTTTTACTTCTAATTCTTCTAACTCTAAAATTTCATCTTCCATATTAGTTTTTTTATTTATCAAGGATATTCAAAAGTAACATCAATTGAATTATAACTATCACTTACTGAAATTTCTACTGGAAACATTGCTTTACTTCCAGTGTCTTCATTTATATTTATTTTAAAACCTTCAAATGTATCTCCATGACTTATGCCTTCTTTGAAGTCGATTACTCTATTCATTTCTTCTAAATCTTGTAATTTTTCTCTCCAAATTTGAGCATTTAAAGTTATTTTATATATAATAGGCTTAAAGTTGGTAATTCCATAAGACTTTTCTTCTATATCCAATCCCCACTCTACAGTTGCTTTGCTTGTTGAGTCAAAATAATCATCTTTACCTAAAATTTTACTTAAATATAACTCTAAAGAAACGTCTTTAGTTGTATATCTATTTTCATTAGAATTTAAAGCTTCTCTTATTATTTTTCTAATTTCTTGTTTTTTCATTTTTCTGGGAAGTTTTTATATTATATAAATATATTTTTTTTTTTATTTATTATATAAAAATATTATATTTGTGAAAAAAAATAAACTTATGAAAACATTAAAAGAAAAAATCAATTCGGACTTTATGGTAGCATTTAAAAATAAGGAAATGGACAAAAAAAACTTCCTTGGATTAATTAAAGGTGAAATACAATTGCAAGAAGCTAGAGGGATTGAATCTATAGATAAAAACGTTTTAGTTATTTTAAAGAGATTAGAAAAATCATTAATTCAAAATGGTGATGAAAATTCAAAAAAAGAATTAGAATACCTATCTCCTTATATGCCTAAAATGATGTCTGAAGATGAAATTAGAAATATTATTATTAATCTAAAAGAAAATGGGATGAATAATTTAGGACAAATTATGGGTGAATTCAACAAAAGTTATAAGGGCAAAGCTGATAATAAATTAGTATCACAAGTAGCTAAAGAAATCTTAAAATAATATTTACAAAAAGTGTTTTATATATTAAAACACTTTTTTTTTTAAAAAATATTATTTTCTTGAGCTTTTATGAAATCGGCTGTATAATCAAAAGCTTTACTCCCATATCTATTAGAAATATCGTTTAAAGAACCTTTTATAAACCAATTTTCTGGAAAGTTTTTATTTAACATTCTAAAAGAATTTTTTGTGAACCCAGGAATTGGAAACCAAGCTCCTTTTTCTTTACCACTAGTCCCACTTTGAGATTTATAAAACAAAACAACATCTCCACTTTTATAACCTATTTCACAAATTAACCTACCCAGAAATTCATTTATAGACAAAATTTGAATATCACTTATATTTTCCAGAAAGTTTGTGTCTAATTTTTTACCCACACTTTTTAATTCATTCAGTTTATTAAATATACTTTCATAAGAACCTTCTATTTTATAGTTTGAGATAATAGTTGATTCTCTATGTTGTTCATTTAATATTTTTTGAATTTCTTTCCTTATGAATTTCATATTTATCCATTTATTTATTATAAATATAAAAATTTTTTGTAATAATTTATAAAAAAATACGTTTAATAAATATAAGATTCATTTTAAACAGAAAAATATGAAAGGGCAAAAAGAAATTAGAAAAGAAAAAAGAGAAGAATGTACTAAGTTTTTTAAAGAAAAAGAAAGAAAGGCTAAAAAGATATTTTTTGAATGTTTTACTGGATTGGTTTTATCTAGTTTTATATTTTTATTTTTAGAAAACATTTTTACTAACCAAAAAATGTATGAAGTAGCTTTTTATGTTTCAGGATTTTTTGTAGCTTTATTTTCTTTTTTGACCATTAAATGGATAAGAGGTATTATTTTTCAGAAAAGAATGCAAGTAGTTTCTAGAATATTATTTGATTCTATGGAAAGAGAGTTGGAAAAGTTTGATTAAAAAATAAAATAAAAAAAGCTCAACAATCGTTGAGCTTTTTTTTTATTATAACATTTGATTTTTATAATTTTTTAAGATTTTCAATTAATGAATTTGCTTTATTTTTCAATTCTTTAACTTTATCTAATCTTTCCACTTCTGCTCTTACACTTTCAGCTAATCCTCTACCTTTTAAGTCTTCAGATGCTCCTTTAACTAAATTTTGTAACAATTCAACCCATTTACTATCAGGTTTTGCATCTACAGCGATTATTGCATATGAATTTTGTCTAGGATAAAATTTAATTAATGGTTCTTTTTTGAAAATTGCATTTCCTTTTGCTAATAAAGCTTCAGCTATTTTGTCACATTGTTTCAAAAGGCTATCTTTTTGTGGTTGAGACATTTTATCATGAGCATTAACCATCTCTTTTATTTTATCGCACATTTTAACTTTGGCTTCTTCTTTGTTTTCTGATTTAGAAAACCAATCCATAATACCTTCTTCAATATTTTCTTCTTCACCTTCTTCTGAAACAGCTAAAACTTCTTCTTCGTTCATATTGTCTTCTTCTTCTTTTTCTTTTTCAGTTGAAGTTGCTAATACTTCTTCAGTAACTTGGTTTGCATCAGTTTCTTCGTGTGATGGTGCTTCTGGCATTTCTTTTTCTCCAGAAGAATCCTCTTCTTCAGTAACTTCTTCTTCCATAGAGTAATTTTCATTTAATTCTCTTTGAATTCTAGCTTTTTCTTCTTTTAGAGCTTTTATTTTTAAAAATCTATCAGCTTCTTCTTTGATGATTTGTTGTAATTCTGCTTTGCTAATTTTCATTTTTTTTTTAAAATTTGAATTGTTTTATAGTAATAAATATAATTAAAAAATAAAAAAATGTAATATTTTTTGAATGAATACGTTATATAATTAAGAATTTATAGTTTTTGTTTTAACTTATTTATAAAATTAATAATATGAAAGTTTATTTTTTTGAAATATTAATACCTAAAGAAATTGAAGAATCAAAAGAATTTAATCGTGTAGTTGATATTTTTATTTCTTTAGCCAAAAAATATTATGATGGTTATTCAATTGAAAAAAAGTTGTTTATTACACATCAAGAATTTGACAATATTGAAAAAGGTATCATTTTTTGTGAAGACTTTTTTTATGGAAAATTTAATGAATTTTTAGAGTATTTGTCTTCAAAATTTATAGGAATTAAATACAAGGTAGAGGATATCACTTTAGAAGTAAAGTTAGATATATGTGAAAATGAAGTGTTTATTGATTTATTTAAGGATGAAAAATCTGATTTCAATAATATATGTAATTTAGATGATTATATAAATACTTATTTAACTTATGATGATGTTTTATTGAAGATACACAGAAAAGGAATGAATAGTTTATGTGAATTTGAAAAAAATGTTTTAGATAAATATTGTAATAGTTTATAAAATTATAGATTTTGGAAAAAGTTCTTTAACAGATTTAGAAAATAAAATATTAACTTCATAAACAAAAAAAAGGTCTAAATTTATAGACCTTTTTTTATTGTTTAAAGTTGTAATTATGTTTTATCTAGAATGTCCTGTAACTTTACCTACACCAGTATTTACTTTAAAAGGAAGAGTATCTCCAACAGGTCTAATAACAGTAATGTTAAAGTTGTGGAATCCAGCTAAAGCCATAAAGTTTTCTTTTGTAAAAGGGAAAGAATCATCTGATTGCATTGGTTTAATTTTTTTGATTTCACCATCAGAAAATCTATCTAAAATAGCTTCAACTTTTTTATAGCCTTCAGGGTTTTTTTCTTTGGCTTTATCTAATTCAGATACTAATTTCTCAATTTTTGGATACCCACTAGTCATTGCATATTTAACTTTACCAAGCAACCCCTCCTCAATCTCTAAAGATTCTCCATATTCTTCAAGACTCTCTTTAATTAAAGATAATTCTTCCATTAATTGCTTAGTTTTTTCAGTTTTAACTAAATTTTCTTTATAGTTTACAACTGCTTTTTTCGCTTCAGTTAAAATTAAGTTTTTTAACTCTTTTTTAGTATAAGTTTCTTTTAAGTCGATGTTACTACCATCAATTTCTATTCCAGCAGCAATTCTTTCTGTTGGTTCTTTTGCATCTTCTTCAGGCATTCTTTCATGAACATCAGCTTTTGCTTGACCAGAAGTGTGAGTTTTACCTCCTTTACTCTCTCCAGCTGCCACATAAGTTTTAGCTTTTTCGTCTACCAATTTATCTTCTGAATTCATTTTTAAATCATTAATTCTTTCATCAAAAGGGCCAGAAGCTTCAGTACCTTGATTGTCTTTTTTAGAAGTGAAATTAGCTTTTGCTTGACCAGCAGTATGACTATCACCTCCTTTTTTAGCTCCAGCATCAACTTTAACTGCTACAGCAGATTTCTCATCAGAACCTCCTTTATCATCTTGAGAGTTCATTTTTGGCATTTTTTGTTCTTCTCCTTCTTTTTCAACTTTTTTAGAAGTGTCTTTGTAAGTTAAAGCTTTTTCAGAATCACCTAACTCATCATTTGAATTCATATCAACGTCAAATACATCAATAGAATCAGTAACAGCATCAGATTCTTGAATCATAGCACTTTTGATATTTTTAGCTTCCGCTCTAATCATATCTATAAGTTCTTGTTTGCTAATTTTCATTTTTCTTATTTTTTTTAAATTTATTATTTATTCTAATAACTATAAATATAAACAAAAAAGAAAAAATCGTTTTGTTAAAAACTATTTTAAATTTGCTTAAAAATAAAAAAATACTTATATTTGTGAAAAATATATATATATGAAAAATTTAGGAGAATTTATTGGAAACTTTACAGTTGAAGATGAATATAATGATAAGAAATTTATAGTTTATTTTTATGAAAATG